CACCGGTAGGAGATCCAGAGAATGTTATAAAACTCCCTCCAGATGATCCTATTCCACCAGATCCCACAAAAAGCGAACCTAAAGAAAAAGAAGGTGAGAAAGATTTTGAAGAGGTAAAAGATTATAATCCTAAAAAGGGGAAAGGAACTTTTAATCCAGGAGAAATTTTAAGACCTGGTGAATTGGGTGATACCGGAGGAGATGATGGGATCGAAGATAAGAAACCTACTGCAGAAGAGATCGCAGAGACATGGGATCAATGGACTAAGAGTGCTAATCCTGGGAATGCACCAGCATCTATTAAAAGAGCATTACAAAGATTAAAAGCACCAGTAATTGACTGGAAGAGTGCTTTAGAAAGATACATTGACGAAGCTATAAGTAAAACTAAATACGATCTACCAGCTAGGAGATTCTTAGCTCAAGGAGAAGCACAGTACGGATATAAAAATTACAAAGAGGATTTTGAAAATATAGTAGTTGCTATTGATACTTCCGGATCTATTAATAGAACCATGATCGAGCAGTTTCTTTCAGAAGTTATTGCGATAGGCGAGGCATATAATCCACAGAAAACTATTATCCTATATTGTGATACCCAAGTTTATGAACCAGATATTATAGAGCCGGGAGAAAAACCAGATTTCAGTAAAATAGCTGGTGGCGGTGGTACTAATTTCTGGCCTCCTTTTAAATGGGTAGAGAAGAATATGTTGGATCAAGGAGAAACCCCAACTGTATTTATATACTTTACAGATGGTGAAGCTACGTTTCCAAAGGAAACCGATTACTCTATAGAAACATATGCAGATAGATGTATTTGGGTATTCCTAACTTTTAATTCTGAGCCTTATCCTAACGATCAGCCTTTTGGAGAAAGAATAGACATTGCGTTGGCAAATAAATCTATCACTAGAATATAAAGGTATAAAAGATATATAGAACAAATAAGAAAAAATAAACAAAATGAAAAGAATCGCTAACTTTAACGAATTTGTTAATGAAGGATATCTAGAAAAAATAGGAGCAACCATATCCAAATGGGCATCTTCTATTAAAAATGCTATCAAAAAAGGTATAGCAAGATTGATACCATCAGGACCTAAAAAGGGATTACCCGTTTATATGCTTTTCTCTGGTGATGATGGATCAATCTCAAGCCAGGTGGAAAAATTTTATGCTGGATCTGAATACGGTAAAATGAATAATCTAAACGATCCTTCTACAGTAACTGAAGCTAAGGTTCCTCTTAGCTATCCTATAGAAGATGACGTAATAGATTCATCAGAGAAACAAATTAAAGCAGACATTAAGAGAAATCTAAGAGTTATTCTTAAAGCTGCTGAAGCCGGAGATCAAAAAGCGGTTTTTGATGTTAAACCTTACTTTATCTTTGGTGCACCAGGTATTGGTAAAACCCAGATAGTTGCACAGGTTTGCGATGAGCTAGGACAGGAATTATATGGAGCACCATTAAATCTATATAACGTAGACGGTGAAAATGCAGAACCAGTTGACTTCACTGGGGTTCCTAAAGTTATTGATGTAGAAGAGCCAAGTGAGGAATCTCCATTCGGTAGAGGTGTTACAAGATCTAATATCTCGGTTGATCAGCTTCCATTTGATAATGGTCCTGGTGACAGGGGAGGAATCATATTTATTGATGAATTAAACAGGATGCCAGAGCAGGTTATAAAGATATTTATGAAATTAGCTCAAAGCAGAAGATTAGGTCAATCTTATAACATCCCTTCTAGATGGTATATCGTTGCAGCTGGAAACAGAAAAGAAGATGATCCTAGAAACGTAAAAGAACTTGGTACAGCTTTAAGAGATCGTTTCGAAGTTGTTAACTACGTACCTACACCTAAAGGATGGAGATCATTTATCGAAGGAGGTAGATTGAAAGATGTAGTTATCCCAGAATTAATGGACTTTATTGATTTCGATTCTGAATGGTTCCATAACTTAGATCCTGCTGTTAAGAAAACTAAATATCCAACTCCTAGAGCTTGGGTAGATGCTTCTTTTGCATTAAAAAGAGCAATTGATGAATTAAAGGCAGAGGCTCAGGCAAAAGGAAAAGATTTAGTTACTTTACCTGATGAAGTTATAATAAGAGAATTCACTAAATCTGTTGGTAAAGATGCAGCGGTAGCTTTCTTAAATTTCTATAAGGTTGCTAAGGATATTCCTGTTAAGGATTTAGCTTTACCTTTTACTGATCCAGAAAAAGCTCCTCTTCCAACCGATAAAGGAAAAAATAGACCAGATTACGCTCACGCTCTTTTCTCTGCAGTTCTTAGAAAAAGCACAGAGATGAAGCTTACATCAGCTGAGGTTTGTAATTACGCAACTTGGTTAAGAAGAGTGAATGATCCAGAATGGGGAGCTTCTTGTATAGCTTCTTTAATGGCATTGCATCCTTATTTAAAGAAAGATACACCTTCTGTAAAATGTATAGCTCCATTGGCAGATCAATGGTCAGCAGATTTAGGAATGGACGTAGCTTCTTAATAATGAAAAAATACACAGATATAGTTAAGGAAGGTCATACCAAAAAGTATGACCTTTCTAATAGTATGAAGATTCTAGAGGATGCAATAAGAAATATAAAATCCGTGAAGGAAGAATTTTCAAAAATGGAGGATATAGATCTATCTGAATTAGAGGAAGGATGGAATTTAATAGATAGATACTATGGCAACGCTGTTAGAGGAGAAATATTTAAAAGAAGAAAAAATAAATATATACCTAATACATCAGCAGTATTTCCAAAAAAAGGTGATAGCTAAAATATGAAACACATTAAATTATACGAAAATTTCCTAAATGAAGATGGGTACGGAAGAGACTACTTCGTAAAAGAAAAAGACGGAAAGGTCTATAGGTACTTTTTTAAAATAGAAGGTGAAGAAGAAGATCTTGGTTTTATTCTAGAGATTGGAAAGCTTTCTAGAAATATAACAATAGAATCCGCAGAAAATAGTTATGCTGTTTTATCTATCCAGCCTATAAGTATAGCTGCAATGGACGATTATCTTGTTAAAGATTCAGACTTTAAATCTAGAGAAGATGAAATGTTTGAACTGACTGATTCAGAGTTAATGAGAACATATAAGATAGTAGGTGAAGCAATAAAAGATTACTTAGAAAATAACCCTAAGGTTTCTATTATTTATGATGAGATGCCTTTAAATATAGAGATGGATTTTGACGAATACAAAAACAGAATTAAAAGTTTAATGTCGTCTTGGTCTTACGAAAAATGGAGTTTACAAGAAGCTTCAGCAAATAGAACCTTAATGTATTCTAGAAGAGATCATGATTAATAATATTCTTTCATACGAAGAATTTATAAACGAATCAAGGATTCCTATAGCTTGGGCTAAACCTTCTACTACCGCTATAAAGGTACTTTCTTTTATAGGGGAAAAAGAAAAGGTAACCAAAAAAGAGCTTATGGAATTCTTAGATAGTATACCTGAAGATGCTTCTGGTAAAAAACCCACTATGAGTTGGGTTAGAGGCCAGAAGAAGTACATAAAATATAAGGTACAAGAAGACGAAGCTAATTATTTTTCTTTAACACCTCTAGGAAGAAGGGTATTAAGAGTGTCTAACCTTAGCGAAAACTCTATATAATTTCACTGAACCCTTTATTAACGTCTAATTTTGAAACATTTTGGTATGTTTGTGGTAGAATAATAAAATATTAAAGAATGGAAAATTACAACAAAATTCAAAGTTTGGTAGAGAGCATGGCTAAAGATGTCGAAGCATTCTACGTAAAAGGTAACAAGTCAGCAGGAACAAGAGTTCGCACTGCTTGCCAAGACCTTAAAAAATTATCTCAAGAGCTACGTGTTAACGTTCAGGAAACTAAAAACACTAAAGCATAAGTAATGGGATATTATCTTTGTAAAGTTAGTTTTTTTACCGGTGAGGTTTCTAAAACAACCGGAAAAGCCAAAGCATCAAAATCTGAGATTTTGGTAGAGGCTGAAAGCGTTACTGAGGCTGAAGCGAATCTTCATAAGCATTTAAGTGGAGATATTTCTTCTGCACATTTAGACTTTGAAGTTACATCCGTATCACAATCTAAAATTGAGTCGGTTGTACATTTAAAATCTTAATTCTATTTGTCATAAAACAAAAACTCCCGATAGGAATATATACTATTGGGAGTTTTTGTTTGCTCCCTAATCAATATGACAAAAAAGAAAAGAAAATCAGCAGAGACTAGTTCTTACGAACCGCCGGTATCTCCAGTAAAAATACCTAAGGGAGATACAGGATTCAAAACTGTCAAAGATCATTACAGAAGGTTTATCTGGTCTTGGAAGGATTTCCTGGGTAAAAAACCAAAATTTCCAAAGGACTAAAATGTATTTTGGAAAAAAGTTTTGTAAAAATTGTAACTCTGAATTAAAAATCCAGAACAAAAGAGACGTTATTCGTAAAAATTTTTGCTCCCGAACGTGCAACGGGATTTTCAACGGAAAGAAAAGATTGGAGGATACAGATTTTAAAATAAGGTTTATTGAATCTTCACAAAACAAAGAAAGTCGTTTAAAAAAAGGGCATAGGTTAGAAAAACATCCACTATGGAAGGAAAGGAAAGAGATATGTTGTATATTTTGTGGTTCGGTATTTAAAGTAAGAGAAAATTCTAAAAGAAAATACTGCAGTAAGGAATGTTCTTTGAAAAAAATACATACCGATTTAGCTGGAAAAAATAGGATTGATAGAATTAAACATGAATGTATTATATGTAACAAAATCTTTGAAAGATCAAAAAATTATAAATCACCAGCTAAATATTGTTCTAGAAAATGCCATTGTATAGGGATAGTAAAATTTTCTAATAAAGTATCAACTAATATTGAAAAAATTATAGAGGAGATTTTAATTAGCCTAGATATAAAATATCAAACACAGTATCCGATAGAAAACATATCAGTATCTGATTTTAAGATAGATAATTTATTAATATTTGCTGACGGGGATTATTGGCACAATTTACCCGGGAGGAGGGATAAGGATATAATACAAACTAGTAAATTGAAAAAATTGGGATATATAGTTATTAGGTTCGATGGCAGTTTGATAGAGAAAGAACCCCATGTAGTGAAAGAAAAAATAATGGAGCTATTATGATTAACGAAAAATCGGTTTCTAAAAGTCAACAAAGATTAATGGGTCAGGTTTACGGAGTTCGTAAATTTATGGACTCTGACGGTAAAGAGGGGTTAGATCCTAAGGATGTTAATCCTGAATACAGAGATAAGATAGTTAGTATGGCTAAAGAATGGGATAAAAAGAAATCCTTAAAAGCATACGCATCTACAAAGCATAAAAAATTACCAGAGGTGAAGGAGGATTACATGGGAGAAGAAGAAGTTCCTACCATTTATACATACCTTAAACCAGAATCAAATAAACCAAGTAAAAAATCACCCTCAGCTAAAATGCAAAACCTAGCTGACTATAGAGAATTTACTTCAAGAAAAAATAAATAATCATTATGAAAGAAGAATTAAACGAAGATTGCGGATGTGGATCTACTACAGACAACATCAGAAGTTATGCTGGATCAAGCACCCCTAGATACTCACAGGATCCTTTAGTTGGCAAAAGAGTTTCTTTAGTTGACGGTAGAAGTGGAATGGTTGATGATTCAATCAGAAATAACACAGGAGAGGTGATTGGGTATGTTATAGAAGGGGATAGAGGATCTTATAGAGTATTTAAAAATAAGATCTCTGACGTTCTAAGTGAGAGTGGCGGAGCACTTGCTAGTCTTCCGTCAACTCCCGGTATGGGAAACGTAGTTCCACCTACTCCTGGGAAAGAGGGATCAGGTGATCAATTTCCTTCCCTTTCAGTTGGAACACCAGCAGCGAAAGGAAAGAAGAAAAAGAAAATGACTGACTTTGCTGGAACTACCGGATCTGTTGAAAAAACTACAACTGTTAGAACTCCAAACCCTTTGGATATTTCGTTGATGGATTTTAAAACATTCGTTACAAATAGCAAGAAGAATCAACCCAAATAAGAAATATTGACATAAAAATTCAAATCCAAGTGACAAAATCACTTGGATTTTTTGTTTTATATTGGTCGGTATTTAATTTGATATATTAGAGCTAAAAATAAAAACATGTTTAAAGAATTAGAAAAAGAACTACCATTCCTAATTAAAAATTTAGGAAAAACATTAACTGGGTATTCCATCAAAGAGGGTGTAATGTTGATAGAAGTTCCTGGGTTCTCTAAGGAAGATTTAAAAATTAGCTTGGACGGATATATCGTCCATGTTAAAGGTAAAAAAGAAATCTTAGGTGAAACCTATGAAATCGATAGTAAATTCATTCTACCTGCTGGATCTTTAAATTCAGATGATCCAATTACTGCAAAGGTTGAAAACGGTCTTTTGTTTATCAATTTAAAAAAATCTAAAAGAGCTAAACAAACTACTGTAGATATTTCTTAATTTAGCACCATGGCTAAATATGATATTATACAGGAAAGATATTCGGACGATCCTTGGAAAGTCCTTATATGTTGTATACTCTTAAATCAAACAAACAACAAACAGGTTAGGCCGCTTATAGAAGATTTTTTCATAAAGTGGCCTAACTCTTTTTCTGTCATACCAGAAGACAAAGATATCATTTCGAACTTTATAAAACCTACAGGTTTTCAAAATATAAAGGCGGACAGAATAATAAAGTTCTCTAATGAGTGGGCAAAGGGAAATAGGGATCCGCAAAAGCTTCCTGGTATAGGAGATTACGGAAGAGAGGCATGGAGGATATTTATTGATAAGAACACCAGTTTTATACCAAGAGATAAAAAATTAAAGATGTATATTGATTCCTTGTAAATATATACATCATGAATCATCTAATAGACTTTAGCAAGTTTTTTCTTGTCAATGAAAAAATAACACCAATAACATCAAATTGGTTTATAATAAATAACGAAAGCTCTTTTGATAAAAAAGAGGAGGGAGGATATCTGATATTTAATCAGAAGGGTAATTTCACAATGCTCTATTTGAAAAAGGGATCTGAAGGTGAAGAAGCAAGACTTGAGTTCTATCCTTCTAAAAATTTCTCTCCTGATAAAAAAAGTATGTGTGAGGTTAAAATAACCACAAGAGAGGGAAAAGACCGAGCAAAAAAATCTTTTGAATTTATAACTATCGATAATGTATTGGAGATACTATCGGTATTTTTAGATTATTCAGACTTAGAGAAAGCACCTAAAGAAAGTTCTGATGTATTTGTAATGGGAGCTTCTAAAGCTATGAAAGAGGTTTTAGAATCTGATTCTTCTGATCAATTGCCTTCAACTTATAAAGCTTTTGTAAGTTACCTAAAGCAAATTTCTAAAAAGAGTAACCAAGAAATAGAATCTAAAACTTCCACAGATTCTAGAGAATTGGAAGATATACTTCTAAAATTTATTACATTCTTTAAGAAGGATCTATAGGATCTTTTTTATCCTTCTCGAATATCTCCCCAAATCTTTTTGGTACCAGGTCTATTTTATTTTTTGATATCTTTTTAAGAGACGTCATTAATGCTAGGTATCCGATAGAACTTCCCGGTATAGGAGATGCTAAAATTATTGCTACTAGAGGAGCTATTTTAGGAACATCTAAGAGATCTTTAAGAGCTTTTGAAACTTCCTCTGAAGTTGGTTCTCCTTTTCCCCCATTAAATTTGGATGTTAATAGAGAGCTTAAAACTGAGGACGAATTTTTTATGTCGCCAAACTCATTTTTCCAAGCTTGTACGATCTTCTTGTGAAGTTCCAATTTTATAGGATTTTTTGTGGGTATTTTAAGATGATAGACTGTCTTTCTTCTTAAGTTCCGACAAAAAGTTTTTCCATACTTGCATTCCCTCTTTTATACCAGGTTTAGGAAATTTATGGAACTCTGCTCTTTGTGACATAATGTAAGAAGCTATTATAGCATCCTTAACCTCTATCTCATTCTTGTTTAGCATTTCTTGTAATCTACGAACCGATTTTAATGCCTCATCTTTATTAACGAACCTGAGACCCTTGGGATATTTGGAAACCCTGTCAAATGGATTTAGGTCGTTTAGATAAACCTGTTCGAATAATTTATAGGTTAGAATATTTTTCACGTATTATATATTCTTTCTTGAAACCTCTATCACTTATTGGTGTAAGATTGTTATGATAATTGATATAGAAACCGCAGGATCTAATTTAATCGTTTCTCATTATACAAAAGATGGTGATGTAGATTATCTTAAATTACAAGTTCCTAAATCTCAGCAATTCGTGTGGCAAAAAACCACAGCTTCTGATAAATCAAGAGACAAGGAATGGCTTTCGTGGGACGGAGCTCCAATTAAAAAAGTTCAGACTTATAAATTAGATCGATACAGAGTTACTGAGATTCTGGCATCTTTTGACAAAGAAATAACCAGTCCCCTTTGGGAATATCAAACTCCTAAAAAATATTTCGTCGATATAGAGGTTGAGATCACGGATAATAGAGCGGATTCTTTAGATACAGAAAACGCTAAGAATAGAATCCTCTCAATAGGTATGGCATCCTCGCAAGGAAAAATACTTGTTATAGGATTAGAGGATATGGATTCTGAAAGGATCTTAAAAATTGAGAAGAGAATAAAAGAGCACTTTAAGGGACAGAAGGGCGAATGGACTTTTAATTACAGAAAATTTGAAAGCGAATTTGATATGCTTTACACATTTCTGGCTAAATTGATCCATAAGATGCCTTTAGTCACTGGATGGAACTGGTTTGGATATGACTGGCCTTATATAATCAACAGATGTAAAAGACTTGGTATAGATCCGAAGATAGCTTCTCCTAGTGGAACTCTTCTAGGGAAAAATCAAATACCTATGCACATTCTTATGGTCGATTATCTGGACATCTATAAGAAATGGGACAGGGTTATTAAAATCAGAGAATCCAATTCTTTGGATTATGTTGCAAATCAGGCGATAGGTATAAAGAAAATACATTACCAAGGAACACTGAAGGATTTATATGAATCTGACTTCGACACTTTTATTTTCTATAATGCTATTGACTGTGGTCTGGTTCATTACATAGACCAAAGACTTGATACAATATCTACATTTTTTAAGATCGCAGAAGTAAGTGGAGTGGAGATTAACAGAGCCCTTTCGCCTGTTTGGACCACTGAGGTACTTATGTTAAAGAAATTCTTAGACCGAAAAAGAGTTATTATAAGTGAGAGAAAAGAAGAGACACATGTTAAATTCGAAGGTGCTTATGTTAAGAAGCCTGAGAAAGGATTATACGAATGGATAGCATGTTTTGACTTTGCTTCTCTATATCCTAATACCATGATGCAATGGGGGATTTCACCAGAAATTTATATTGGTAAAAATTTAAAGGAAATACCAGAAGGAGCTATTAAAACTTCATCGGGTGCAGTATTCTACAGTAAAGAAGGAAAGGAGCCAATGTTGAGAGAGATTCTACAAGACCTTTATTCTCAGAGAAAAGCTACAAAGAAAAAATACTTTGAATGTGAAAAGGAAATTGAAAAAATTAAAAAAGCAATAAAATCAAAATCATAAATTATGGAAGAAAAAACGGAAGAAAAAGAAATCAGGGATCTTCTTGATCTACTTAAAAATTATTGGGATTTTAATGGTGGATTCCAGCCAGAAGAAATAGTTTTAAGAATGAGAGAAGAAAATAAAACCGATGAAGAAATTATTACAGTATTAAAAAAATTACTTTAAAATAAAAAAATGGCAAACATAGACAACGAATGTAAAGATCTAGAGATTAAAGATTTCTATGAAGAATCAACATCTCACCTTGCAGACATCATGGACCACCAAAAAAGAATGCAAGAAGAAACTTATGGAATTAAGTTTAATGAAATGACCATCAGTGACATCATGAAATTCTGGCATGTTAACACTCATGCAGTTATCGATGAGATCCATGAAATGACTGATGCTCTGGGAGGTATTAAAGACGGAAGTGGTAATGCAGTATGGAAATACTGGAAGAAAGACCACAAGAAATATGAGAATATGAAAATTTCAGATCTTTCTGAAAATGACAAGAAGGAACTCTTCATGGAATGGATAGATATCCTACATTTCTTTATTAACTATGCAGCTTCTATTGGATTAGATGCTAAAACGGTTTATAATTATTATTTCGCAAAAGCAGAGGAAAACAAACAAAGACAAGAAAGAGGATACTAAAAAAAAATTATATGGAAAAAATTCTGACACCAAATTCAAAAAGATTCTCATTACTTCCAGTTCAGCATTCTGATATCTGGAAAATGTATAAAACTGCAGAGGCTTCATTCTGGACCGCAGAGGAGATAGATTTAGCACAAGACGTAACTCACTGGAGAGAGAAATTAAATGATAACGAGAGGTACTTCATAAAGCACGTATTAGCCTTTTTTAACAACTCTGACGGCATAGTCAATGAAAACCTTGCCTCTAACTTTTTTAATCAGGTACAGTATCCAGAAGCACGTTGTTTCTATGGATTTCAACTCATGATGGAGAACATTCATGGCGAAACATATTCTCTTTTAATTGACACTTATATTACTGACGAAGAAGAGAAAGAACATCTTTTTAATGCTATTGAAACGGTTCCTTCAGTAAAAAGAAAAGCTGATTGGGCTTTTAAATGGATTGAAAACGGATCTTTTGCAGAGAGGTTAATAGCTTTCGCAGCAGTTGAAGGAATATTCTTTTCTGGATCATTTTGTTCTATTTTCTGGCTTAAGAAAAGAGGTCTTATGCCAGGCCTTTCATTCTCTAATGAACTAATATCTAGAGACGAGGGATTACATTGTGATTTTGCTTGTTTACTTTACACTAAACACATTAAAGATAAACTTCCAGAAGAAACCATTAAACAAGTAATTAATGAAGCTGTAGAGATCGAAAAAGAGTTTGTTACTGCTTCTTTACCTGTTAGATTAATCGGTATGAATTCTGATCTTATGTGTCAGTATATAGAATTCGTTGCAGACAGATTGTTAATTTCTCTTGGATGTTCTAAAATGTACGAATCTAAATGTCCTTTCGATTTCATGACCAATATTGCTTTAGAAAATAAAGGAAACTTCTTTGAAGGTAGAGTGGGTTCATATCAGAAATCTGGCGTTATGGATAGCGCAAAAGAAGGAAATAGTAGTAGTAAAGAATTCACTATGAACGCGGATTTTTAATTTTATAGTAGATTAATCTATCCTGATATATAAATAAAAATATTAGAAGTGTCTCAAAAAAGCAGAACCCAATTAAAGTCTATTTTTGCGCAAGGAGTTATTCCTTCTCAACAAGACTTCTCAGATTTTATCGATAGTACATGGAATATTTCGGATGATGGATCAGTATCAGGAACAACCGGAGCAGCTGGAGCAACTGGAGCAACTGGTCCATTTTTGGGCGGTGATTTTGGAGAATTATATTCTGACATATCAGTAGGGTCTTTTTCACAAACAATTCTTTCTGGATCTAACTGGAAATGGAATACAGGGGTTGCTGGTGAATATAATGCGACTACTGTTACTAGCGGGAATGGATCTTCTATTAGCGCTTCATTTACTATTTCTAATACTGGAACGTACAGCATAGGAGTTTCTGCTAATGTTATAACGACATTTACTAATGCACTAGATATAGCTAATCCACTTTACGTTTATATACTAGTAAACTCTTCGGTTAATTCTAAATTATTTTTCCCCCTAACTTACCAGAACGCATCTTGGAATGGTTATTATACTTTTTCTACTGGTGATTTATTAGAATTAAGATTCACAAATGCAACATCGTCTGATTGTTTGCTTGAAACTGGTTCCCTTTACTTTAATATTTTACAAATCAAGTAAATTATTTTTTAAAAACATAGAAACCGTAGGATAAAAAGTCGGTAAAACAAAAATATAAAAAACAAAATGGAAGTAATTAAAAGAGATGGCTCTAAGGAGAGAGTAAAATTAGACAAGATCCTAAACAGAGTTAAGAAGCAGTGCTATGGTCTAAATATGGATTACATAGAGCCAATGGAAATTGCTAAAAAAGTTATTCATGGATTATATGATGGAATATCTTCAGTTGAACTAGATACACTTGCGGCAGAAACTGCAGCAGCATTAACCCCAACCCATCCTGATTATTCTATTCTAGCAGCAAGGATTTCTATAACATCTCTTCATAAAACTACTCCAAAAAGTTTTTCACAGGTTATAGATCAGTTGTACAATTACATTGATCCTAAAACCGGGCAAAAGGCTCCTATGATTGCTGATGATGTTTATCAGATCATAATGGATAATTCAAAAGATATTGATTCTCAAATAATTACCGACAGAGATTTAGACTACGATTATTTTGGATATAAGACTCTAGAGAAATCTTATCTCCTTAAAATTAATGGTCATCCAGCGGAAAGACCTCAGCAGATGATAATGAGAGTCGCAATAGGTATTCACAAGAATGATCTAGCTTCCGCCTATAAAACTTATGACTTAATGAGTCAGGGATTTTTTACACATGCAACTCCAACTCTTTTTAATTCAGGAACAAGAAGACCACAATTATCTTCTTGTTTTTTAATTTCTATGCATGATGATTCAATCCAAGGGATTTATAAGACTCTATCTGATGTAGCTCAAATTTCAAAGAATGCCGGAGGTATAGGAATACACATCCATAACATTAGAGGAACTGGCGCTTACATTAAGGGAACCAATGGAAATTCTAATGGAATTGTACCTATGCTTCGAGTATTTAATGAGACCGCTAGATATGTTGATCAAGGTGGCGGAAGAAGAAAAGGATCTTTCGCAGTATATTTAGAGCCTTGGCACTGTGACGTGGAGGATTTTTTAAACCTTAGAAAAAATCACGGTAAGGAGGAATTAAGAGCAAGAGATTTATTTTTAGCTTTATGGACTCCAGATCTATTCATGGAGAGAGTTAAAGAAAATGGTAATTGGACTTTGTTCTCGCCTGATGAAGCTCCTGGTTTATCTGATGTTTATGGTGACGAGTTTAAGAATCTTTATCTTAAATATGAGTCGCAAAACAAAGGAAGAAAAATCATCAAAGCTCAAGATCTTTGGTACAAAATTATAGAAGCTCAAATAGAAACAGGAGTTCCTTATATCCTCTATAAAGATGCTGCTAATAAAAAATCAAACCAGAAAAATTTAGGAACTATTAAGTCATCAAATCTTTGCACAGAGATTATTGAATATTCAGACTCAAAAGAAACCGCAGTTTGTAATCTAGCATCTATTGCTTTGCCTAAATTTATAATTCCTGGCAAAAAACCTAAGTACGATTTTAATGCACTAAAAGATATAGCATATACATGCACATTTAATCTTAATCGTGTAATAGATGTTAACTACTATCCTACAAAAGAAACTAAGGCCTCAAATTTCAAACATCGTCCTATCGGTATAGGTGTACAAGGACTAGCAGACACTTTTGCTATAATGAAGATTGCATTCGATTCTGAAGAGGCTAAACAATTAGATAGAGACATATTCGAAACAATATACTACGGAGCTATGGAAGCTTCTGTGGATCTTGCAGAGAAAGAGGGTGCTTATGAATCATTTAACGGATCTCCTTTATCTCAAGGTCTATTCCAATTTGATCTATGGAACGAAAAACCTTCAGACCGATGGGATTGGGAATCTCTAAGAGCTAGAGTAATTAAGTCTGGTGCTAGAAATTCGCTATTACTTGCTCCTATGCCCACAGCATCTACAAGTCAAATTCTAGGAAATACCGAATGCTTTGAGCCTTTCACTTCAAACATTTATATCAGAAAAACATTATCTGGGGAATTTCCAGTAGTTAATAAACATCTTGTTAAGGATCTAGTTAAACTTGATCTATGGAGTGAATCATTAAGAGATAAGATTATTATAAATAATGGATCAATCCAAGAGATTGAAGAAATCCCTTCCGATATAAAAGCAGTATATAAAACTGCATGGGAAATGAGTCAGAAGATTATTATCGATCATGCTGCTATTAGAGCACCATTTATTTGTCAGAGTCAAAGTATGAACTTGTTTGTTCAAGATGCTAACTTTGCTAAATTATCCTCTGCCCATTTCTATTCTTGGGATAAGGGTTTAAAAACTGGTAGCTATTATATAAGAACCAAAGCAGCAACCACTGCTATTAAAGGATTAGGTATCGATGTTTCTAAATATGATACCAAAGACGAGGACCAAAATATGCTAGATCTTACTTGCAGCATAGACAATCCTGACGATTGCATTGCATGCGGATCTTAATTAAAGAAAATGAAAAACAATCCTAAGCACATTGAAAATTTCCAAAAATTTAAAAAAAATTACGGAAATATAGGTAGTGGATTATCCGCTCCTGTGGTTATTTTTGTTGGACCTCCTGGATGCGGTAAAGGAACCCAATCTGAGATGCTCTCGGATAAAATGGGATACATTCATGTTTCTACTGGAGATATTCTTAGAAAATCTAAGGATCTTGAGATTAAAGAATTAATGAAGACCGGAAAATTACTTCCCGACGATCTAGTTGGAAAAGAACTTGAATCTTTCCTTAAAAAAAATAAAGGTTCAAAGGGATTTATATTCGATGGATATCCTAGAAATTTAGCACAGAAATCAATATTGGAAAAAATATTAGATAATAATAATTTAGAGATATCCAATATTTTCTATCTAGCCGTTCCTGAAAAAATCCTTAAGGAAAGAATTAAGGAAAGAGGAAAGACTTCTGGTAGATCTGATGATAAGGATCCAGAAGTTTTCAAAGTGAGAATGGAGGAATATAACGATCAAACTCTTCCTATGATAAAAAGTATGAAGAAATATAAGACCTTCAAAGAAGTAAACGGAGAAAATAATCTAGAAGAGATCACACAGGAAATCCTTTCCAATCTTGATGAAATTTAATCAATCAACTAATCTATAATTTTAAAATACAAAATATGGCTCGCAGTAAAAGCACAGAAGTAATTAATGAATCTGTTAAACAGGAAAGGCCTTCAATATGCCTTGTAATGATCGTAAAAAATGAATCTAATGTCATCAGAAGATGTATAGATTCCGTTAGAGATTACATCAATCATTGGGTTATAGTTGATACTGGATCAACTGACGGTACTCAGCAGTTAATTAAGGATATAATGGCTGAATACAATATACCAGGGGAATTACACGAAAGACCTTGGGTAGATTTCGGTCATAATAGAACTGAAAGTTTGCAATACTCTAAAGGTAAATCTGATTACAGATTGGTAATAGATGCAGACGACGTTTTAGTTGTTGAGGAAGGAAAAAATCCTTTCCTTGATCTTACCAAGGATTCTTATAAAATTAAAATCAGATTAAACTCACTAGCTTATTATAGAACTCAATTAGTTAGAGGTGATCAAGATTGGAAATATGTTGGGGTTCTGCATGAGTACATTTCTGGCCCAACAGATGTAAGGATAGAAGAAGAATTTTTAGAGTATACAGAAATGCACGCTTCTGTTTCTGGTCATAATAGAGATATTAAAGGAAAGGAAAAATATCACAATGATGCTTTAACTTTCGAAAGAGCTCTTATTACTACACCAAAAGAAGATCTTCCGATTGATTTGGAAAGAAGATACGTTTTCTATCAAGCACAAAGTTACAGAGATGCTGGAATGTTTGAAAGATCTATAGAAGCTTACCAAAGAAGAAGCGATCTTGGAGGATGGGCGGAAGAAGTTTATATTTCTAAATATTGGATCGCTAGACAAAAACAATCTATGGGTAAGCCTGATAATGAGATTATCGACGCATATCTACAGGCTTGGGAATACAGACCTAATAGATTAGAAGCTTTATACCATCTTATCAAATTCCTAGGATCTAAGAAAAGATATGCTTTAGCTTTTGCTTTATCTAGTATCGGTATGAAAACTGGTCCTTGCTCAGATATTCTATTTGTTGAGGATGATATCTGGAAATGGAGAATGCCTGATGAATATTCAGTGTTGGCTTACTATAACGGAAATGCACAGGAAGCTTATAATACAACTGAGATCATAATCAAATCCTCTGTATTTAACACACTCCCGCCAATGGAGAAAGATAGAGTGATGAAGAACATGGATTTTTATACTAAAGCACTAAATCCAGAATCGGAAGTTAACGATCAAGTAAAAGAGGAAGTTACAGAAGCTTAAGATATATATAGCATAAAAAGCTATAAAATGAATATCTTAAGATTTGAACAATTTGTTAATGAATCATTTTCTCTTAACGAGTCAGGGATTCCTTTATACAGAGGGACTAACTTCAACCCAGAAAGAACAATAAAAAGAAATAGATTACTTCCAGAATTACAGGATCTATTAGGACAAGTTATGTCTGGTTCTATTTCAGAATTAACAGTTCTTGCTGATATACCTTCTCAAGGTAAAAATGCTCCTCAATATGTCAAAGACATGTATAAAGAAATGGGAATGTCTGGATACGGGGAAGAATCCAAAATGGATGACGATTCTCTAGAAATTGAGGATGATGTATATGATCCAGAAACAGGAGAATATAAAAAGATGGATTACGAAGAGAAAGAAAAAAACATCTTCGTAGATTCTGAATTCGTTGTTAAAGACATAGATATGACTAAAGGTGTAATCCTTGGAGTTCCTTATTCTTTAAGAAGAAAAAATATAGTTGTAGAATTAGATCCAGATACGATCGACGAAGTTTTCGTTAAGTAATGAATAATGATTTTTTAGATTTCCATTTAATAAAAATAGGCGATAATGCTTTTTTATTAGAAGAATGTAGAGATCACTTAGAAGGACTTTCAAAAAGAGAGCATCTCCATGAAAATGAGGGGATGCTTTTTCTTTTTGATGCGACTGGTGACAGATCATTCCACATGGGAGAATGTGTTATTCCGTTGGATATCATATTTTTAGAAGGCGGAAAAATAAAAAAGATCTTCCACAATTGTCCTCCGTGTAAAGGAGAAGACTGTAAAAAATATGAGTGTGAGTCTTCTGACTTAGTTATAGAGCTCTTAGGTGGTACTTGTAAAAAAAATAATATCAACGAAGGATTGATATACAGACATTTTTAAGAAACTTTTCCTTCATTCCTCTCTTAAATTTTTATGACCAGGCTTTTAAAAATTAGACTCTCTAATGAATTGCTCTGGCATGACAGCCAGATTGATATGGATCTATTTATTATAACAAGGGAATTTAATGATGAGGTCTTTGGGTGGTATAATGGAACGTATATTTCAATTTTAAAAAAATCTATAGATAATGTCTTCGAAGAAGGAAATTAAAGTATTATCAGAGAGAGATCACATTTTATTAAGACCTACAGTATATGTAGGTAGTGTTAAACCAACAGACGAAAAAGTTCCTATTATAAAAGATGGAAAATTATACGTTGAACAGAGAACAATTTCTGTAGGGATGTATAAATTATTTGATGAGGTTTTTTCAAACTCACTAGACGAAGCTAAAAGGATGGGGGGTAAGATGCAAAAGATCTCCATCAGCATAGATTCATCAAAGAATTCAGTTTCAATAAAGGATACAGGTAATGGATTCTACAAGGGAACTGAGATAAATTCAACAAGTGGAAAAAGTAATATTGAAACTGCAGTTTCTCAATTGAGAGCTGGTTCTAATTTTGAAAATGACGATGTTGAGGAGTCTTTAGTTGGAACTAATGGCATGGGAGTTAGTCTAGTCAACGTTCTTTCAAAATACTTCAGTATTGAGACTATAAACGATAAATTTTACTATTTTCAAGATTGGAAAAATTACGAAGCTAATGAGCCTCAAAAGTCTAGTAAAACTCCTGGAATGAAATCAGGAACTACTGTTGCCTTTATACCTTTATCTGAAGTTTTCGGATATTCTAAATGGGATAAAGAGGTTTTGTCTTCAATCTTGATATTAAAGTATGACCTCATTAAAAGAGATCCAGTATTAGGAAAGCTTGAGATAGAACTAAATTGGGACGGAAAGGGTATAGATCTTCAGCCGTCTTTTGTTTCTGAGGATTCTTTTAGAATCAATACTGATATAGGACAAATAACTATTTGGGAGAAGTACGAGGGATCAGGATCCCTTAGCTTTGTTAACTCCGCTTTATGTACCGGTATACACCAGAAGATAGTAAATGATTTCATAAATGAAAAGCTAGAAGATACATTAGGACATCATTTTTATGATTGCCTAATAGTTCTAAACCTTCCTCCAAAATATGTAAAATTTGGAGACCAAAATAAGACAAGATTCGTTACCACCAGAGAGGAGATAGAATCACTTTTAACCAATAAGTTTGGTTCCAAATTACAGAACTTTTTTAAGACACCTTTATACGAAAGAATACTTAAAAAAGTAGAGGAAAGAAAAAACGAAGGGTATGTAAAAAAGCTAAGAGCTGAAAAGAGAAAGGTAAATCTTAAACATTCACATAAATATTTCCCTGCTCAGAAATCTATAGCGGAAAATCTTTTTATAGTGGAGGGACTTTCTGCGATGGGGTCAATCCTACAGAAAAGAAATCCTAAGGAGGATGGGGTTTATGCTTTAAAGGGAAAGATTAAGAATTGTAAAAATCTGGGTGACCTATCTGACAACAAAGAGATCTTAGAACTTATGCACATATTAGGACTGGATCCATCTGCAAGAAATTCTGAGATCGTTGGCTACAAGAGAATAGTTATTGCTACCGATCCTGATCCTGACGGATCACATATAACTTCACTATTGATAAATCTTTTCTATAAATGGTTTCCTACCGTGGTTGTAAACAAAAGATTAAGTTCTTTAAAGATTCCACTAGTGTCAGTTGGTGATGGTAAAAAAAGAAGATATTTTTGGGACATGGACGATTTCAGATCATCGAAGCCTTCAGGTAATATAAGATATTTAAAAGGATTAGGGTCATTAGCTTTAGATGATTGGGAATGGGTTATGAAGGATAAAACTCTGATCACTATAGAGGATGGTCCGGATAGTAAAGATAAATTAGAAATGGCTTTTGGAGATTCTTCTGAATCTAGGAAGAAGTGGTTATCAAATCAAAAGTAGAAAAAGATATATAGTTTAATGATTTTGCGTCTAAAAGATTTTGTTATTGAGCAGGAGGTTAAAACTGCTGATGTTGAGGATATTAAGCCAAAGGAAATTCCGACTGGTAAGTTATCCATCAATTGGGAGAAGCCTGACCTTGCGGAGGAGATTCAGCACTATGATGATAAGGCTAAATTGGAATTTTATCAGCACAATATAACTATAGGAAATAAGGATATTGGTAAGGTTTCACCAAGATCGACCAAATTCTATAAATACATTTCTGAGCCATTTAAAAAAGGTAGATACGAAACACTACCTATCGTTTCAGAGGATAACTTCAATGTAAACGGTATACAGAATTTAATGGCTTATGAGTATGACAATATAGTTACAGGAGCATACGGAAAAGCATACGGTGACGTTCTTGTTAAAATATCAGATGATTTAAAAAAGAAAGGATCTTTAGATTTGCCTGCTCCGATAGTAGTTAGATTTATAAATTTCGGCGAAACTAGAACATCTGCGGAATCAAGCTATTATCTTTTCTCAGGAAACAGAATTGTAAATCTTGCACTCCAATACAATATACCAATAAAGGTTTGGATTATAGATTTAGTTCCATCTAGAAGGGACGTAAGAGAATTTGCTCAAAAATCTGGAATCACATCTAATCCTGAAAAATTCAGGAAGATTATAAAAAGAGCAACAGGTAAGGATAACCTAGACGATCTCAATGCAAGAGAAAGATTCAAAATTATCCAGTCTATTAAAACATTTTAATTTACATTTGTAGTATGATCTACAAAAACAGAATGGGGTATTGTTGTCTTTGCCTTTCTTTAGAGAGTGAAGGAGTTACAACAAATAGAGGAATGGTTAAAAGAACTTTTCTCGAAAAAGGATTACCTTATGTTTCTGAGTTAGTTATAAAAAACCTCGAGGGTCTTATTAAGATAATAGAGTTCAATGGAGCATCCGGGATTAAAATGTACAGGATGAGCTCAGATATGTTTCCTTGGTGTTCTGAATATGAAATAGAAGAACTACCGGGGTTCAATGAAACAATCTATCCTCTCCTTAAAATTGCAGGAGATAAAGCAAAATCATTGGATCAGAGATTAAGCTTTCACCCATCTCCCTATTGTGTTATAGCATCGGAAAGAGAAGATGTTGTAAAAAAATCCATAAAGGAACTTAATCAGCACGCACAGATAATGGATTTAATGGGTTTGGATAGAAGTCATCATTACCCAATAAATATCCACATCAATACTACTAAACCGTCAAAAGAGGAATCTTCTGATAGATTTTGTAAGATATACTCGCAGTTAAATGAATCTGTTAGATCTAGATTGGTTGTTGAAAATGATGACAAAAAAAGCCAATTTACACCTACTGATCTTTACGAGATGCTGCATAAAAAGATCGGAATTCCTATCACTTATGATTATCTGCATCATAAATGCAACCCAGATTTATTAAATGAGGAACAGGCATTAGATCTTTGTATTTCTACCTGGCCCTCCGGTATAGTTGCACTTACACATTTCTCTGACTCTAGAAAAATATTTGAGGATACAAATTCTAAAGAGGTTGCACATTCAGATTGGATCTGGTCTAAAATAGAAACTTACGGGAAATCTATAGATATTGAGCTAGAGGTTAAAATGAAAGATCTAGCCCTTCTAAAATATCTTCAGACAATTTAATCTCTTCCCCGTAAATTATTATGAAATTATAGCGGAGAATCCATGTATAATGTCTAAAAAGACATATGTCAGAAGAAATGGATTTAACAAAAGCAAGCTGGAGTATGGATGATGAAATCTATCTACGTTCCATCAAAGAATCTATAAAGGATAATTATCCTCAAGCTGATTTAGAAAAGGAATTGGAAGAGATTAAACTTAAAGAATCAGATCTTTTACAAAGAAGCAAATTGAATAAGCTTCTTAATACGCTAGCAAAAAAATACCCAGACGATGAAAACTAATAATTTTATAAAGAACATCTTTATAATTATGGGATTCTTTTTTCTTGGGATTTTGGTTTTCTTTAGTGTTATATTCCTAGAAATAAATAAAGTCTTAGGTGATTTGATTTCTTACCTTAAAAAAATAACCAAGAAGTGAAAGACTATTACAAAATATTAGAAGTACCTGAAAACGCAGATACTGAAGCGATAAAAAAATCATATAGATCTCTCGCTTTAAAATACCACCCAGATAAGAACAACTCCCCGGAGGCAGAGGAAAAGTTTAAACTAATATCAGAAGCTTATGGGGTATTAGGTGATGCTTCCAAAAAAAGCAAATATGATTCCGATAGAATGTCAAAGGGAAGGTTTGATGATCTTTTTGGTAACATGAGATGGGATAATCCTTTTAATGATCATTATAATGTCTGGAAAAATCCTCAACCTACACAAAAAGGAAGCTCTTTAAATATATCGCTACATATAAATTTAAGTGACGTACTCAACGGAATTGAGAAGAGAATAAAAATAAAGAGAGATAAGAAGTGTGTACCTTGTTCTGGTACTGGTGCAGAAGAGGGAAGATCTTTTCAAAATTGTGGTAATTGTAATGGAAGCGGATATCTAACGGTTAATCAGAATAGGGGATTCGTTCAGATAAACAGTGTACAGATTTGTAACGCATGTGGAGGATCAGGAAAGGTTGTATTAGAAGCTTGTCTATATTGCTATGGTGCTGGGTTAAAAAAAGAGGAGGAGGTAGTTGATATAAAAATACCTGCAGGTTCTTCTGACGGAATGCAATTTGTAATTGAAGGCAAGGGTAATGACTCTAAAGGTCAAGGGAAAGCAGGAGATCTTTATGTGAGGATAAAAGAGAACCAAGATCCCGTATTTATAAGAAAAGGAATAGATCTAATATCAACTAGAGAAATAACATTTATAGATGCAGTTTTAGGAACTAATATAGATGTTACAATGCCAGGGGGAGAGACCGTTACTACTGTGGTAGATCCAGGAACAATACCAGGAACTGTTCTTAGATTTGGTCAAAAAGGTATACCGAATATGGGATACGGAGGAAAGGGAGATTTCCTAATAGAATTGAATGTAAAAATTCCTAATGATCTTACTGAAGATCAAAAAGAATGGCTAAAAGATCAAAAAGATAATAAAATTTTCCAATGATAACTTCTTTCTTTTTTTATATAGCATGTGTGTGGGGATTAACACACATATTGGTTTCTTCTAGAATATTTTCATCTCTTAGAGATTGGGTATTAATTAAATCTCCCTTCTGGGGAGAACTTCTGAATTGCTATCAATGCACTTCTTTCTGGACTTCAATAATCATTTATTTTGTATTCAATGATTTAAGATTGAACACAATTAGCTCCGAATTTTTTGGCTTAAGAATAAGTCTGGATTTTCTTCTTTGGGGATTCATCGGTTCAGGTTTAGTATCATTTTTATCAGTACTTCTTTCTCTTATAATTAAGATGACAAAGAAGGATATATAGGTACATGAGAAAACCCTTACTTTCTTTCAGAAATTTTATAAACGAGGACGAAACTGATTCAGCAACTGGATCATCCACTACAACAACAACTACAGGTACCGATCCAGCAAGACCTGAAACGGAGAGAGAAGCTAAATCAAGAATAGCTGCAAGCTTAGTGAAGAGTCTTTTTGGTGACGTCAGTGGAGTTACTGGATCAATAGACGGGGAAATAAGAATGACCCCTGAGGTAAAGGATTCTTTGCCTTATAAAGGATGTGGAACTAGCGAGCCTTTTAAATTTGAAAAAACCCCTATATCAGTTGATACGTTTAAAATAATCTTAAATTATCTAAACGAGAAAAAAGTAGGTAACTATAGCAGGGCAATAAAAGAATTGGATGAAAAAAGGGCATTAATTGTAGGATTAAGAAATAAATTAGATATCAAAAAAGAATCCATAAATCAGGATAGATTTATAGATGCTTTATACTTCATTCCAGGGGGAACAAAAAGCGGATCCGATTTACTAGCAGCAAATACAACAGGACCTAAAGGTCCTTTAGCTCCTAAGGGATCTAACGAATCTAGAATAGTATCTTTTAGTGATTTTTCTAAATTGTATGAAGATGACGACGACGTTTTTTCAAGATTAAAAAGAGGAGTTGGCTCACCAGCTACAGGAGCAGCTACAGGAGCATCTACAGGAGCAGCTATTGGTGCTACTGGAACAGCTGCCGGATCTATTACTTTAGGTGATAAATTTTTACCTTATCAAATAACAACTGTTCCTAGTTTAGCATTTTATGGTAAAGACCCATTAAATCCTAAAGGAACAGGGATAAAGCTTCCTGGTGACACTTTATACTTCTTAAAAGAACACACTTTGGGACACGGGAAATATAAGATGATGGTAGAAGGTGAAAAAATTAACGTTGCAAGATATCCCATAGGTGTTACAAAATTTGAAACGTATAAGCCATCAGATGTTTATAATGAATCATGCGGAATGGAAATACACAGATCATCAACTAAAGGGGTTGGTGTTTGTGTAGGTCCTTGGTCAGCAGGGTGTCAGGTTTTTGCAGATTATGAGGAATTTAAAGAATTTATCTCTAAGGCTGAAAAAGAATCAATGAACGCGGGTAAATTTATTTATGCCTTGATCCAATTGGATGATGTCCCAGCCGACGTCATGAATAACGCTATGAATGGTATATCTCCTATTGATGTAGAGGCTAAAGCGGAGGACGCTGCTAATCTACAAGCAGATGATGCTGTACAAAATCAGGATGGTGCGGAAGAAGTGGACGACAACACTGAAGAAATAAAAGGACTTGCTAAATTTATTAAGACCGAAAAGGAAAAGACTAATTCAGACGAGGAATCAGTTATTAGTAGATATAACCAAGTTATAAGATCTGATGCAGATTGGAAAAAACTTAAGAATGTTTACGGATCAAATCTTTGGGATGATTTAGATAGTTTCTTAAGTTCTTCGGAACTAGAGGATCTAAAATTCAGAGATAAAGAGTCAACATAAAAATAAAAAAAGTCCGTAAGGGCTTTTTTTTTGAAATAAACCTTAGTTTATTAGGTAAGATGATAAGATCACAGTATCTTTTATATGGATAAAAAGAATTTAACAATCTCAGAGCAGATTGATAACGATTACAGAAAATATGCTCTATATGTTATACAAAGTAGGGGTATACCAAATTTCTATGATTGTCTAACCCCAGTACAAAGATTAATCTTACAAAACTCCCCGAATAATTTTAAAAAGACCGTTGGGGTTATTGGTGAGGTTTTTAGTACAGGTCTTTATCACCACGGGGATTCATCTATGGCTCAAGCAATCTGTAAACTCGCTAGACCCTTTGGGTGTTCTGAACAAATACTTCTAGGAGACGGATTCTTTGGTACTCCTGTTAATCCTGTTCCTTCCGCTCCACGATATACACAGGTTAAGATCTCACCGAAATACAAGGAAGCAATTGAAAAATATAAGGATCTAAATGTTCCTAATGAGGAGGGTGGATTCGATTGGATCCATGTAGATTACCCTATGGGTCTTTCAACTCATATAGTTGGAATTGCAGTTGGATACAAATCTAACATCCTACCAAGAAAGCCTGAGGAGATAGTATCTTTTATGGAAGGGAATAAGACCAAAAAGCTTAAGCCCTACTTTAAAGGATTCAAAGGAAAGATCACTAAAATGGATTCTCTTAAATGTGCCTGGCTGATTGAAGGAGAAACTGAGATTGATGTAACTGCAAGAACGTTTAAGATCAACTCTATATCTCCATTACAAAGGTATGAGTCATTTTTCACAAGATTAAATATCGCTTTAGAGAGAAGTGGATTAAATTACAAAATGGACAACTTCTCTACAGAAGAAGTAAAGATCAGTATAAAGTTCAGATGTACGGATCAGGATTTTAAAAAAATCTGTGAAAGTATATCTAAAGAGACTAAGCAGATAGTCACAGAGAATATTGTCTTTGTGAAAGACGGTAATGTTTTAGAATATGACAACCTAGAGGATTATATCGAGGATTTTATAGTACACCGTGAAAAAACTATACTGAAAAGGTTAGAAAAAGATCTTGTTTATTTAGAAGAAGAATTAGAGTTTCTAGAGGCAAAGCTTAAATTTTTAGTGTTTATGTCGGAAAAGAAAAGGTCCGCAGAAGAAGTATCTTTGTTCATGAACGACTATAAGAAAGAGATAGTTAGAAAGCTGGAATCTATATCTTTAACTAAACTCACCAAAGAGGAAATTAACAAAACAAAAGAAGAAATTAATTCTTGCAAATCAAGTATAAAGATAAAAGCTCAAGACATTAAGGAGCAGAATAAAAAGTATAAAGAGGTTGAAAAAAACAATTCAGCTGCAATGCGAAAGTCATCAAGAAAAACATCACTTATGGGAGAGAGCAAGGATGAATTTTATGAAGGGATAAGAATTTGGAATCCAGAGGATGAACAAGATAACGAAGAAGAACAATTAGAAACAAATATAGAAAATGAGTAAAAAAACACAAACTTGGAATTTTAAAATAGCCAACTCGGCTAATTTTATAGCATTTTTGAAAAAGCTTAAGCTGGTAGATAAAAGCGTTCCCCTTGAATTGGAAGGAAGTAACCTTTTTGCTAAAGTTAGAACTCCAGATAAATCTGTAATTAAATATGTAAATGTAGATTTATCAGAGATCCTCGAAGGTGAAATGCCTCCCAGCAGATTAAAGGTTGGTATTATGGAGATAGGAAAATTGATAGACGTTTTTAAATATTTCGGTCCAGAAGAGGAGCTTAACTTTATAATTGAATCACAACCTTATGAAGGAGATTTAATAGCTACTAGCATAAAATTCTCTTCTACCTCTCTTAACATTTTTATCAAATGTGCAGATATAAGTCTTCTTGCTTATATTGATGATAACATTCAAAAGACCATTCATTCAACAGAAGGGTCAGAAGTTAATTTTGAAATATCAAGAGAAAGCTTCCAAAAGGTTTCTTCACTAACAGGTATAGAATCTAATCAAGAGGAACTTTTAAATTTCGATGTTCACGAGAGCGGAGTAACTGTTAGGGGTAATTCGTTTCAATACCAGATAATAAAAGGTAGAACTGCTAACGGATTTACAGACCCTAGAGTTTACACTATTTACAAAAACCAATTTTCCTACATAGACCAAGAGAATTCTGAAATTCATTTCCATGAGAATAGGATTTTAATCAAATCTACAGAATCAGATTCAATAATTGCTATAGGTCTAGTGGAGGTATAATATGGAAGAAATAGATTACATGTCAATGTCTCTAGATGAGCTTAATCAGAAGCTTCTAGAGATGCAAAAAAAATCTTCTGATTTCTATAATACAGAGCAAGGTATTAAGTTAACTCTTAACAGTATATACGGAGCGACTGGAAATCAATACTTTGCTTTATTCAACCCAGATGTTGCAGAAAGCGTAACATTACAGGGTCAAGATATCTGGAAGTTTGCTGAAAAGATAGTTAACCGATATTTCAATGAGATGTGGCACTTAGACACAGAGGTGCATGAAAAAATGGAGGTTAGAAACGTACGGAAGCTAAACCTAGATTTTATCATTTACGGTGACACAGATTCTAACTACATCAATCTTGGTGCAGTTATGGATTCATGTGAATTTGATTATGATCATTTTGAATTCGTAAAAAGATTAAATGAGTATAGACTCAAGGATTATATTAAGAAGTGTTATGACATCTACTCTGAAAAATGGAATACTAAAAACTACCAAGATTTTGAGCTAGAGAGTCTATCTTATGCAGGTGTATTCTTAGGTAAGAAAAAATACGTATTGCACATAGCATGGCAAGATCCTAACAAGGACTTATTTCCTAGACTCTCTAAAATTAAATCAACAGGTATAGAATTAGCTCAAGGAGGTACTGCACCATTTGCAAGAGAGAAGCTTACGTTCCTTTTAAGGCACATTTTCGAAAAAGGTAAGAGTTTTGATATAAGAGAGTTCGTAAAGATCTTAAAGGAGATTAAAAATGAATTTAAGATACAGAATCCGGATCAGATTGCTATAGGAACATCAGTAAACAACCTTGAAAAATTCATAGTAAACGATACCAATAAATTTGAAGTTGCTAAAGGCTGTCCAATGCACGTTAGAGCAGCAGGATATCACAATTACGTTCTAAACAATTCCAAATACAAAGCAAAATACAGCTTGATTAGATCTTCGGAGAAGATTAAATTCTACTACGTAAAAACTAAAAGCGAAGCAGAAAATAATGTTTTTGGATATCTTAATGGATCTTATCCTTATGAGTATGCTCCGCCTGTAGATTTTGATGAACAATTCAATCGTGTTATTCTTGATCCGATAAATCGATTTATTGAAGCAATGGGCTATGCCCCTCTTTCCCCTAACCTTCTATTAGTAAGAGCTCTTTTTTAATTTCTTTCTTTTGGATATATAATGGACATATATAATCCCAAGAGAAAAGATGAAAAATAAAAGAATTTTAGACTTTAAAGGCTTTGTAAACGAATCATATAATCCTGAATTAAATGAAGGATTTTTTTCTTCTATAGCATCGCTTATTAAAAAAGTTGGAGGATGGGCAGGATCATTCTTAAAAGCAATAGCAGAAGGAATGATAAAACCTATTCCTTCTGGTCCAATGAAGGGTATGCCTGTTGCAATGCTCTTCCTTCCTGAAAACGGATCGATATACCAACAAATGCTTAAATTCCATAAAGGTATAAATCCTCTTTCAGAGGCAAAGATACCTTTGGAATATACTGGTGAGGACCAGAGCGTAAGAAATATCTCTGCTGAAGATCTAAAGAATGATATTCTAAAACTTTATAGAAGTAAAGATAGAGGCGGTAGAGCAAAACCTATTTTTATTTACGGTGCACCTGGTATTGGTAAAACTGAAATAGTTGGTCAAGCAGGTGATGAACTACAGGTTCCAGTTTTAAAGCTTGATCTTCAGTTTATGAACCCGGAGGATTTCTTAGGAATACCTAGTAAACATGATATAAGACAAACTAAAGTTGAAGATGGTGTTTTAGTAGATCCTGGAGCAGGATTCACAAGAGCTAATCCTCCTAGAATTTTACCACAAGATAATGGTAAAGATGGAAGAGGCGGAATCATATTCATGGACGAAATGAACAGAGCTAATAAAGTGGTTCTTAATTCAATCATGCAGTTCGTTCAACAAGGGAGAATCGGAGAATATCAATTACCTGACAAATGGGTAATAGTAGCAGCTGGTAACAGACCAGAAGAAGCTGAAGGTGTAGCAGATTTCGATTTTGCATTAGCAGATAGATTTACGATTAAAAACTATGTTCCGACAGTGGAAAGATGGGCTTCTTGGGCAGAAAAGAATGAAAAGATATTACCTGAATTAGTTACATTCCTAACATTCAACAAAGAACTTTTCCATCATCTGGACACAGATAAAAAAGTTCTTAACTATCCTACTCCTAGATCATGGACTGATGGTGCTCTTGTTTTGAATGACGAAATTATGGATAGCGGAGCTAAATCTTGGAGAGATATTTCGATTGATACTATCTACAATATATTTTATGACCAAGTTGGTCCTGAGGCTGCTTCTAAATTTACAGATTTCTTAAGTGTAATTAAAAGAGTAACCGATGTAGATATTCAAACTATATTGAATGATCCAGACAATGCAAAAATAATAGAAGAAGGATTAAAACAAAAAAGCGTTATTTACGGTTTAATGGAGACAGTTCTTAAAAGACTAGATTCATATGACCCACAAAAAGCTTATAATGTTATGTCTTATTTTAATAGATATAGCCAATTGGATTCATTAGGATGGCTTTATAAAGCAATAATACACAAATTCCCTGAGTTTAAATTTGGTGGAGCTGGTGTTCAAAGTCCAGAAGATAAGCTAAAACATGATGCTGCTTTAATGGTTACCAGTCAAGCTAAACAAAAAGGATTACAGGGATAATGAAAATTATTGAATCTAAATATAAATCAGGAAAGGTCATAACATCTTTTTCTAATTTCGTAGGATATCTTAACGAGTCACAATCATATAATGCTCAAGAGGTAGTTAAAAAAATAAATAGAGCAACTCTATGGCTATCAATCAATAAGGGATTCTATGGTGAACTTCTAAGCCACATAAATCTTTGGGGATCTTACGATCTTGAACCTAATACTATTACAACAAACGGAAGAGATATAATTTTCCATCCAGATTTTGTAATTAATCAAAGTGATAAAGCTTTAAGGTTTGCTATAATGCACGAGATATTACATTGCATTAGCGAGCATTACGATAAGAGAGAAAACCGAGATATAAAAATGTGGAATATAGCTTGTGACTACGCTATAAATCCAATGCTCAAAGATGAGGATGGAATAGAACCTCCTATTACTAAATCTGGGGAGAAAGCTTTTATATATGATAAACAGCTAGAAGGTACGAGAGTTGAGGATATCTACGAAATTCTTATGCAATCAAGGGGAAGTAATAATAATATAAATCAGGCTGATACAGGATTTGTAATAGATTATACTGATCCTATCCCAAACCCAGATCCAGAGCTTATCGTTTATTTACAAGGTGACGAGGATTATCAAAAATCTGAAGAAGATTATGATAACAAAGAGACTGATCAAGATCCAGATTCAAAAGAAGATGGACCAACCGGTGGCGGCGAAACGGGAGGACAGACAGATGATGGACCAACCGGTGGACAGACAGGTGATGTTGATGGCCCAACAGGCGGACAGACAGGTGGTGCAACTGGTGATGGACCAACAGGTGGACAAACTGGTGATGTAGAACCAGGTGAACCAGGTGAACCAGGAGAACCAGGAGAACCAGGAGAACCAGGAGAACCAGGCGAACCGGGAGAACCGGGAGAACCAGGAGAACCGGGAGAACCAGGAGAACCGGGAGAACCAGGAGAACCGGGAGAACCAGGAGAACCGGGAGAACCAGGAGAACCAGATGAAAAACAAACTATAAAAGTTGTGGTTGGAGATAAGGTAATGACAAATAAAGGACAAGGAACTGTAACCAATATTTACCCTAACGGAGATATAGAAGTAAATTTAGACTAATATGCTAATTAAGAAAGGTGACTATTCAATAATAAAAAAGGAGGAAGATCCAAAGGATTCAAAGATTGCTCCTTCAACAGGCAAGTCTAACGATAGCGATAAATATTACAGAGGACCTGAGGATGGAGAAATAGATCCAGTAAAGGCAAAAAAAATAACTCCAGATAAACCTAGTAAAATAATACCTCCTGGTAAAAAACCAAATTGGGGAGATTTATCTAGCAAGGCCTTAAGTAGAAATTCTAGTTCTTTATCAGATAAGGCTAAAAAAATATTGAAGGATCTTAAAACAAAAGAGCCTGCAGTTAACTGGAAAAAAGAACTTAAAAAATTCTTTGACCAGACTTTTAAATCAGTTGAATGGGTTTTACCTAATAAAAGATTGCTATCAGGTGGAGACACAATCTACGGAAGAAAACAAACAGGACAAGACACATTAAAGACCATTGTAGCAGCAGTTGATACATCAGGATCTATAAGCAAAACACAGATTAAAATATTTCTGAATGAGATAATGTATTTGTGTAAAACCTTTGATGCAGATGAAACAATTATTATTTACTGTAGCGATGATATAGATGGAGTAGACGTTATTAAAAAAGGTGGTAAACCGGATTTCACAAAGATGAAATCTACTGGAGGTAATGATCTTGGATTTGATCCTCCTTTCAAATGGGTACAAGATCATAAAATTAAACCATCTATATTTATATATTTAACTGACACCGGCGGCGATATGCCAGATCCAAACGATTACGGTATAAGAAAATATATAAAGAAGGTATTTTGGTTTATATGCTCTACAGAACTTTACAATCCGCCACCGTTTGGTAAAATATTTATGGCCCCTCCAAGTGCCATAGATAGAGGAGGATTTGATCCAGTAGGAGGTTATTAAATAAAAACAAAGATGAAATACATTAAGCATTTTGCTCTATTTGAATCAATAAAATTACAGGACATAGATCTCAAGAAAATTTGGGATGTTGAAACCTATATGGATTGTCTTGCTTTTTTCGAAAATGAAATACAAAAGGCAAATGGATACAAAGATTTTAGAAGATGGTTGGTAAATTATTCTTATAAACAAATTCTTTCAGAAGGGTCTGCTTTTGGATTTTTACAAAAAGAGAAAGAAAACAGAATTCAAGAATACGAATCTAAGCTAATTAATCCGATGGATGTTAATCCTGAGGGATTTAATTTTGAAGACGAAGCTTTTAAATATCCGCAAATGAAAGGATTAATAGATGCTATAGGGTCTTGTTTATTTTCTGCAGGGCCTGTTAAGGGTATTTACGACAAGGCAATAAAAGATTGTATTTCTAATGTGTACAAAAATCTTATATCTAATACACTTGAAAACATATTCTGGCCAGGATATTTAAAAAATATAGAGACTTTAAAATGCCTTGACCTATTAGATGAAGAAACTAGGAACTCATATAATATTGAAGATAGTATTACTAAGGGTTTAGAGAATTCTCTATATGGATATAGTAAGATGGAAAAAGATCCTAATGCTTTGTCTAGAAAATTTATTTCCCTATTAGAAGAAATCGGTAAAAACCAAATCAGAACTTTTGAAAATGTAATATTTCCTCCTTTAATGGACGAGGTTGTAATAAATTATTTTTCTAGCAATGATCCTGAGACATTCAGAAAAGCAGACGAGATTAGAAAAATGAATATTCCTTTATTCGATAAGATAAAAGAGTTATTACCAAATATAGATACTGCCGCAGATCTAGGAGATCTAGGATTCTAAAATTGAAAAAAATGAAAAATATATTAAACTTTACCTCATTTATTAACGAAGCAGTTAGCTATCCTGGAGTTAATTTACCAGATTCTGTAGAGGCCCACATAATTAAGGAAGTAAGAAAAAGAGCCATGGGGCAATTAACAGGAGATGCTAAATTTGGAGGTATGTATTTAGATGCTAGTCCAAAAAATCCAAGTCTCCAGAATGTTTATATAATATGGGATAAAAATAAAATAAGGGTTCCTTCCTTTACTTTTAATCCACTGACTTCTGAAATTAAATTAGATCCTTCTGAGAATCAAGATATAGAAAATCTAGTAAATTCAATATCCCCTGGATATTATTCCACACCATTTGGACAGTATCAATCTCCTTCAAGAAAATACGAATTAGATCCATTTTATAGTTTAATAGACGTTCTAATAACTGCATCTAGAAAGAACTCTACTTTTTTTAATCCTTTTACTGACATCGACATCTATGATAATGACATTTTTAAGAAGCTAGAAAAAATGAATGTAAAAATAGCTTCTAGTGAGATTCAGAAAAAAAGAGGTGTACTAGTTTTAGATACTCCTACTACTTCAAATATAGGTATTTTTCCTAATGGCTATATTAGATCTCTAGGTGATAGACCTGCACCTTTAACTACAAAGCCTGAGCTTGTATCTCCTAATTATAGCGAGGAAGATTTCAATGTTAAACTTACCTATGTTTATTTTTATATTCTTAGAAGCGCTTTACAAAATGTAGGCGGTATGTCTAGGAAAGAGACTAATAAAATTATAAAGTCCTATACCGAAAATCCTGGAGAGTATGACAGGATCACTAAGGAGCTTGTAAACAATAATCCAAAGCTTGTTTTATATCTTCCACCTCCTGAAGAAGGATTTGATAGTGATTTATCTAAAGGAGCAGGACTTCTTAATAAATTTGGTCTATTCGATTAATTTGAAACTTAGTATATTGAAAGGCGTATAAATTATATGTCATTCAATAAAAGATACTTTGACAAGGAAAAATTTTTCGAATTTGCAGGATCATACGGGTATGAGAATTTTAACAGGTGGATAGTAAAACCTGATGCTCATATATCAAAAGACAAATTCTCGTCATATTTTTTAGACCTATATTTTCAGCTTGAAGAGGAAGACAGGATATTTTTATATCTTTCTTTAAGCAATTCTGAGGAGTTTGTTATTGACCTAATTAAGTGTATAAAGGTTTGCTCCAACGAAAAAAACTCAAAAGAACATTTTGGTTCTATCGAAAAATATGTCAATCTATTTTTTAATAAATGGCCAGAACATTACTTTACATACAAAAACTTAATAAATAAACACAAATGGAAGAAAAAATAAAAATCGATCTAACATCAACCCCTTGGGTTAAATGTGAAGCAGGTAATCTATTATGGGATTCCTCTATGCTTTTTAAAAAATTATCTGCTTTAATGAGTCCTTCAGGGAAGGAAGAACTTTTACCTGCAGAAGTTATAATCTGTAAGAGATGTGGTAAGGTTCCTAGATTCTTCTGGGAGAAAGCCAAGGAGATTCCTGATGAATTGAAGTCTAACTGTTCAGCGGATGAATCTTCTTTCCAGCTGCCCTCTGATGCTGAATAATTTAAGAAAAGTTTTTTTTCTTTAGATTTTTCTATTATCTTTGTCTTTGAATAAAAAAAATGAACAAAGATGGAAAAGCAAGAAATTCTCTCAAAAGCAAAGGATTATCTATCTAAATTAGGTAAGGTAATCCTTTTTTCTTTTGCTGTTATTATTGGTTACTCAGTTTGTGAAATTTACCATTACACTAAACAAAAGCCATCTACAGCCAAAGAGGTAAAAAAGATATCAGAAACTTCCGTTGCTATAAATGAAAGGGGAGAGATGCTGATTATCGACCGGAAAACTGGCGAGTATACTGTCTACCAGGATTCCGTAGGAAAATCTATCTTTGTCCTTTATGCTAACGGGATACAATCCAAATATGAAGAAATAAAATAGCACTATGAAAAATAGAAATTTGATCTTATTTTTTGCTTTATTTGGTATCATAAGTGTACCAATAAGGCATTACCTGTCAGATTCACAAATAGGTAAAATTGTACAGAAGAGGTCTTCAGATGTAGTTCAGGATACTCCTCCTTGTATTACAATGTTTTCCTGCATAGAAAAGTATTCCAGCGAATATGATATACCTTTAAGGTATGCCTTAGGGATTGCTTACAGTGAAACTAGATATGAGGGACCTTTTGATTGGGATTACAAGCACGAGAGGGTATCACCAGCAGGTGCTCTTGGTCCTATGCAAATAATGCCAGGGACAGCTAAATGGATGTGGGGGGGGAAAATCCCTAAGGATAAAATATTGAGCGATATAGATTTTAATGTGGAAACTTCTATGAAGCTTCTTCGTTATCTTTATGACAAATACCGTGACTGGAAATTAGTCTTCGGTTGCTACAATACCGGAAAGCCTTGCATTAATTCATACGCAGAAAAAGTTTACAATTTTAATCCAAAAAATAAATGAAATACGTTTCAATGGACCTAGAAACTACAGGTCTAAATGCTGAGAAATATCAAATCCTAACTTTTTCTGGTATCCTTGAAGATACCAACCAAAAATTAGGTTTGGACAAATGTCCAAAAATAAACATCTATATCCTTAGGGATGAGATTTTGGGAAGTCCATTTGCTATCAATATGAACTCGAGAATAATTGCATCAATCTCTAGATACCAAAATCTAAAGACTGAGGAAGAGAAAGCTGGACTAAGAGAATCCCTTGGATGTATTTTTCTTTACCCTCAAGCAATTCCACATTACTTTTATGTTTGGACCCTTGTACATCATCAAGGGATCAAAGAGTATGAATCATATTTGGATCCTATTGAATGGGGTAATTCTAAAGCAACTGAGAATTCGATTAAGAAAGTATCCGCTCTTAGAGAAGTTGCAGGGCCAGTAACTATTAATGTTGCAGGAAAAAACTTTGCAACATTTGATAAGAAGTTTATAGATCAAATAGACAAATTTTATCACTTCGTAAGATTTCGTCAAAGGGTATTAGATCCTAGTGTTTTATTCACTAATTGGGGAAGCGATACAGCACTACCTGATCTAACTATCTGTAAAGAAAGAGCTGGATTAGATCCATTCGTAAGTCATGATTCTTTAGAGGATGCATGGGACGTAATACAATTATTCAGAAAGGTTTATTAATATGTCATTAAGCGATTGTATAGAATGTTGGTCCACCCCTTGTGAGTGTGGTCACGAATTCAAAAACTCCTCAAGTGAATACAAAGAAATTATGACTAAGTCTATTAACGGCTTTACTATAAATGATGTATTTCAATGGTTGGCTAAGAAAAATTATCTGACAGATGATCCTGAAATCATAAAAAAAGAGATGATTAACGATTTTGAGTCGAAATAAATCTTTAATTTACTGATAATAAAGAAAAAGATTTATGAAGATATCTATACGTCGCACAGGAAATACAGTTGTTATTTGGCCTGCTATGATTTTTTTATTTATGTTGGTTACTCCATCATTTTTTGGTGCTAACATCAATAACATAGATCCCCCTCCAATGGAGTTGATAATAAAATGGAATTCTCCTAGTGACACTTTATTTTTAACCAGACTAAGAAAAGATGCGGATCTTTGCTGTAATTTTTCTTTCAAAACCATAAAATCTGATAGCTGTGTAACAGAAATAAGAAGTAGAGATGGGGTATCAATAGGATTTATTTACGGATCTGTTTCTTCTGGATTTCTTAAAAACTTGGTGCCTTCTTTAGAAACAAGTTTGAACGATTTCAGAAGAACGAGGACAGCATCTTCTGATTATTCATTACCTCCAACCAAGCTACAAACAGAACTAAAAACGTTCGAATAAACCTATGGAAAAAAAATTCTATATAGTTAGGGGATTACCAGGAAGTGGTAAGTCCACATTTGCTAAGTCCCTAGGTGGGGTTCATTACGAAGCAGACATGTTTTTTATGGACGAAAATAGCGAATACAAATTTGATGGGTCTAAATTGAGTGATGCGCACAATTGGTGTAGACATAAAGTGATGGATGCTATGAAAGATGGAGAACCAATTGTAGTTGTTTCTAACACTTTTACCCGTGAGTGGGAGATGGAACCATACATTCTTCTTGGGAAGGAACTAGGGTACAAAATCTTCGTAGCTATCGTGGAAAATCACCACGGGGGTAAAAATACCCACGGGGTTCCAGAGAACACCATAGAAATAATGAGGGACCGTTTTGAATTTAAGCTCTAAGTAGAAACAACTAGTCCAAGAGATAGTATAAATAATATGGCTAAAAGAATTAGAGACAACGATTTTGTATGGACTTGGTTCGATCATAACCTAGATCTTGAAACAAGGACGATCTACATGGGTAGTTTGGGATACAATTACGACGGGGGAGAAACTGGTGTAGATCATTTAATGACTGAATATTTTATAAAGGGAATGCACCTTCTAGAATCTAGAGGAGCGGATAAAGAGATCTTTGTAATCATGAATAACCCAGGAGGAGATTGGTACCATGGAATGGCTATTTATGATGCGATTAAAAACTCAAACTGCCACTGCACTATTAAGGTTTATGGACATGCGATGAGTATGGGAAGTATCATATTACAATCTGCAGACCACAGGATAATGATGCCCAATAGTAGATTCATGATTCATTACGGATACAACGGAAATATTGGTCACACTAAGATATTTGAAAAATGGTCTGATGAGGGTAAAAGGATTAACTATGACATGGAGAATATTTACCTTGATATGATGATGGAAAAGGAAGAAGAGGAGGGAACAGGGTATATGGCTAAGGTACTAAGCTCAATCATGAATAAACAGAAAGCACTGGAGCATCCAAAACCTGCTGATGTTAATTATAAATTTTCTAGAAGTATCCCAGCAAGAAGAGAAGAGATTAGGGGAGTTTTAAAAGAGCTACTTAATTTTGATACTATCCTTACTCCAGAAGAAACTGTTTCTTTAGGCTTGGCGGATGAAATTTTTCGCGGAAGCTGAGTATATATAATAAATGGGCCATATCGGAATTGATTGGCAATGAAAGTTCTTTGACGTGATACAGGCAGTGTTAGATGGAAACACTTAAATCCCCTATTAAAATCACAAACGGCAACGTTTATAATGTCCTTGATGTGATGAACATCATGGAATCTGGATCTGTAGCTAATGCTTCAGTGATGGATGAGGTAGAGATGCTATTAGCAGCTTAACCACCGGGTCTCAATTACCTAGGAACAGAAATTTGAAAACCGAGGGAAAAAGGGGCTACAGTACCTCACAATAGAAAACCACCAGAGCCCCTGAGTCGAAAGGCAACAGTCCACGGAGAAATCCAAGGAGCGCTGATAGTGTAGGTTCGCTGGCTGAAGCTAAAGCCAGTCCAAAAAAAGATAGCTACACAGTTTGACCGGAGTCTGATAAACCGGATCTAAGCCTGTGAATGAGCGCATTTAACTTATTGAGCAAGACGTGGGTTCGAATCCCACATGGTCCACCAGATTAAACCCGTCACTTAAGACGGGTTTTTTTTGTTTAATGTAATAATTTGGGATGAATGAAATTTTTATACACCAGGATCTTTGGTACGGAGTAATAACTTCAACTATTTGTGCATTTATTATTGGGGTTGAAAGAGAGATAAAGAAAAAACCAGCGGGTATAAGATCTATGATTTTAATATCTGTTGGATGCTCTATTCTAACATGGGTCTCTAAAGATATTTCTATTAGTTCTGCTGGTGTTGATCCAACAAGAATAATAGGACAGATCATAACTGGGATAGGTTTTTTAGGTGGAGGAACTATATTAAAGAACGACGACAAAATCCATGGGATCACAACAGCAGCTTTTGTGTGGATAGCAAGTTCGATGGGTATCATGTCAGGATTGGGATACATTAGAGAGCCAATCATTTTAACAATAGGACTGGTTGTTGTTTCCATTTTACTTGAGCGTGTCGAAAAGCTCGTAACTAAAAAAAAGCAGGAATAATTTTTTCTTCTGTAGATTTTTCTTATTTTTGTTCAAAATAATGGAAGAATTCGAAAGAAAAGAAGGAGTAACCTACGTTGTGCACTTTAAAAAGTACAACCACGATGTCTATATCGGTAGACCATCCAAGTGGGCTAATCCTTTCACTCATAAGGATGTTGATAAGACCAAAGCTGAATATCAGGTTGCATCAAGAAAAGAAGCCATAGAGAATTTTGAGAAATATCTTCATTCATCTGGGTTGATTAATGACATTGGTGAATTAAGGGGTAAAGTACTTGGCTGCTGGTGCTGTAATAAGCCCGCAGACGGATCTGAAAAGACTTTCCTTTGTCATGGTCAAGTGATAGCAAAATATCTCAATAACGAGCTTAAAAACAAACAAAAACAATTAATATAAAATGACATCAGCAAATGTTATAGAATACACGATATTCAAAGGAGAAGAAGAGGTGGGAAGGCACAGACAAAACATTATGTGTAAAAGATGCAATGATGGTCTAGAAAAATTCCAGCCCTCAAATGAGTTTACTATCCAATCTTGGGGATATGACGAGGATGAGGAAATGTGGGAGAGTGATAAAAGAGAAAATCTAGAGGATTGGCTAAAAAAGAATACTGCTGAAATCACCTTTAGAAAATTCGAGGAAGGTGAAAAAGTGAAGCTAACAAAGAAAAGAGGAGTAGGAATTATACTTGAATCAAGGAAAGGTAAATGGTTTCCAGAATATAAGGTACAAGTTATAGGAGGGGAGATCCTAGACCCAATTCAACAAGGAGAAATTATACCATGAATATAAAAAAGATGGACAAGGAAATTAGGTATAAGGACCTCAATGAGGAATGGTCAGAAATCTGTAAACAGATGCAGGTCCTTCAAAGAAGGAGAGTACAGATCTATAAAGAAGCTGAGGAAATAAAACCAGGAAATATCGTTCTAAAAATAGAAAGATCCCCTAGCATATATTATGACCTTAACAACCAAGAAATTGATCAATTTATAAAAGAAAGAACATGAGTAGATTTTTAGTAAACTTAGGAGAGCAAAAAGAATTTATCTATGGATTTGACCACGCATTGGGTTACTTCTATGAAGTGTGGGATAATTCCCTCAGTGAAGAAGAAGCAGATTGTATAGTGGAAGACAAAAACACACTATTCAATAAGATGTCTAAGGGTGAAATGATAGAGTCTATGAAAAAATATGGTGCTAAAGAAGAGCACATAGAAAAGGTAGCTTTGGATCTACCTTTTTAAAAAAATCCAAATTTCTTCAGAATTTTATGTCCTGAATAATTTTCAGGCATCTCTTCTTTTGGTATTATAGAAGAAATCTCTGGATCGATGTCTATAACTCTTTTTATATACTCCTTTCGGGTTTCTCCTGATTTAGGATATTCCTTTTCCAATAAATCGTAGTAGATACCAATTTGGTTGTTTACCTTTTCTGGATTCCCCTCCCTAGATGCAGATACGTTTACCGCAGATCTAAACCCTTCAGTTATATTAAATGGTATACCTTCTATAGATTCTAAAGGACACTTAGAGATATAAAGATGACTAACTGTTTCTGGGAGTCCTATTAGATTTTTTATTTTTGAATCACTGACATGAAAGTATGGTGCTTCTTTATAATTTAATCTAGTAGATACCGGAAGACCTACCAAAGAAGTAATACCTGTACTCTTTATTATTACCCCTGCACCTCTAAATTTTATATTTTCTGCCTTTAGCTCTTTTAAAGATGGAACTGAGTTTATATGTATACTTCCTGTTATTAAGGTTGACACATTTTCAAATGATTCTATTAACATGCAATTAGATAGCTCTAAATTTCCATAGATCATTGTAGGAAATCCTTCTACTGATTTGATGTCAGTAGTGGTTAAATGTAGACCTCCATTTATTGTCTTAGGTAGAAAAGAAAAATCCTCTATGATCGAGGATTCTATTTTAACATCACCTGCTAAGAATGCTATTTTAAAAGGAGGCGGTGATTGCATGCGATAAAAATTGATGTGTGTTTTTACATGAACACCATCTTCTTTTATATCTACGTGTGAATAAAAATTCCAAGGATAGATTGATCTACAATTCTTAGTAAACCAATCTTGGATATCACGATCGCTAGAACCTTGCTCGTTAATTCTTAGAATCCTCATTTTATTAGATATCCTGAAATATTAGCAACAAGATTAATAACGTCATCTTCAAGTTCTTTAGTAATCTTGATCCTTTTTTTAACTGTATGAAGTTGGATAAAGCCTATCAATTGACCAGATAGAGTTCTGATTGGAGAAGAGATTACCTGTAAAATACCATCTTCAGTTACCCTTCCTCTGATATAATCCAAAACAGGATCCTCTGCATTCACATAAAAAAATTGTTTCTCACTTAGATTCTTCATTAGTGAAGGATGTTCAGTTACAAATACACTTTGATTGTGCTCCTTAGATTTCGAAACTCCGTGAGAGACAGATTCAAAAGTTTGTGAGTATTTTTTCATTGGAACACCATGAAAAAACTTACCACCATTATGGAATTGAAATATACCTACCCTATCTAAATCCCATTGGTTTCTAAAATCATCTATAAAGTTTTGAATCTCTAACATGGTATCAACATCTTGCTGAGATATCCTTTCATAATTAGCATCATCGTTGGCTTTCTTTTTTACGTCTAAAGAATGCTTAAGCCACACTGATCCTAGTGCCACTCCTAAGGAAAATATCCCCGTGATTATAATTTGTAATATTTCGAGATTCACAATCTTTGGTAAATTTATTTTTGAAAGTAAAAAGTAATTAATCTTCGTCGTCACCAAAAACTCCGAAGTTCTTAAGCATTCCTGCTCCTTTTCCTAGATCCTCTTGCTTTAAGCTAGGAGGAAGTACTTCCAATTTACCTACAACTGATGGATCCTCTTCCATTTTTCTTCTGATTAGATCCTTATAGCTTTCGTTGTTAATTAATTCAGCATCTTTAATAGGGAAACCTTGTCTCTGAGCAAGTAATTTTATTAAAAATCCCATCTTGAAAAGATAATCTTCCACAGTCATACAGGTTCTTTTTAAGTCTGTTGATAAACCTGCATATTCAGAAGATTTAGAACTACCGATCCATACTCTGATGCTACCGTTGTGCATAATATTGTAGTAAGGATAATTAGGCTTGCTTGCTAATGAAGGATGGAAAAAAGCGATGTTACCTAATCTATCTTTAAAGTATCTTTGCTCTTCTGTTCCTGCAATTTCTATACCTTCAGGGTTATCAGCTAATCTTTCAACAAAGCCCATTGCCATCATATCTTTATAAGTCTCAGATTCTCTTATGGGCTTAAAGTTAAGAACTGGACATTTTTTAGGCCTTCTTGCCTCTCTTATGGTTCTAAATTCTTGGTATTTTTTCATTTTAATACTTTCTATTTCCTTTATATATTCATTTTACTCGCGGACTCCGAGAATTTTTCAAAAAGGATTGAAATTTTTTATCGCCTTTGCAGTATTATTTATATCCTCGGCAGCTGAAGGGTAAAACCTTCTTCTTGCTTCTTCATATATCAAGAGCCCAATTCTTAACGAATTGGGTTTTTTTATTGGGAAAAATCTATTATAATTGCGACATGAAATTTACAACATTTTTGGAATTAATCGAAACCACAAGTCCTCCTCAATCTGTTACTTCTAGATTAGAGGCATTAAAGGGCTTAAGAGAAAGACCTGACTTTCATCCGGAGGAAAGTGCTTTTGAACATATAAAAATAGTTACTGAAAGACTTATACCTACAGGAGATTCCGATCTTATTTTAGCGGGATGTTTGCACGATCTTTTTAAACATGACACTGTTAGAATAAATCCAAAGAATGGATATCCAACTTGTCCTGGACACGATACTGAGGTAGCTAAGTTTATATTAGCATCCATTGAGGTACAAGAATGGATTAAAAGTCTAGGAGGTGAGGTTAGTACAGTTGCAGATTTGTGCAGAGACCATATGAGATTTCATCAATTTGATAAGATGAGAAGAGCCAAACAAGAGGAGTTCATGTCAAGACCTCATTGGAGTAAACTTGAAATCCTTGGTGCGGCAGATAATATGTTAGAAGAGTTTGACCTTAATAATCTAGAAAAATCCTGGAAATGGAAAAGACCTTAAAGTATGATTTAAACGTATTACAAGAATATATTGATTCCGGGTTGGTCGAAAAAAACGATCACCCGGTTCATCCTATCTCTATTTACAATTACACAAGAGATTGCCAATTTGAATCTAAGTGGGATAACATAACTCTCAACATGAGAGGTACCATACTAGACCAATCTGGAAATGTAATTGCTAGGGGGTTTCCTAAATTCTTCAATATGGAGGAGATGGATAATATTCCCAATGAACCTTTTGATGTTTTCGAAAAGATGGATGGATCATTGGGAATATTATTTTATTATTCTGATGAATGGATCTTAGCAACACGTGGTTCATTTACTTCAGACCAGGCTAAGAGAGGTATGGAGATACTAAAAAAGCAGGAAGAGAAATATGGGTCCAATCTAAACGTACACAATTTCTATCTTTGTGAAATCATCTATCCAGAAAACAGAATAGTCTGTGATTATGGAGACGAGGAGAAATTAGTTCTCCTTGCAATGATGGATCATAGAATTGAATATCACCATACATGGATGGTAGATTCCTGGTATCATCCAGATCTAGTGGTTAAGGTTTATGACGGAATAGAAGACTACAGGGATCTGAAAAAGATAATCAAAGAAGACCAAGAAGGGTTTGTGATTAAATTCGAATCTGGACAGAGGATGAAAATTAAAGGAGAAGAGTATGTCAGATTGCATAGACTTCTAACCAACTTCTCTAATGTTGATATTTGGGAAAGCCTTATGTTGGGCAAGGATCTTAACCTTATGCTAGAAAAAGTGCCAGATGAATTTGATAGCTGGGTTAGAAATACAATTGAGGATCTTAAGATCAAGTTCAAGGTAAGAGAAGACAGAGCTAAAGAAATTCTCGAGGGGAATATTACAGGAAAGGATCTATCAAGAAAAGAAATAGCGGAGATCTTAAATACCCAAACTTCTATGAATAAGGCTATAATATTCTGTATGCTGGACGGTAAGGATTATTCCGAGATCATCTGGAAGAATATCAGACCAGTTTATCAGAAGCCTTTTTGGTATAAGGGAGATGAAAATTAAGATAAATCTGTCTTTCTAATTTTTCGTAACTTCTTGGATACTTAGAGATATAATATATGGATGTCTCAAAGTGTTCTATTAAAATATCGAAGAGATTTTGATGAATATTTTTCAAGTAAATCTATAAGTCCGACAATAAGCAAAAAATTTCTAAGTTCTTTTAATCAACACATAGAGGAGAACCCTAGATCTTTTTCTGATTTTTGGAGATTTATAATTACTGTTAAGGATCTTCCCGTGGAAGAATCCATACAAAAACTTAATTCCCTACTAATAAAAAAGGGAAAGGGATTCAAAACATTTACTTTTATCATCGAGTGGAGTCACTCTTATTTGGGACCAGGAGAGATAATGTGTCTTCTCATTTCTTCAGCTTCTTATTCGGGTGGTAAAAAATATCCAGATGTTCTTTTTAGAGGATCTGATAGGAGAATAGAGATTAAATCATATGCGGAAAATTTCAGATTAACAGAAGCAACTTCTTTCTTTACTGATCTTGGAACTATAATACAGGCACTCGTTCAAGGTGGGTTCTTAAACAGTCTTACTGATATAAACAATAATGATATAAGGAAAGGTCTTAGGCATTTCTGTGAGTCATTCCTTTGTCCTAGGGGTTACATAGAACTTAATAGTAAGATCTGGAAGCTGGAGTCAAAGGATGAGAACACTATGGTTTTTAGAATAAGCCCGGAAGCATCAAGGGATATGGTTAACTACTCAGTGGTAAGAAACTCATTAAGAAACTGGTTAGGTAGGGGTATGCTTAGTGTTCAACTAGCAAACATTATTGATCCGACAAGAACTACTAGAATACAAAAGAAGGAATTAACTGAATACGTTAACAATCTAATGGGTTATGGAAATCTTCCCCCTATACCTCTTGATCAGTACTTTGTTTTGTGTGGACTAGATTCTATAATTATTTACGAAAAGAAGAATAAGAAAAGTCCTTTTCAAATTTACAGGCAAGAGGATCTTAATTTCTTTGTTCTTGACAGGATAGGACAGGCTAAGGTTTCTTATAAAAAATTAAATACCAAAATTTCCTAATAACCCAATTCCTTTTTTTACATCACTTATAGGAATATTAAACTCTTTTATACCCTGATCTATATGATCTATTATTTCTTTAGTACCAAGACTGGTTCTTCTTCTCCTTATTTTTGTATCCTTTGAATTGTTTACTATCATTAGGTATGCTTTTTCTGCTACCTCTGGAGAAACAGTTCTCATCCATTCAACCACAGCAGATTCGAATGACTTCAGGAAGTTACTATATTTTTCTTGAACCATTATGTAATTCTCCATCCACCATTTAAAAAAGCTGTTAGCTGTTTCTTCCCAAAAGTCTATTTTTTCAATCCAATATTGTATTACCTTTTTAGATTCAGCAACTATTTTTCTGTCGTCAAAAGATGAAGGTATCTTAGCATATATGAATCTAGAATCTGGGCTCTGGTAATCAGCAATTCCTATTTCAGTTTCCTTCACATTATCATCTAGTGTAATCCATATGCTAGTCTTCATATTTGTTGAAGGTGGATTAAAGCATTCTAAGAAATCTATGATACCTCCTTGCTGGTCTTTATTTGCTATCCAGATTGTAATCTTCCTCTGCTTAGCGTCTTTGGTTAAGCCAGGATTAACTATTTGATTAAACTTGTAGAAGGTTTTAGAGTCTGTAATTGAATCAAATAGATCCATTACTTGTGATCTATCTCTCTCGATAGGATCTAAATTTTCCAAAAAGCTATGATACTTAGGATAGGTTGATATACGGCTAGCTGAATCTCTCGCTAGTAGCCAGTTTTTAAAGCTGTTAACACGTCTTTTCTTGCTTTTCATCTTGCTATATATATCCTCACTCTAAAGTGTTTAAAACGAAACTTTACTATGGTTTTTGGATATAATAAATATACTTAAAAAAAAATAAAATGAGTACAAAAACAGTAAAAGCTTCTATGAAAGCTAAAAGTAAAAAGGCTGCTAAGCCATCAAGAGTTACCACACCAGTTATCCAAATGACTGAGCGTGGTCGTAGAATTAAAAAGTACAAATCTATCTGTGAGGCTTCGGCTAACACAGGGGTTAATACTGGTTCTATTTCTAAAGTAGTTAGAGGTATTTGCCAAACAGCTGGAGGTTTCCGTTGGGCTAACGCTTAATTTTAAAACTTCAGGTTTACTAAAAAAGGGTCCTTCGGGACCTTTTTTTATGAAAACATTTTTTTTATTAAGTAGAAGTATCTACATTTGCATTAAATAAAAAAATATGGCAACAGATAAAATCTATTTGGAGTACTTAGACTCGAACAAAAAAACAGGATACGTCTTGGGAATTTTCGACCTTCCATTAGTCCGTCCTCTTACTTTTATAGTGGCAACTATTCTTATTTCTGCTTTGCTACAATATGCCTTTCCAATGTATCATCTTCATGCTATCTTCACACTGATATTTTGTTTTGATTATGGTGTGATTATGCTTATGCGTAATCGAGTATTAGATACTTGTATATCCGAAGAAATCTATTTTGCCATGTGTTTAGAAAGAGACGGTGGAGATCCTCATTTTCCTGAAGACCCTGCACATGTTACTGATAATGACAGACATTACATTTTTGTAGATGCTACGGCAGAGGTTAGAAAAACTAATTTCCTTAAAAAACTAAAAAGCCACTATGTCTATTTTATTTCCATAGTGGCTTTGTATGTATTGTCTTATCTATCTATTCAGTTTATCATGCATAGTATAGGCTATTAAAGATACCTTTACTTTTTAGGTATGTCTCGTAATATCCTAAAAGCTTATTTGTTGGGATCTTTGAATCGCTAGATATAATATTAACTGCAAATGACTGGGCTTTTTTAAGATCACTGAATTTTGGATTAGCTCTTAATTGATTAATTAGTCTATAGATTTCAGCTCCGAATTTTTCAGCCTTCTTTTTCTCCTCTGCTCTGCTTGCTGCACCCTTTGCTGAAGATGCTAAAGCTGCCTCTCTATTTTTCATAGAAGAAGTAGCATCTTGAATTGATTCACCTGCCTCACTCGCTAAAGTATCTGTATTCATTGACTTGAAAGCATCGTATGCTTGGATAACTTTAGGGTAAACTACTTCACCTGGTGTTTCACCAACTCCATCGATAAGATTTCTGAATTTGTTAATTGTTCTAGATACAGTGGTTAAAGATTCTGCCCCGATTGCATCAGCAAAAGCAGCGTATGTAATTGTTGGATTTCCAGAATTGTCCGTATCTGCAAAATCTAGCATTCCTGGAATTCTTAAAATGTATTTATAAGAATCATCTTCAGCTTTACCTAAAGCAAAAAGATATAAAGCAGCTAATTGAGGCTTAGAAATGATTTGCATTTCTCTAGCTAAAGCTCTCATTTCTCCTGGTGTTAATTCTGATTCCTCTTCAAAATAATCAGATTCGTTTACCTTACCCTCTATTAAAGAAATTATATCACTTGGTAATGAACTTTTCCATTCTTCATATATGGTGTTTGCTATATCTTGATCTGTAAGATTGAAGCTTTCAAATAATTTGATGTGTTTAAGCATGTCTTATTTTTATTTGTATATATCTATTTTAAATAAAATCGTAGCGACTTTTTATGTTTTTAAGGTCTAAAGAAGCAAAATCTTTACTCTTTGAAATAAAACTAGGATCGTAATCTTTAAATTTTTTATTCACCTCTTTTTTTGCTTTTTTCCATTCATCTCTATTTTCTCTTCCCTTCCTAGCTTTTTTTCTTCCCTCTTTGGAAACAGAAGCAATTTTATTCCATAGATCTAATCCACCCTCTTTCTTTGCAAAATTCTTATTAATTGATTTAGTTTCTTTGTTTCCATCGATAGCATCCATAGCAACTATGTCTTGCTTGGTTACTTTAACATTTTGTGCTGGTGTTTTAACTTCACCTGGATTAGGTACGGGGTTTCCTGTTAAACAGGCATAAAGTTTTTCCTCTTTTTCAACTCTATCTTTAGTAAATTTATTAGCCTCAGGTAATGATGTAAGCCAATCTGTTGCTGGTTTAGTTAAAGGTCTAATTTTATCCTCTGCGAATTTACCAACAACATCTGCTGCTGGTTTTACAAATCCTGATAATGCGCTACCTATAGTTCTACCGATCCATGAACCAGTGTGATTTTTTTGAAAACTGTCGATAGATGAGGATAACTTTTTAGGCATTAAAAGCATTGTATCAAATATCTTTCCTGCACCTGCCGCTGCTTTTAAAATTGTTTCCATTACCCAAGACATCCCATATGATCCAGCCATACAAATAACAGGTATTATTGCATTATTTGCATATTCTCCAATTTTTTTACCTGCTAATTTACTTACTGCCTTGACTGTTTCTTTTGTACCCACCTTAACAACCTCTTTGGCACCAACGGAAGAAACTGCTTTTGTTGCTAGTCCAGCTATCTTTGATGTAATCCATTCAACAACAGTTTTAAACATAGCAACGTATGACTTGGTTGTTTTTAGAGACTTAACAGTGGTCTTAACCCACGTTTTAGTAGCTCCTCCAACAGCTGCATCAACAGCTCCCGCAGCAGGTACCGCTGCCTTAGCTGAAGTTGAAACCTCATAAATTCCTAGTAGCATGCTTATAGCTCCACTAAAAAGTTTAGCTCCACCTTTTATAAATTCAGAAGCACCTGTTTCTTCAGGTTCAAAAGGAGCTTCTTTTATGATTTTAAATCCTTTGTAAATGTCTGCTCCTCCTGTAGTAACTTGGATTGCTCCTGCTATGATTAATAGTATTGGACCCAAAGCTTGACCAGCAAGAGGTATGAATGATACTATCCCTGCTATCACTTGTAGAACTAAAGAAATATAGAATAGGATATCAGTCCAGTTCTCCTTTAAGAATTCTAGTGTTGCAGATATTATCTCCTTAGAGAATTCCCAAACTTTTCTAGCTCCATCAGATACAATTCCCCAAATTTCCTTTGTCTTATTAACAACAGGATCTACAATGTTAGTTTTAATTGGTTCTATTACATTCTTCTGTGTCCAGTCTTTTGCCTGCTTTAATTTATTTCCTGCCCAGTTCCAAGCATCATCAAACCATCCCTCTAGAATTAGGTTCTCTTTATTTTTAAGCATTTCCATGCTTTTCTCAGAGATCATAAATCCTTTACCGTTCTTGAATAATAAATAGTATCCGTTATCTGATTTTAAATATGATATAGCTCCTCTTCCAAATTCGTATAGATCTTTTTCTCTATCAAACCATTCGGATCTAGCTTCATAAAGCATACCCATTTCATAATTGAAATAAGCTTTTTCTAAAAGGAGATTGCTTTCTTCTTCTGTGTGTCCTTCAAATATTTTACCACCAAAGAAGTCTTTGAATTGATCTATAGACCAAGCAACCATATTATTGTTTTCTATCAAAGAAAACATCTGGTTGATCTTGGATTCAAATAATTGCGAACTATCGAAATTAAAAGATTCTTCTACTTTAGTAAAGTCATCAAATAGGGATAAATGTATCATTTAGCAATTTTTATTATCAGTTATAACTAATTCAGGCTCCATCTCTGTTTCTGTATCATCACCTTCCTCACCATGAGCATATTTATTACCTTTAATTGAAGCTCTAAGGAAGTTAAATACTTCTTCAACGTCATCTTTAGAAGTTGCAATATGATCGGTAGCCCAATCGTGCCCATCCCCAAGGATTGAATCAACCTCCACTGGATCTAGTTCTAGTAGATCCTCACACATAGCTATTAGATTGATCACATTCTGAAAGAACATATAGTTTTTCATTTCAGAGTGATTCTCTTTTAACTTAAGCAAGGTCTTCGCAAGATTTAATCTCTTGTATTTTTTTTCTTTAGCTGGAGGCAATTGAGCTCCTGGTTTATCAGGATCTGTGTCTTGAGATTTAAGTTTGGTTATCTCTTTTCCTAAAAGAGTTTTAGTAACTTTCTCATCTTTATCAAGACCTAACTGAGCTCTTAGTTTGCCTTCACCACCTTTGATTGCTTTTGCTATCCATTCTTTTTTTTCTTTTAATCCACTCACATGGGATTCGAAGGGAACAAGATTTTCCATTTTTTTATTTTATGTTATTTATATATCCTTTTTGATTGGGATACTTTTTATATGTCTCTTATTAATCTGATATAATAGAAGTCTTGTTTACTTCTTGTTCCTAGAAAAGGAGTATCCATTTTAAACATGAATGCCATTCTATCCTTATCTCCATAGGAACTAGCATCTCTTTCTTCCCCTGTCCAATAATAGGAATCTTTTATATTTCCACAGCCAGACTGCTTTATGCTCCATAAAACAAAACACTCGTCAGCTTTTGGTAATCTCCATCCTTCAGGGGATGCAATTTTTTCTGCTTCTTTTGCAATCTCGTAACTTGCCTTAACTATGTCTTCACCCATTACCTCTATTCCTAAACCAGATACAAAAAATGTTTTCTGTTTAGCACGATCTATTCTTTCTTCTAAAGACATCAACATAAATTACCAATTATTTTTAATTAGAATCACCATTAATTTATTTCCACCTTGAAGCATACCAAAAGCCTGTGTTATAAATTTAACCATAGGATTAAAAAAAACCTTTTGGTCTCTTCCTTGATCAGTTTCAACCCAATAGTAGTTATCTTTTAATCCGGTTATTCCCATCTGATATAAAGAATGAATGTAAGAGAATTCTTTTGCATTAGGTAATCTCCATCCTGGGTAATGATCTTCCGCAACTTTAACAGCTTCTTTATAGGTCATTGCTGCTTCTAATTGGATATCCTTAGCTACTAAGTCACCTTCTTCATTGTAATATATAGGTAGAGGCCTTCTTATAGAGAAAGGACCTAAATTTTTTATATCACCTACTTCCATCATTGTATATTTCTTACAGGTCTTACCATTCTATCTATATGAGGATCCAAAACAGACGCACTATAGTTTTTTCCAAATTCCTCAAGTGAGTAATAAAGATAAGTACCATCATCCTTTTGACCGCACCAATACTGACCAAAATATAAATAGACAACTTCTAGATCAGAAAGATTATCAATATATTTCATCTCATCGACAGTGGGAAATCTCCACCCGTCACCTTCTAGAAACTTAAGCTGGTATAATGCTTCTGGATAAGTCCACTCATTAGTATCACCAAGATTTTCATAGTAAATCTCGAGTCCAATGCCTGATAATAGGATATTCTTTTTATTCATTCAGTGGGCTGATGTGCTTGATTACCAATTAAGTTTTCTCTTAAGGTTCGTATTAAAAATTATTCTTGCTACTTCGTCAAACTCGTAAGGCTGACCAGTAATAAATGTACCGGTCTCATCATTAATCAGACATTTATTAAGAAGGAAGTCTCTAGGAATCCCCATTGATCTTAATGCTGTTTTTAAATAGATCCCTTGATTATTCCCCTCATTAAAAGCTGTCGAATATTGTGAATTCGGCCAAAGATAGATACACTTTTCCATAAAAGGCTCGAGTACTCTATAGTCATTCCATACACTGGCAACAGCTTCTAATCTACCAAGAATCTTTCTTCTATCTGTAATGGCTTGAGCCATAGAAGAAGCTTTACCTCTGGCAATCTCCATTTGAGATGAGTTTACTGCACCTGAGTGCTTGCCGAGATCCTGTGCTCTTTTGATGTCTTTACTGTCTGCGAATTTCATTCTTTATATATCCGAATAAAAACCGGGAAAATTTTTTTATTATGATAGATTTTTCTATTATTGCGACAAAATAAAATCGTCATGCTCAATAGAAAGCAACCAGAAGAAATATGGAAAGATGTAAATCATCCAGATTTCAAAGATTATTACGAAGTTAGTAATTTAGGAAGATTAAGGACCAAAGGAAGATTGGTTACTAGGGGTGGTAACAACAACCGATACACCTACAGGAAATCTCCTAGGATAGTTAAATCCCGAAGAGGAAAATATCCACATTTATTTGTCTCTCTTTATTCTGATGAGATCTCAAGTCAAAACAAAACTGCCTATGTGCACAAACTCGTAGCTGAGGCATTTATTAAAAGACCAAGTCCCGAACACATCTACGTAACTCATATCAATAATAACTATGAGGATAATAGAGCATCAAATCTTAAATGGATAACAGCTTCACAGAATTCTAAAACAAATCTTGAGAGGTATCCAGAGAATGCTCTCACTCTAAAAGCCCATAACGAAAAGGTTGGGTATTATGATAGTCTCAGGAGTAAAGCATGGGATAAGAAAAACATGAAGCGTATAGCTAAGATGAAAAAGTGGGGAGTAAGTGTAACGGAGATCTCCAGGATATACGAATGCTCAACAGCTACCATTTACAATATTTTGAAAAAAGTTTAAGAAAACATTTTTTTATGGATTTTTCTATAGAAATATTTTTTTATCTTGATTTGAATTCTTATATTTGGTTTAGTATATTAATAAAAAATAAAATCTATGGCAGTAACAATGACCTCAGCTGAATTGCTGAAAGATTACTTCAACGGTGTATTAGACCGTGCAGATCATCACGCTCAAGGAGTCCAAGAAATTTGTCTTGCCCTAATGGGAGCAGTCATCTGGAAATCAGAAGGCGACATCGAAGTTAAGTCTGTAAAAGACGGTGGAATGGGGAATATCCTATGGTTCCATTCTTCTAAAAACAGATACGCGATGTACTACAATCACTCGACAATCAGTATCGAATTGAGAGATCGTACTATGAACGGTGATACGATCCACGTATTCAATAACGCTACTCCTATCTCGGAAGTGTTTAATGTATTCAAAGGTCTATAAAAAGATCTTAGTCAGGTGGCGGAATTAATTGGTGCTGAGATCGACGCTGTAGGGGAGACAATCCCCAGCCAATTAAACGGTAGACGCTAAGTTATCTAGGCTAGAGATGCCCGACTCAGAAGAGTCCGTAGAAATGTGCGAGGGAAACGTAGGAGATAGTTAAGTTGACTCCTCATCTCATATAGGTTCGAATCCTGTCCTGGCTACTATAAAATAAAATATGACAACAACTGAATTGTTAGAAAAATAAGATAAGATAACAAAAGAATTCGATAAAGAACGTGCTTTGTGGAACTTATTAAAAGCAAACGAGAAACATATTACTGGTTTGATTGAAGAAGATCCCACTGGATATTGGTTTCATAAAGCATTTCGACAAACTGATGTAACTGATAACGGGTACACCGATATGGCAATATGGATATTACTTAGCGAGGCTTCTTTGTTTTGGAGGATGCTAGAAGATAATAAATAAGTTATGAAAAATTGGCTAAAACAATTATTTTGTAATCACGAAAATCGCATTGGATGGTTTCTAGGAATGACCCATTTTAAATGCCATAAATGTGGTAAAATAGTCAGGTGGCGAGATGATAAACGCACTGAATAGTAAAATGATGTGTGATGATCAAACCAAGGTCTTTGAAAAAGGACTAGCTAAAACGATCATTACCTGTAGAGGTTAGAGATTTACTCTATTCCAAACTTACCTAATAAAGATGAGCCTTTTCTTAGATCATCAATATCCTTTTCACCTATTTCTTTAGAGATTAAATCTGAAACCACAGGATCTACAGTTTTTAGAATATTAAATGCTTTAGAAAAAATCATGGGCTCTTCTGAATGAAGTTTTATGAAATAGTTGTACGTAAAATCAGGATCATTCTTTTTGTCTCCAAGGAGAGACATTACTATTTTTCTAGAAACCTGTGAATCTGGATTATCCCCGTTAGGATCTATCGCATCATAATATTTATTGACTCCGTATTTAAGTCCTTTTAGGAATTTATCATTTAGATCCTCCATACTAGAAGCACCAATTGTTATTACAAAATCACCATAGTTACCCTTGGTAGCAGAATACTTGTTTTTATTGGTTAGCTTGAAATTAATAACAAAATGAGTGTATCTTTTTTTATCAAATCCTAGATTAAAAGGATCAATGTCAAAATGAAGTCTAATGTTATTAGGATAAATCTCAGGGTTAAACTTAAGGAGGTCCTTAAAATTCTTATAGTTACTAAGAGTAGGTATAACAGAAGCATCCATAATCATAGTATCCATTCCTTTACTCATCTTGTATTCAGCAAGGATCTCCTGGACTGACGATAGGGTGTAAAGAAGACTCCAATTATTTTTCATCCATTCCACTATATCCTTTTTATCAATACCTCTCTCTAGACTAGTTTCAACATATCTGATGACACAATATTTAATAATCCCCTCTAGTGTATCAGATTTTCCAGAGTTATAAATATTGCCAGAAGCTTCACTCTCCTGCCACCACGTTCCATAGTTTTTATAAATCCTAGTTTTTCCTCCATACCCTGCACCAATGTAAACCCTTCCTGTTTTAACAGGAGTAAACACTTTATCAAAATCTAGGTAAGTTCCACTCCCTTCAGGCTTCACTTTTAAAATTCTCTGTAAAAGCTTACCCGCATCGGTATTCTTAATTGCATCTATAATTTCAAATCTACTCTGTGGATCGGTGGATTCACTTATGTCCCAAGCAGATCTCCTCAGATTAACAAATTCTTCGAATAATTTTAAGTGCCCCATTACCTCTATATATTATGAATCAAAAACCCCAAAATTACCAAGAAGACCAAAACCTTTAGCCTCTTCGTCATCCTCGATATTTCTTATATCAAATATATCCTCATTGACGTCATAGCTTTTTACAAGTTCAATAAATTGCTCTGTTGTCATATCCTCATTATGAAGTTTTTCAAGATAGTCGGTTTCAAAATAACCGGAGATGTCACTATCATCTATATCTCTAACACTTTGTGCTCCCATAGAACTTAGTTCCTCTTCTGTAAGATCCTTACCGTTGTCATATAAATAAATCCTCCCGTCAGCTAAGTCACTATAGTTTTGACTCCAAGCTCTCATTTTAATCATCTCTTGTGGAGTTGGTTCAATGTAGACATTATAAGTGATTGTATTAGGTGTATCATAAAAACACACATACTTAGTTTCAATCTCAATTCCATTAATCAGTACAAAGCCTAGGTCATCAAAAGAATCCCATCCTGCCTCATTCATCTTAACAAAATCGCCAAAGCTTTTTATAGATTTCATAGTGCTATATATTTTTCATTTCTTTCTGTATATGAAGTATATCCCTTTTTCTATTTCATAGTGAAGAACATTAGAACTAAATCTGCTAACTTCATAATCATTCCCATTCTGATCCCAGCCTATAGCATCTTCCTTTTCATCTTCATCCATAAATTTCTTAATGTCCTCATCATCCTCTATAATTAAGGGCTTACCCCCATAATCGTTATCGATGATGACCTCTATCTGAGAGATGAATTCGTAGCCATATTTCCCAATGATGTGTTCTTTTATCTTCAATTCCTTAGACATTGACATTAGGTACTTAGAAATAGCATACACCGACATTTCCCATCCCTCTCCCAATTTCTCTATCTCTTTTTTTAGGTCACTATAATACTCTGCCTTAATAGTATTAGGCATTATTTCAAATAGTCCTAGATCCAAAATTTCATCTCTCATTCGAATAGCCCTTTTTTAATCATGAGATTCAATAGATGCTTATGATTGATCCCTTCTATATTACCACTCCACCCATCAATAGGCCCTCCAATTAAGGATTTTAAATGAACTCTTCCAGTATTGTTAAATGCTACTCCCGGTGGTATGCTCTTTACTGAATCAAGAATAACATTACCATTATTCTCAAAATAACCCCTTGGAGAAATAACAGTCATAGAATCAAGCCAAACATTCCCTCTATTTCTAAACACCACATCAGAAGGTATAGAGTCGACCTCATCCAGAACAACATTTTTGTAATCGTCCAGAACCAAGTTATCCTTCTTATCCATATTATGGGAATAACCTTTCTCGTCTAATATCTTTATAAGCTCTTCTCTTGTCATAATCTTTTACTCATTACATTTAAAACCCTCACCGGTGATATACCATCTATTTTAAAAACATCTGAACTTGTAGTGTCAAGTCCGTTAAAGAAAACATCTCCCGAGTTATTAAACTCCACACCAGGAGGTATAGACCTAAGAGAATACAGATAAACATTACCTCCATTATTAAACTCCACACCAGAAGGTATAGATTTAATATCCAGCCATAGACTACCAGAATTATTAAAAGACACTCTCGGAGGTATGGACTTAATTAATCCCAGATTAACACCACCATCATTTACTATTGCTATCCTATTTCCCTCTATCTTATAGACATATCCCATTACTTCTAATACCCTTATAAATTCCTTTCTAGTCATAATCTTTTGCACATTATATTTAAAACTCTAAAAGGAGATATACCATCTATTTGGAAAGCATCAGAACTATCAGTACTGAATTCATCGAAATAAACACCCCTAAACCTATTCCCTATCCCCTTAAACTCTACACCAGGTGGTATAGATTTAAGTGAATCCAAATGGACTGAACTTTCATTATTAAACACAAACCCCCGGGGTATAGATTTAAGTGAATTCAAAGAGACAAAACCCTTATTATTAAACTCTACCCCCAGTGGTATAGATTTAAGTGAATCCAACTTGACCTCACCTCCATTATTAAACACAACATCAGGTGGTATAGATTTAAGTCTTCCCAAATTGACAGTACCTCCATTATTAAACACAAAACCAGGTGGTATAGATTCAAGTGATCCCAAATAGACACTCCCATTATTATTAAACACAAAACCAGGTGGTATAGATTTAAGTCTTCCCAAATTGACATTACCTCCATTATTAAACTCCACACCAAGTGGTATCGATTCAAGTGATCCCAAATAGACATCACCATTATTATTAAACACAAAACCGGGGGGTATAGATTCAAGCGAATTCAAATTTATATTACCCTTATTATTAAACACAATATCTGGTGGTATAGATTCAAGTGATTCCAAATTGACATCTCTCTTGTTATTAAACACAATACCAGGTGGTATAGATTTAATTGATTCCAAATTGACATCTCTCTTATTATTAAACACAACATCTGGTGGTATAGATTTACTATACAAAACTATATTACCATTACGTGTTATTACGATCTTTTCACCCTCTATCTTATAAGAGTAACCTTTCTCGTCTAATACCCTTATAAATTCTTCTCTTGTCATTTTTGTAATTGTTTTACATCATCCAAACAGTAGGATCCACACCATTATAGAAGTGCCAGAACATTCTTCTTCTACCACCTACAGTATAATAGTTACCTTTATATAATATGAATTGTGTACAAGGTAATTGCCCCCCGATTTTTTCAACCTTATTAAAGTGAGCTATAGATCCTTTTATATAAGACCAGTACTGTGCTTGTCTAATATTTATATTGGGGTATTTTTGTACAAGCCCTAATGTTCCATTAAGAGTATCATCATCTAACCCAGCAGCAATTGCTTTTTTGTATTCGGTTTCACAACTACCCAAATAGTCCGGATCATCTTGTAAAACATCCCAATCGTGATTTTTAAACTTAGTAGTTAATCTTGGTCTTATCCAATCCAATTCAATCTTTTCCATCTTACCACTTTCAAATAAATCACGACACCAAATAATAAAAGGAATAAATCTAGGATCCTCCTCTTTGGCTATCTCAATAAGATCATCTGTTCCTATTTCCCCAGATCTGTTAGGTGGATCAAAATGATTCTCTATCCATTTAGGCTCATTGTCAAATCCCCCTCCCATAACATCAAATATTTCCTGATCTATATTGGAAGGAAGCATCGATCTTAATTCCACATGATTCTTAAATACCCTATAAAACTCCTTAAACTCGTATTCGGGTTTTTTATATTGGTGTTTCTTTTCCAAGAAAGACTCAAATAATTTAATGTGTCTCATCCCTTATATATCATTCCTCACACCGCCTCGATCCCCGAGGCGAACCACCATAACTATCCGCCCCGTCGCCCCGAATTACCACCCGCTTTTCGCCCCGTTCCCCGTCATTATACAAGTTCGCCCCGATATCCTTACCTAAATAGGAACTACACGCGGTTATAGAAATCTCTACTTTACTCGGCCAAAAATCACCACAAAATCCTCAGAAATATCCACCAGTAAAAAAGGGGGGATAAAACCCAAAAATACCGCCAAACACCGCCCTCCCAACCTAACAGAATAAACACCAATAAAACCATCAACCCTACTATATAGTATAGCACACTCATTAGACATAGACTAGTACCTACCCCTATAGTATACACATATGTCATACTCATACCTATAATCACACCAACCATTAAAAAAACCACAATAACAAATAACTCTATCCATATACACATAGACATGACTACCCTAGTACTATATAAGAAGCCTATCCATATACTATATGACACCATCTCTACTATATAGGACATACCCATACTATAGACACACCCTCTTGTGGGGCCGAAGTGCCCCTTCCTAGATCCCTAAACCTTCCCCAATACTAAACCACATTTTAAAGGGAGTTATAGGCATACCCGAGCATCCAAGATATCCCAGTAAAGATCCTATATCGTCCCAGTAAAGATCCTATATCGTCCCAGTAAGAAGGTCCGTAGAATATACTACAAACTGTGAGAGATTAAACCCACTTTCTACGTGTGCCCCGGATAGGCCCCCAGGGGGACCCCACGCGAATGCGCAAAAGAGATTTTTGCTAAACTAGGGAAAGAAAAGTTTCTCTGCTGTTTCGGAGTTTCCCCGGTTGGTTGGTTTCTTTTTGGAGTAGCTTTAATGTCTCGGAGTTGCCCCAGATGGCTAGGTATCTGAGGTGCCTCCTCTGGGAATATCTTCTTGGATTCTTGGAATTTCCCCGTGGGGATTTCCCAGAGAGTTAGGAGACTCGGAGTTGCCCCGATAATTTTCGGAGGTCCGCGCAAAATTGTTGGTGGATAATTTTTTTATTTGAGAAAGATTTATTATATTAAGATCTCAATGGAAGGGAAACTAATGTTAAAAAAATATTCGAAAACTTTTTTTTCTCTCGTGAGAAGTTTCTACATTTGCCTTATAATTATTAAACATCCCAGGTATGAATAAGACGGAAAACAAAAGAGCATGGACCAAGAAGGAGATTCGAATTTTGAAGTCCATGAGCAAAGATGGTAAGACTAATAAAGAGATCTCCGAGGTTCTTGGAAGAACACCTGGGGCGGTAGGATTTCGTAAATCACAAATGCAAATAAAAATGAAAGCAAAAAAAGAACGGGTTAGTCCGGGTGTTGTTAATGGAACACCGGTACCTGTAGTAACCACAAGAGATCAGGCCAAGAGTATGGCTCGTGCAGCACGACATATAGCTCGTGCTAACGGGAAGCGTATTACTATGGCTATGTTTTTTGTTGAGGATCTGTAATTTGTAAACCCCTAAATATAACTTGAGATGCCTAGAAAAATTAGCGCAAAAGAAAGAGTGTCAGCAGTCAAGGACTATGTGACCTCAGGAGAATCACTAAGAGTGGTATCCGAAAGACATGGAATGTCGGTAGAAACCCTTCGCCGTTTTGCAGAAGGTAAAATTCGTAAGAAAGGAAGACGTCCGAACACCAACGGAGTTCTGACCTTGCCTTTCGCTAAGGAGCGTAAGGAGCGTGATCCTAATAAGGCTACTCCTAATGCTAATCGTCGTTGGTCACGCAGTGAGGATGAGCTATTGAGAGATGCTGTCTACAGTAAGTTTACTGTTAAGGAGACCACGGATTTGTTGGGTCGTTCTAAACAGTCTGTCTACTGTCGTAAGAGCCAGCTGATGGATGAGGGATTCATTCAGGACACACGCTTTAATATGCCTACTGGTATTAAGCGTACTCGTCGTAGCTTACCTGTTGCTCCTGTTAGAGCAGAAACTCCTGTCATTGTTGATACAGTGATTACTAAGCCTATCCCTGGTAATGCTCCTAAGAATGAAGTTAATCTTCGAGAGTTGGCTGCTTTGGTTCGTGATTTCGGAGTGAGTGTCACTATGAATGTTACCCCAGAAGGTACAAACATCTTAATGCACAATTAATTCCCCTCTGCCCGTAAGGGGTTTTGATTAGACAGAGAAAGGTCATCCTTAATTGGGTGGCCTTTTTCATTAGGGGGACGTCATAGGGACCCCTTGCGAATGCGCGGGTGTAGGAGGTAAATTTAGGCTTAGTCCAAAGAAAAACCCCAGGGTTGCTGGGGTTTCTTTGTGTTTTCTGTTGGGGTTTTAGTAGTTATCTCTCTCTTCACCTATTATGATCTCATATTTCCAATCCTCAGGATCCTCAGAGTTTCTCATTGTGATATCTAGGGATGTGATTGTCAGAGGAAATCCCTCCACTTTATATTTGATTCTTAATGGATCTTGTAGAGCTTCCGAAGGAACCACGATCTCTTTGATGATGGTTTCATCTTCGTTATCTTCGTCTTCCACTTCCACATTGAAGGAGAGTTTGGTGAGGCGAACAGCTTCCATTTCTATCCCCCATTTTCGGTAGTTCATCTCGCATTTCCAAGAGACGGATCCACCTACAACGGAGCCGGATCTTAGAGAGTAGGGTTCAGAGTAGAGAGAAAGATAGGCGTCATCTGAGCTGATCTTCTGTGTGAATTCCGGATCTTCCCCGAAATTTTCGAATAGTTTAATGTTCATAACTTTTAAAGAAGAAGTGTTTAGGGCTTAGGGGCTTTAACCGGGGAACCCCCGAAGCTTACTCCGTCAGCCGTATTTGTCTTACTTCTCTTATATATTTAAGAAAAGATTTTTTACTTTTTAATAATTGATTACTTTTACCCTATAAAATACAGTAAAGGTGAACGCTGTATTTTGTGCTAGTTCATAATTTATTTTAGGTAGGTTTAAATCCGATCTCGAAAGGGGTCGGATTTTTTTATGGTCCCTGAAAACGGAGAGAGAAAACCACTCCGCAGGACACCAAAACGCTCGGGGGCGCACCCGAATTTTCTTGCACCCAAGAAAAGTTCGGGCCTTTTTGGTGGAAACATTTTTTTGTGCTAGAAAATTCTATTATATTTACGCTCGTTAACCCACATACTAATTAAATAATTTTAGACATGTCACAAAGAGCATTTCCCGGATTTCCAGAAGGATTCAACATGATTTTTTCACGTCAGATTTTTGATGCCTCTATTCAATTAGAGAATCACGGATCAGAAAAAAGTAAACAGCTTTGTGAGATCTATCAAGGTCTTGCAGTATGTTTACTTGCACCGCGAGCTTACTTTGATCTCTTCATGGGTATCGGTCCATACTATGATGAGATGCAGACTTTCTGGAACAAAGAGGTTTATCTGAAAAACGGAGGAGTTGCTGGATCTGGTAAAACCATGCTTATTTCACCTGAAGAATCTGGTCTTGATACTTCAATCTTAAATGATATTCCTGCAGAGCCTTTTAATCTATTAATGGGCATTTTATCATTTACTCAGGATAAGAATGCTATTGAAGGTATTCCTGGTATTAATGATGAGATAAGAGAGCAGATTAGTATCATCAATCGAATTGTATGGGCTATTTACATGGGATCTTTTAAAGAGTCTTACTTTGCTAAGAATCTTAAGATCTTTTCAGATGCTGGTCTTCAGGCTCAGAAAGAATTGAATTCTTTAAGAACAGATTTGAATTAATTTCTTGCTTGTTTTATAAAAAGACCCTAGGAGAGATCCTGGATTTTGTACTATATGTGAAGAAAAAAATTCAGAAAACATTTTTTTCTTTTGATAGAATATTCTACATTAGCGGCATAACCAATTAATAAACTCACTTTATGTCAGTACACCCAAAATTCACCGAGCTAGAATTAGAAGCACAAGTTGATTCTATCATGAATCGTTTCAATTTCGAAAAGGTGCATGCTCATATGGTTTCAGTCAATCATCAATGGCTTATTGGTGATGGTATGGCAATCCCAACTATTAGCCAGCTCCGTATGGAAGCTAGGGTGTTATTGACCAATGCGATTTATTCTAAAGATCACTGTACTAATATAGGTACCGGTGGTTTTGTTGCCTACAAGCTTCCTTGGGGTATGCAATTAACCTTTCAATTGGCTTGGGCGTGAGTGATTGCTATAAATGTCTAATGAGAGAAGGTGTACCTGGGAGTGCACACTCTTGTTGTAAGGCTTTGAGGCATAAGGCTCCACACCCCAACGACCCAGGTGTTATTAAGTTGGAAACTCATTTAGCCATAGGGTTAGTGAGTCTGAAGACCGATGAGGATGAGGAGGTGATTAAAATTAACCCCCATGGTAGGAAGAATGGATGGGCTAACTGGCCATTAGACTTTGATCCTATTTGGGTTAGCGAGTGCAAGTTTTATTTGCCTCAAGATCCAACATTTGAAAAAGTTTAGAAAACATTTTTTTCTTTAAGTAGATTTTTCTATCTTTGCCACATAACCAATAATAATAATTAGTCATGCCAAATCACGTAGTTAACATTCTTACAATTGAAGGTTCAGAAGAACTAGTAACTAAAATTAAATCAGAGATCTCTTCTATTTATGAAGAGGATGGAAAACGCCATCATTTGCACATTGATTTCCATAAGGCTGCTCCTCTACCTGAGGAACTAAAAGGTACAACTTCTCCAGCTCAAATTATCTCGCAGGAAGAATACGATAAGCAAGAAGCTCGTATTGCTGCTGGGGATTTGGAAGAGCACGAGAAAAGATTTGGTGTATCCAGAGGGATTACCAAAGAGATGAGTGTACAGTTTATTAAGAAGTACGGGTTTGATAACTGGTACGATTGGCAACGAAATGCTTGGGGTACCAAATGGAATGCTTACGAGCAAGATCGTCGTGAGAATGGAGATATCAAGTTTGAAACAGCTTGGGCAACTCCAGCTCGATTGATACAAACGCTAAGTGAAAAATATCCGAAGGCAACTTTTAAAGTTAGCTTTGCTGATGAGGACTTCGGTCACAATGTTGGAGAGTATCACATGAAGGCTGGTGATGTGATTATGGAGAATATCCCAGAGGGTGGATCTGAAGATGCCTACATGATGGCTTGCGAAATTCGTGATGAATGGGATTACATTCCTTCACGTATTGAAGAGATGGATGAAGAGGATCTTGAGAATAATTGGGCTAAGATGTATTTGAAGGTAGCTTACAATAAATCTCTCTTTGGTGATTACCAGGAGTTTGCTTGGAACTATCTCGAACAGCTAGCAGTAGAGGAAGAGAATTACGAGATGGCTCAGAAGATCAAAGAATACTTGGATCGAGTAAAAGCTTAATTGGTTAGGTTTTAATTGGTAGTAAAGAAGAGGCTTCGGCCTCTTTTTTTGTGGGCTAAAGTTTTGCTGTGCAGTGCTCCTCCGACGCACTGAGGAACCCCCGCAGAGGATGCGACGGACGGATGTGAAGTTTTTTTCAAAAACATTTTTTTTCTTATGTAGTATTTTCTACATTAGCGTTATAACCAATTAAAAAAAAGACATATGAATTTATTAGAAGTTAAAACATTCGTTCGCAACTGCTCTAAAGAAGAGCTAAGTGATCTTGTTAAAACCATTAATACAATCCAAAGAGATCGTAGAAATGAAGCTAAGTCTCAGTTCGCTGTTGGTGACATTGTGATCTCCGATGACCCACGTTGGTATTACGGACCAGGGAGAATATCTAAGATTAACCAAAAGAACATCGTTGTTAACTGTAACGGTACAATGGTTAATGCTTCACCTGGGTTATTGAAGCACTATGCAAAGGATTAAAAAATTTCGCAAAACATTTTTTTCTTTAAATAGAATTTTCTACATTAGCGTTAAATTAAAACCCACACACAAATGAGTACAAATCGTAAACCAATGAGCGAAGAGGCTAAAGCAAAGATAGCCGAGAGCGTTCGCAAATCATTCGAGGCTAAGCGCCTTGCGGCAGGGGTACAGATGTCCCAGCCTGAAGTATTAACCGTTCTTCCTGAATGTGTCAAGATGGAGGACTTAACCTTTGATCCTAAGCTCTTTGAGCCGATCAAGACGGGTAAGCCCATTGATACCCTTTTGTCCACCGCTGGTGGGTTTCCTAGGGCTACTAACTTTATGATGGTTGGAGACCCAGGTGTAGGTAAGAGTACGGTTGCGATGGATATCCTATCTGATCTACAAACCTCTGGAGCTTCAGTTCTTTTCATCTCTGCTGAAATGGATCGTATCGATTTATATGGTTACGTGAAGCGTTACCCTAAGTTCGGTACAATCGACATTCTTTTCCTTGGAGAGTATTTGGATCAGAACCCTAAGCTTATAGTTGAGCATATGCTTAACAGGGGATATGACATCGTATTAATTGACTCCTTCGTTGAGGTGCAGGATACAGTAAAGGAAGCCAATGGTATGACTACCGGAGCCACTGAGAAATGGTTGATTGATCAAATGCGTAACAATAACTCTGGTAAGAACGAGAAGAGTTTATATACGAGCTTCCTGTGTATCCAACAGGTTAACAAAGGAGGTAGCTTTGTTGGATCAAACAAGCTTAAGCACAACACCACTGGTATGATGGAGGTACGTTTCGAAGAAGACGGAACAAGATATGTTACCTTCACTAAGAATCGTAGAGGTGAAGTGAATAAGCGTATGTTCTTTGACCTTTCAGCAACTGGAGACGTTAGGTATGACTCAACCAGATATGAATTGGATGAAGCTGCTCGTCAGGTGCTTGAGAGTGAGAAAGAAGAACTTAGAAAAGAGTCATCCGGATTTGATGCAGCATTTGGAATGGTGGAGGATAAATTCGAGGACGAATAAAGATGTGTGGGTGCCTGGGTGAAACTGGTTCAGTGGATCCCAGGTTTTCCTTTTCATTTTTTATCTCAAAGAGTATTTCTTAAATTTGTAAAACCAATAAAATAAAAAATAAAATGGCAGCAGTTCAAACCTTATCACAGCAAGTCTACGACGCTCGTATGGCTCAAGCTCTCAAAGTCCAACCGATTAGGAAAACAGTTCCACTCGGGGATATTCGAATTGTCAATACCGGTGTAATCCACATCAAGGATAAACCAATTGCTATGAACCGCCAGGCTTTCTCGCAGTTGGCAAAAATCCTTGGAGTGCCTATCCAATTCCAAGGACGAGTGGATAAGTTCTTCGGGGAAGAAGCAACCAGCAGCATTGTTAACAAAATGAAGAGTGCTCTTATCCAACAAGGCATGAGCACAATCACCATCGTTGCTAACCCTAAAGAAAAACAGATCATCGGCTTTTTGAAGCGTGATAGTCAGTACGTTTCTAATGGTACTTTCTTCGGTGTTGCAAATGACATCATCGATGATCACAACCTTTTGGTACGTGACTTCTCAATCAACCCCAATGATGGTGGTATCACTATCAATTGCTTTAATCCTAATGCAGGATTTCAGATCGGTGATTTCAAAGACGAATTCTTCCAAGGAGGAATCACTCTATCAAACTCTCTCGATAAAGGCATCATCGTTTCACCTTACATGAACCGTTTGGTTTGTCTCAATGGAATGATCGGTGAAAGCTTTGGAGAGTCTTATAAGCTTAAAGGCTTAGGACCTTCTTACATGGAGGAACTTAGAACTCACCTAGGAGCTTTGGAGAAAAGAAACTACAAACCATTCTCTTTTGAAGAGCGAGTAAAAAAAGCAATGACAACTAATTGCAGCTACGCTGAACTTGAAGCAGCAGCAGAGTTGATCATTGGACACTCTGGAGCTAAGAAGGATGAGATTGGTAAATGGGTACCTATCCAAGAAACAGACAAGAAGTTCATTGACTTCGGTATCATTCCTAGTCTCATGAATGCTGACAAAAAGAAGAACGCTAAAACTGGTACAACTGTTTGGGACATGGTTAATGGACTAACACACTTCGCAACTCACGACAGCGTATTTAAGGTTTCAGAAGATGACCGAAGAGTTATCCAAAAAGAAGCCGGTAAGATCATGTCAGGTACCTACGATATGGAGAACATCATCCTATCTCCTTTCAACTAAGAAAACAAATTTATGTCTTTCAAAAAAGCCTGACTTCGGTTAGGCTTTTTTTTGTGGGTTCTGGGATAAATAAATGTATGAGTACAGAAATCGAAATCAATACCCCAAACGGTCGGGGGATCCTCGGATATAGAGGAGCACCGATAGCTTATGTTACCGAACTTGGATATCTCATGTTAAAAATATGGTATCCTAGTAAGAGCGTGTTCGTAAACCACAAGATATCAGACATTAAGGAAATAATCCCTTCAGAATTTACTATAATAGATAATAATGAATACGAATACGAATATGACGAAGAATCAGAATCAGAACCAGACATTGCTTCCTTGGGATGAAATTATAGATCGTCTTTACCATAGACAGGATCCCGGAGATATCCTGAACGATCTAGTTAAAAGAAAGAAGATTCATCCTGATGATCTTTCGAAGTCTTTGTCACTAATATCAGAGATGAAAGAAAAAATAGAATCATTCAGGATAGGTAAATAAGAGGGGGCGCCCGAGGGACCCCGCGTATGTACGTGCGTACGTGAGGGATAAATACATAATAAACTATGCAACAACTAGAAACATACTTAGGATTGGCTGATTGCCACGGATTAGTTAGCTTCATTCCAGATCCTGTGGTGGGTAAACACTCATTTACAGACATTCTTATCTTCGGCGAAGATGATGCTGATAAGAATAAGAAGGAAAGAAACAACATGGTAAACGGTATGTACATGAGTGCTTATCATAACTCACAAAGAAGAACCGTTGTTTACCAAGCAAAAGTTACAAATGAAGTTGCTAACGAGATAAAAGAATTATTAGATGATGGTCAAAATATAGATGCTCTGATAGTTCTTAAAGATCGTAATAATGAGATTGGTATTTTACAGGGTCTACCAAACGCTAAGAAGTTCTGGGAACAGATACCAAATCCTGATTTAGATCCTTTCCACTGATGATACCCTCCATGGAACCCCCGAACTCGGATTATATCATCCGGTTTTATGCTAGCATTTTTGGGGAACCCCCGACAGGATGTTCAAAACGTGGTTAATTTTTTCAGGCATAAATATTTTTATTTTTAGAAAATTCTAAATATATTTGTGGACATGAAAAAGAGCGGTAAAATATTATTCAACATGTACAAGGCATCACAGCGTGAAGAAGCTAAAATGGCTGGATTTTATGACGGCCGTTTTAAACCTCGAGTAGTTGAATTAAAGAAGAACAAAAAACCAAAGCACAGAAAGCAATTAATAGAGTACTGATGAAGTTGAATGTAACACACAAATCGTTCGAGGAGAAGATTAAGCATGGTGAGCTTAAATTTGAATACACCAAAAAAGACGGTAGCATAAGAGAGGCAAAAGGAACGTCAAGGTTAGACATGATCCCTGAGGGCTTACATCCTAAAGGAGGAGTAAAGGCAACTAAGGGTACACCTTATTTCGATATTGAAATTAATGAGTGGCGTTCTATTACATCTGATTCATTAATTTCCGTAGATGCGAATTCTCTTATGGAGATTCCAGGAATGCCATTACTTACTGAAGAAGAGATTCAGTTTATGCTTTGGAATGACGGAGACCTACAGGATCTTTGGTTGGCTAGATTTATTAACTTGATAGTTGATGCAACTCAACAAGATGCTTCAGAACTATTGAATGGCAAATTCAAAAATCTAATTCGTGTGGCTAAAAAATGCTCTGAGGATCCTTTAGAGTTTGCTGAGCTAAAGGAAAGATGGGACAAATTAATAAATTAAAGAAACCTTTTCATAACCATCTGTAAAAAAATAGACATGAGCATCAAAAGAAAATTCTATAGGTTTTTATTAGGAGCGGGAAATACTCTTAAAAGGTTTGATTTTGTCCCACCTCCAGTAATAACAGAAACACAAGAATTGGCTATTAAAATATTTGAAAGATCCCTACTTAAACCGGATGTTGAATTATTGATGGCTCCTCTTTCTTTGACCTACTACGTTCATTCAGATGACATATTCATCATAATGGATGGAACAGACCTAAGGATTATCAATGGCAAATATGAGTATCACATTCTGTTGAATGAAAAGATACACAATAAGCTCACTATGAAATTCAAGAGGGTTTTAGAAAACAAGAGAAAAAAAATGGAGCAGGAGATGCTTTCTAATACAAGAAGGAGTCTACAGAATATATTGCAAGACTTAGCATAATAATTTATTTTTGTTGGTTATCAAGAAGCCCAGGAGAAATCCTGGGTTTTTTGTTGTTGGTGTTTTCCGGATACCAACAGGCGTATTTAACCGGGGAACCCCCTCGGGGTGAGTAATCACCGTTTAAAGTTGAGTGATAAACATTAAACAATATTTTTCAGAAAACATTTTTTTATCCAAGTAGAAGTTTCTACATTAGCGACACTAACCAATTAAAAAAAAAGAAATGGAATCTATTCAGCCAATTATCAACGGGTCAGTAAACCCAAATCTTACACCAGATCTTTTCAACGAGCTTCCTTTTGAAACCAAAAGAGGAGTGGTTTGGAATGTTATGGTTTCAATGGGATTCGCACATTGCTTCCCTGGTGTTGACACACGTTGTTATGAAAAACCTACTGAAGTGTTTGAGCATTCATCAATCACAGAGGAAAATGCCAACGAGCTTTTTGTTTCTTTGAAAGAGAAATACAAGAATCATCACAACAAGATGTTGTCAAAGACTAAAGATCTTTACTATGAATTGGGCTATAAGATATACAAAGCTCAGAGTGAGTTAGGATTCGGAGGTTTCATTGAGTTGGATGCTCAGCGTCTTAGAGGATATCTTTCAGCTGGAGGTTCTTGGAACGATTTCAATCATAGCAATGTTGGAGCAGCAGTTTCTAAAATTGACAGTCTTGCTCCGCGTAGGGATTACGGGGTTAACAACCCAAATACAGGCTACACGATGCACAGTTGGAAAACCAATCATCGATGTGAGTATGTTATTTTAAATTACGAATTTATTGATAAGAAAGACCTGGAGAGAGTTCAGGCTTTCTTTAAAGAACATTGGGAACCTAAGGGAAAGTCTATCAAGGCTGACAGTGTGAGAATTGATGTTACTCAACATGATGATAGCGGAACATACTTCTCAGTTGAACTTATTTGGTGGTGGGATTAAAAATGAATCTGAAAACGGAAAGGAGCTTCGGCTCCTTTTTTTGTGTGCTAAGGTTTTGTGTGAAGCTCTCCTCCGACGCACTGAGGAACCCCCGCATGACAGATGTGAATCAACCTATAGGTTTATTTTTCTGAAAACATTTTTTATCCATGTGGAATATTCTATATTAGCGACATAACAATTATACTTATACCTTATACTTATACTTATGAAATTAACTAAAGCACAAACCAATTTTCTTAATAATAATGTTCATGGAACTTGGGAATTAAATTCTAAAGGGCTTGTTGATGTAGAGGGACATTTTACTTGTACCTATACGAATTTAAAAAGTTTTAGAAAGATTAAGTTTGGCAAAATATCTGGATCTTTCTATTGCAGTCATAACAAACTCACATCTCTTGAAGGAGCACCACAAGAGGTTGGAGGGAATTTCGCTTGCAATAGTAACCAACTCACATCTCTTATAGGAGCACCACAAAAGGTTGGAAAGAATTACAAGTGCGGACATAACAAACTCACATCTCTTGAAGGAGCACCACAAGAGGTTGGAGAGGATTTCGTGTGTGTTTATAACCAACTCACATCTCTTGAAGGAGCACCGCAAAAGGTTGGAGGGGATTTCGAGTGCTATGGTAACCAACTCGCATCTCTTGAAGGAGCACCACAAGAGGTTGGAGGGAATTTCGAGTGTGATTAACAGTTTTGAAATTTTTTAGAAAACATTTTTTTATCTAAGTGGAATAATCTATATTAGCGGCACTAATCAACTAAAAAATGGATACTTTAAAATTCAAAGCAATTATCACAGGACCAGAAGCTTATCTTCCAGGGGGAGTTAAAGTTGAGGATTTTGAAATCACCGAACAGGACGTTCTTGAGGTGATACAGGAGGATGAATCTAGTGAGGATGCAATTGCGTACATTAAAGAAGAGTATTGCGCAGAATGGGAACAGAACTGGTGTAAAGTTACACTCTTAACTGAAGAGGAATTTGATGACTTGATGAAGCCTGCAGGTCCAGTCCCTCCTCCAAGAGTTTCCTAAAAAATAATTGGAATATTTCAGAAAACATTTTTTTCTTCAAATAGTTTCTTCTAAGTTTGCAAAGTCTAATCAAAATAAAGTTTAACTTAAAAAAAGGTAAAATGAAAAATTCAAAAAATTCAGTTATGTCAGCAGAGGACAAAAAAGCAAAAAAAGCAGCTTACGACAAAGCATACCGTGAGCGCAAAAAAGCAGGATTGGTTGGTCGCCCAGTTGATGAGGCACCGGTAGATACCAAACCAGCTAAAGTGAAAACCAAAAAGGCTGAAGCAGCACCAACCGCAGAATCTGTGGCTGAGTCTTTCACCAAAACATTTGGCTTCCCAGTTCGCTTGTACTGGAACCAGCGTATTGAAGATGTAAACTCTTCATGTGCTAAACCCGGAACAGAACTCACCTTTGAGGAAATGGGTAAGAAAGGTAAAGCCACATTGTACCGAGTACGTCGCGGAAAACGTAACTTCTTCACCACTTCAAAAGAGTTGGTTGAGCCGGCAAACTAAAAGCACAAACCATCAAATCAAAAACCCAAGCCTAAGCTTGGGTTTTTTTGTGGCCAATGGAAAAAACCGGCCGGCCTGGATACCTGATGAGGAACCCCCGCAGACAGATGTGATCTCGCATCTTCTTCAAAAATAATTGGAAAGCATTTTTTTATGTAAGTAGAATATTCTAAATTAGCGTCATAACCAATTATAATTATAAATACTATGAGACAACTAAAAAAAGAAGAAGTACAAAAGGTAATTGACTTTTTGTTTCAAATTAAGAACGATCCACAGTTTGATTCTAACCACCAACAGTATCGAGGATTTGTTACTGTAGGAATTGAAGAAAACGGTGAGGGGATTGGCTTCACAGCAGACTATCTTAGAGAGAATGGATTTCTAACAATACTTGAATATCCGCATGTGTTTCTTCCGATATTAAGAGCAATAGGTCTTGACACAGAAGTTCTTAGTGAAGAAGAAACTACATTTATTATTATAGAATAATTTGAAAAACATTTTTTTATCCAAGTAGAATTATCTACATTAGCGTCATAACCAATAAAAAATAAATAATTATGAGTTTCTGGGCAAACACAAAAAATTTTAAAGTATCGAACAAAAATGGTACAAATTATCTAAGTGTTGGGGGTGTTCCTGGAGGATATGATAACAGGGAGATCTTCATCTATCCTATAGAAAAAGCTTTAGAGAAATCTCGTAAAGCTATAACTGAAGAAGTTGTAAAAGTTGCGATTAGGTCTTTTAAAAAGATCGGTGATCACAAACAATTGAAAGAAGACCTAGCTAAACCCAATAAATGGTGGACATCTAGTTTGCATGGAAAAAATAACGATGTTGAGGATAACCACTACTATGCAGGGGCAGCTTATCTTGTATGGTGGCTATCAGCACACGAGGGTAAAGTACTTGAACATGATTTCAGTTTTTAATCAATCATAGCTGAGTGGTCTAGAGATTACGGAGACCAATAATTTGAAAAACATTTTTTTATCCAAGTAGAATTATCTATATTAGCGGAATAACCAATTTAATTCTAAAAGATATGACAAGAATACTCTCATATGATGACCTCAAAAAGGAGAATAGGAAGGCTCTGAGCGCCCTTATCACTCTCTGGGAAGAGCTTTCAAGATGCTCTAGGGAATCCGCTAGAAAAGACCTTAAGGAGGATTGGGGTTTTAGATATAGTGTAACTGGAGAGCTAGGAGATGGCCAGTACACTTTGATATTTAGAGATGACCATTCTGGTGATAGATTTCACTATCACGACTACAGAAAAAAATGGATTTAATCCTCCGAAGCGTTTTTTTATCCGGGTAGAATTATCTACATTAGCGTCATAACCAATTATACTAAAAGAAAATGAGAGTACCAGAAAAAGCTAGAAAATTAGCGGAAGCCCTCAACGGGACAGTGAAAAAAGACACTCACTTTGACAACCTCTACATGATTAGCAGCGATCTCACAGTGGAGAAAGAACTCCAGATAACTTTTCTCTCGAAGAAAGAAAGTTGTCAACCTGAATGGGTGCCAGGATTTTTTATCGGGAGGGGTGACAGCGATGAGCACGACTTTCTTTGTAGTTCATACGAGGAAGCTCTACGTCACGTGAAAGGATGTATTTAGGAAAGAATAGATTTAATTCTTAAAACATTTTTTTATCCAAGTAGAATTATCTACATTAGCGTCATAACCAATTAAAATCCTATTAACATGAAATCATTTAATGTATCAATTGACGAGAGCAAAATCAACGGTGATCCAAAAGGAGAAAAACTATTTGCAGTGGTTTGGGTAGATGTTGAAGATTCTGAAGACACTCGAACAGAACTTTGGAGAGCTAACAATGAAGATGAACTTCAGGGACTTATAGGCGAATACTTTGCAGATGGTGATCCTGATTACGAGCCAGGTGTTCATGGTCCTGATGTTGATGACGAGTTTGGTATTACAATTCTTGCAACTGAAATTGGAAATATTCCATAAAACATTTTTTTATTCAAATAGAATTTTCTACATTAGCGTCATTAACCAATTAAAAAAATAAAAACATGGCAACACGTTCAAGAATCGGAATCGAAAATCAAGATGGATCAGTAACTTCAGTTTACTGCCACTGGGATGGTTATCCTGAAAACAATGGTCGTATATTGAATGACCACTATCAAGACCGTAAGAAGGTCGAGCAGTTAATTGCCCTTGGGTCAATTAGTTCTTTGGATAAAGAAATTGATGCCCCGGAAGGACACACATTCGAAAACCCATCAGAGGGTGTAACAGTAGCTTATCACCGTGACCGTGGAGAACCTTTGCAAGCTAAAAAAAGCATTGCAGTAGAGAATTACTTTGCAGGTGACCTTGAAGAGTATGGCTACTTATTCACGAAGGACAACGAATGGGTAATCAAAGATGGTTACTCTGCAAGAAATCAACCACCACAGAAATTGTCAGCAGTTCTAGATGGATCTGAATTGCTGGTCGGAGGCCATTAATTGGTTAGTTGGGTTATAAATCAAAATCGGCTCGGAGTAATTCCGGGCCTTTTTTGTGGGCAAAGGAATTCTGGATGTGGCTGTGGAGGCGATGTTGAGGAACCCCCGGCTTCGGATGTTGTCCAAACCTATAGGTTTATTTAAAAAATATTTCCAAAAACATTTTTTTATCCAAGTAGAATTATCTACATTTGCCTCACTAACCAATTAAAACAAAATAACATGAACAAATCAAATTTAACAGAAGCTTTTAAAGAGCTCCGTAAGTTAGGTTACTTTGCACGTCAAAACTTTAAATGCTGTCAAACATGTGCATGGGCAGAAGTACCAGATGAAAAAGGCGAACGAGCAGTTTTCTATCACAACCAGGATAACTCGGAATTGAGGAGTACTGGAGAATGTCATCTTGCTTGGTCCGGCAACGGAAACGAAATCGTATCTGTTCTTAATAAGCACGGTGTAAAAACCGAATGGGATGGATCAGAAAACAAAAGAATCAAAATTAACATTAACTAATCTAATCAAGAACATGGCAAAGGTAAGAGCATTAATTAACGACCCTCGTATTCCTGGAGGATCTAAGGAAGAGATTGAAAAAGATTATGATTTGGAAGTTGACATGAACGAGGATGGAACATTTTCAGTTGAAGGAGATCAGGCAAACGTCGATTCCTACATAAATGAATATGGAATATTCGTAGATGAAGATGACTACGAAGAATTGGATGATTAGAAAATTCAGCAATCATCAAAAAGGACCTTCGGGTCCTTTTTTTGTGGCCTAAGAAAAACCTATGGCTAGCATAAGACTGCCGAGGAACCCCCGCAGCACATCCTACTTTTCCCTACTTTTTCCTTATAAAAATAATTGGAATTTTTTCAGAAAACATTTTTTTATCCAAGTAGAAGTTTCTACTTTAGCGTCATTAACCAATTAAAAATATAAAGACATGAAAATCGTATTAACTCACGAAGAATCAGAAAAACACTTTCACAACGCATTGTGTAACGGTAGTAACATTTCCTCTTATGGATTATCTCTAGATTATACCGAAAAGGATTACAAAGAGGCAAAGAAAAGTTTGACAGACAAACAAAAGAAAGGAATCTTTACAGACACAATTTGTCGAGAAGATGTTTGGATGGAAATCCTAAGAATCGGTGGTAAGCTAACTCTAGTTGATGAAGAGAACGGAGTAGGTAATAAATCAATTACCTTAAAGCATGTTCATTCACGTGTGGCTATGACACCCCTACGTCATTTAATGGATGCGATTAACGAGAATGATGATGCAGATACTGCAGATTGTATTCTTCAAACTGTATTCTATAAAGAAGTAATCTTTGGGTAATAAAAATATTTCAGGAAACATTTTTTTATCTAAGTAGAATATTCTACATTAGCGATACTAACCAATTAGATTAAAAGTTATGACTGAACCACAAAGAAAAAAATTAAGTAAGATTATCGATCTGAACTGGGACCTTAAAAGCGAGACCAATCCAATTAAGGCATTTGAAATGGCATCGGAGCTTAGCCAAATGAAGAATGAGCTACGAGATGACATGGGTCACGAAGCTTATGACACCTTCATGGATAATGGACGTAAAATGTTTGCACCTAAAACTTCTGCACAATGAGACTATATCACGCAACATCCGCAAACAACGTAGAGTCAATTAAGAAGAAAGGATTGATCTCTCGATTCGAAGGTGTCTATCTCACTGATTCAATTGAATCAGCTCAGAGATGGATAGGATTCAGATTACGTGCACAAGGCGAGACTTTACTAGCCATAGTGGAGGTAGAAGTTGATGAGAAGAAGTTAGAAGAAGGTACTGATCATTCTCCATTTATGGTGCAATTGTTTGGAGTAGGTAAGAGTTTACTATCTCCTAAGAACATCCCGGCTAAAGCAATTAAAGAGATTCACCTCTTCAAAATGGGGTAATCTTTTTTTAATCAGGTAGATTAATCTATATTTGCGCTAAATTTTAAAACTAATAACAATGGCAAAAGTCAAATCATCGGCTACCAAGCCAAAACAAAGCGGTTATTATTATGAAATCGCTAAAGGAACGAAACCAATAAACAAACCAAAGTAAGAATGACAAACACTCTTTTAGAATTGGTTTCTAATCGTGACATCCACATCAGTGATTTCTACCGGATCTTCTTTGAGAAGTTCGGATTAGAGTTCCGTGGTGAATACACTATAAAGGAATTGATAAGAAGAGTAACTGAAACGAAAGTTGATATTGTAAGTGTGAGAGGATATACCTTCCCAACTGATGTTGACTTTCTTATTGATGAGCAATCCTCAACAGACTTCAGGAAAAAATTCTTTGGTGCTGTAATGTTCGAAGATGAAGATTCTAGAAAGAACTATGAAAGCATAATGGAAGTCATTGATAAAGTTTATGTCTTGGACGAGTTAGAAGTTAAATCTCCAGTAGCTAGTAATACTACGGGATATGCTTTTGTTTACATCCGAGGCATTGAAAAAGATGACAAACCGATTTTTGGGACCAGAACCGAGGTGATGGTTATAAAAATACCTTATTAACATTTATATGTTAAAAAGTTGCATAAAGTTTTTTTAGAATAGAAAAATATCATAGATTTGCAAAACTAAACACTTGAAACAGATGAACTGGGAAATGTGTAAAGCATACGGAGTTATTCAGGTTAACCCTAGAAACAACTCAATTAGTTTATACTACGATAGATTCAACTATCAAAATGTACCTAGCCCAAACTTGTACATGGAAATTGAATCTGCAATGTGGCAAGGAAACAGTCTAATAGTCCGAGGAATGGATCAATACGGAGGTCAAAGAGTCTATATTTTCAACGACTTTTATAATTATCAGCAAATCTTGTGAACAAAAATCAAAAATTAAGCTTTAATAGAATATGAATCGCAAAGTAACGGTAACGCTTGAGAAACAACTGAAGATGTTTTCTAGCCTTAAATTCACTGAAAAGGGAATTACAACATTGAAACCTGGGTCAACAGTAACATTTGAAGAAACTGGTAAATTTCATACAGACGAAGAAGGTAAGGAACACAAAGTTCTTCGCCTACGCAGAGATACAAGAAACTATTACACATTTGACAGTTTAATCAACTCCTGATAAACAAACCACCAGGATAAAGCGATGCTGCCAAACTCCTGATACCTGGTGTATTTTCCTGCCAGATCAGCCTGTTCAAAAGAGCAGGCTTTTTTTGTGGCCTTTGGATTTTAGCATCCGCAACACGGATGTCGTGGTGAGGAACCCCCGCAAGGTATGCAGCCGCTTTGCATACTTCGATGAAAAAAATTTAGGAAAAGATTTTTTTATCTAAATAGATTTTTCTATCTTTACGCTCATAATATAATTCAATGTCTAATAAAACATATATGATTATCGAAGCTGATCCTGATGGCGACGGCTACGAGATTCACAAAGAATTAAAAGAAGCTAAGGATGCTTTCGAAGAAAGAAAAAAAGGTGGGTCATTTTGGAGCGAAGGAACTCTTTATCTTGTTGAAATAAAAAGTAAGAAGTTTGGCTTCGGAGCAAACGGAGACATCTACGGAGCTAGTATAATTGAAGAACATCAATTTGAACAATAATATGTCACACGAACACGCATCACATCTAAAAGGTAAATTCTGGCAAGACCGTGAAATCGTTCATGCTGTAGACTTCCCTGCTAATGGAACATTCAAAGCATTCTATGCAGCAGAGAATCACTTAAAAGAGTTAGGATATTGCGTTGGTTCTATGAGCCGTCAGGAGCCAATAGGCTTCGCATACGAAGCCGAATATGTTGCTAAGTGGTATAACCTTAGTTCATCAGATAAAGCTCGGCTAGACGGCGTTATTTTAGCACAAGACGAGTTCAGAGAAGGAGGAGCAATCATTTTATTTTTTACACCACCTAAATATTAATTATGTCAGAAAAATTATCTACAGCTGAGTATGAATTTTGCATGCACAAAAAAGACATGGCTGGATCATTTATTGATTCTTTAATCAAGACAATGTACAAAGCAGATCTGGAGAATATGAATAACTTAGCTAAAGGTTATCCGGAGCTAACTAAAGTTGTATTACGATACAAGAACGAAAAAAATTATTGGTTGAATTTAATGGAGAGATGGAACGAAGAGTATCCACATCATCCTTTTACGATATAGTGTTGGCGTTTTAATTGGTTATAGACCTAACACGTCGGGGCCGGTACTTTAAGTATCGGCCTTTTTTGTGGTGTGGCCCTCCTGGGGGCTCCGTGCGTATACGTGCGTACGTGCGTGCGTAGAGGGGGAAACACAGAGACTAATAGCTCTTCTTTCGGAATCGAAATCACATAAAGATAACAGAGGAACCCCCTCATAAAAAAAGCATCGCCTTGTAATTTTTCTTTACATTTACAATATAAAGAACAAAGATATACATATGGATACTTGCATACAATGCGGACAAGAACATAATAAAAGAGGAGTTTACTGTTCAAAAAAATGTACAGATAAAGCATACAGAGACAGAAAAGCAGGAAAAGCAAACGCATTACCCATACTTCACACTAAGCCTAAGGAAAAGATTGTTGTTAATGTACCTAAAGAAACAGGTCCTAAACTTAAATGGTGTAACTTTTGTGGTGCAACTTTAAATGAATCTTCAATGTTACAGTTCTGTAATAAAGAACATCAACTAGGCTACTACGAGGCTATAAGTATCGGAGGAACCCTCAAACTAAGAATCGATTCAAGGACAACAATTGAAACTAAGAAGTATGAAAGAGTTCAGCAACTGATAGAAAGTATGATGTCAAGAAACAGCTTCCTGACTATGTTCGGTTAAGGAACCTCCTCCAACGGATTATCGGAGGAGATCAAAAATGAGGAACCCCAGAAGCTGATCAGGCCCGCCGAATTATTCAGAAAAATATTTTTTATTTTTTCCAAGAAATATTTTTTTTTATTCAATAGAATTTTCTATATTTGCCTCACTAACCAATTAAAGAAAAACAAAATGGCAAGTTTAACAAAAATCACTCACGACGAACTCAAAGACAGACTTCGTCAAGGCGCACAGAAATTTTATTTCAGAAAGGTTGGAGGCGAACTTCGTATCGCTTTAGGAACTTTGGACCTAAATCGAGTTCCTTCAACAAACCAACCTAAGGGAGGAACAAAACCAGGAAACGCAACTTCATACTACGACCTTGAAAAGGGAGCTTGGCGAAGCGTTTCTGATACACAAGAAATCTGGGTCGATTAGGCCTGGGTGTTGAAAATTAAATGAGCAAAGAAAGGAACTTCGGTTCCTTTTTTTGTGGCCAAAGGAATTCAGGATGTTAACAGATGATTCTTCCGAGGATCCCCCGACGAAGAATCGGGCAGCCAGCCCTAATTCTTCTCTATAAAAAAAATTGGATTTTTTTTCTGAAAACTTTTTTTTATCCAAGTAGAATATTCTACATTAGCGATACTAACCAATTAAAAGAAAGTAAAATGGAATCACCAAACAAAAGTCAGCTTATTAACAAGATCGCAGAATTATCAACATTGCTTGGTATCACAGGATCAATTTCAGAAGATGGTCAAAGTCTTTTCATTGCCCATTCAACAATGACAATTCTTACAGCTTCACAAGATCCTGAACATGCTAATCTCTTAATGAAGCATCTTCACAACTTCATTAGTGAGGTTCAAGTTATTCAAGGGAAAAAAACAATTGGTGAACTTGTTGCTGAAAAGCTTGAAGAATGTAAGAATTAGGAATACCCTTAATCTAATTAAGCCCGAGATTACTCTCGGGTTTTTTTGTGGGAAAAGTTTACGTCCATCGGTAAAGTTGCGGGGGTTCCCGATATATAGATCATCCACGGCTTAGGACCGTGATGTTACGAAAGTTACATCGAGGCTCAGGGTATTTCGCCACCTCCCTGAGCCTCATTTTTTGTGGTTATTTTTAGAAAACATTTTTTTATCCAAGTAGAATTTTCTATATTTGCAGCATAACCAATTAAAAAAAAGAACATGTCAAAAGCAAAATTCACTCAGGTGGCACCAAACGAAGTAAGAATTGATTACAAAGGTCACAAATTCATGCTCATCGAAAAAGACCGAGGTGTCTATGGAATGGGTAAAGCAGTACAGCTTTATGTGCTAGAAGGGTTTGAAAAGAAACACCTAAAAGAAGTAGCATGGACCAAAACCGACAACCACAATCCTGGTAAGGACATGAAAAATGCCTTATTAACGCATTTCGCCACAATGGATGAATGCAAAAAAGCAGCAGTCAAATATATTGATCAGCTGATGTAAAATCAGAAAACGTTCACAAGAAAAGGTCCAGTATTCCTGGACCTTTTTTGTTGGTCTAAAAACTGTCGCGATCAGCCAGACCGTCTGAGGAACCTCCGATGACAGATGTGAACCCACATCTTCTTCAAAAAATAATTTGAAAAACATTTTTTTATCCAAGTAGAATTATCTATATTAGCGTCACTAACCAATTAAAAGAGATTAAATGAGCTTATTAAAATTTTCAGACGGAGAATCTTTTGACACTTCAGGACCTTTAAGAAAAGAAAAACGTTACGATGGATGGTACGTTTTAGGTGAAGGAAAATTAATTCCTGTTAGTAACGAACAAGAAGCTGATAAACTTATTAACCAACTAAACCCAAATAAATAATGAGAGATCAATTTGAATTAGGAACATCAGTTCCCCACGACGAACCTTGCATCCAGCTAGGTGAAAACGATTACTCAAAGTTTAGCAAGATGGAAGCTAATGCTTTGATAAATCAAATAACCAGATCCATAGGAAAACCTCCTTATGGAACAGGTTTAAGAATCATCTCTTGTGCACATGACTTCGGAACGTACTATGACGTTGCAGTTGTGTATGACGATGAAGACGAAGAGAGTCAAGCTTACATGCTCAAAGCTGAATCAGCAATCCCTTCTAAATGGGACAAAGAGGCAATCAAAGAGTTAAAGGAACAAGGTTATCCTGTTGGTGAGTATCACGAAGGTTTAAGATAACCAAACAAAAACAAAAAATTAAAAAGAGACTTCGGTCTCTTTTTTTGTGACCTACAGAAATCAGACCGACCGATCGGATACAAGATGAGGAACCCCAGATATATACATGTGATAAATGAAATTCATCTTTTTTATATTCCTACTATTTCCGTTATCATCATTTGCACAGGATGATAGATTTTCACTTTATCTAATTAACAGAAGCAAAGAGTCAGGTTTTGCTGTTGATAACAGCCTTAATTTAACAGATCAGATTTACTTCCTTCAGAAAACAGATAGCACTTTAAAACTGTATAATAATGCGTTAACTATAGAGTGTTTCGGTGATACCTCAGCAGTCTACTACTGTAATGAATTAGTAGGAAATTACCAAACTAAACTCTGGAAGGATCCTCATTACTACATCATAGAGTTTGTTCAAACTAAATCCTTCTATTACTTCTATGAAATCTTTCCTTTCATGGACAGATGATATGAGGAACCCCCACAACGATATGGGCCGGCCACAAAAAAAGAGGGAATCGAAATCCCCTCCTTTAATAAATAAAGCTTAAAATTAAACCTTCTTAGCTTTCAAGAATGCAAGAATTTGCTGAACGAACTCTACAGAGAAGACTCCGTTAGCAACTAATCCCACACCAACACCATTAATAATAGTGTTCAAAACATCAGCTTCCTGGAAAAGACCTAAGCCTTTCCATGCTCCAACAAATGCAAGAGCAATTGAAACTCCCCAGCTTAAAAGCTGAGCTTTCCACCCCGATAACTGTGTTACGTGAGTGTTAATCCATCCGGTAATAAGTGTAACAGCAGAAGCCATCATCATTAAGGAACCGAAATAAGTGCTAAAATCAATCATGATATTATAGTTTATTTACTTACCTTATATATTCTAGACTTTAAATAGTTTCCACATATGTAAAAAAGAACGGGGTCTCCCCAGGGACTCCGGGCGCATACGTGCGTACGCGAGGGGTTTTTGAGGACCCTCAGAGTATAATAGTTGAAAAGGATCGAAACCTTTTCCCTTATATAATGATATTATTTTAGTAAAATCCATAAAAACATTTTTTATTATTAGTAGAATTTTCTACATTTGTAAAACTAATCAATCAAAGTTATGAAGCAATTTAAAAACATCTTCCTCAATTTTAGCTCAATACAAGTTAAAATGAACTTCAGAAAACTCGTAGAGACAAGACGAGCTAAAATGATTCAAGAAGGCTACAATGTCAACTCAATTAATTGGGAACATTATGCTAAGGTTTTAGAAGCAAAGAATGAATTATTAGTTGCAAGCTAAAACTATCTTTGTTTCTAAATTCTCAAAAAGATCCTTCGGGATCTTTTTTTGTGGGAATAAGTTTCGCAAAGACCGCTGCGGTAGCCGCGAGGAGGTTCCCCGGAGAAAAGAGCTGAAAAGAGCTGAAGACATCTGAAAGACATCTGAAAGACATCTGAAAGATAACTGAGGATCCTCAGAACGACAGATGTGAATTCTTATCTTTTCCGGATGATATATATTGAGATGTCAAACAGAGAGCATTTTAATATTAAGTGGGGTGTAAAGATCGATAAAGAAGAATTGGATCGTAAGTGGAGAATGCACCTCAGAGAACAAGAAGAAGATGACAACGCTCAATCAATGGCATTAGGTGGATCAGCTCTATTAGTCGGAGGCGGTGCAGGAGGTGGATACATTCCACCTACTGGTCCTGAGTATTATGTACAGATGAAATTCGATTCAGCTAATGGCTATCCAGTGGGAGATCCTACTTCTCTTAGCGAATGGAACACTTTCTTCGATCTTCCAGCAGAAGGTGCCCCGTTTACTACTGTTGAGTTTGTAAGTGCTTCTTCAATCGTTGTTCTGAGAGGTAACGGTGATCCTGATATGGTCATTCCAGCTTCTTTGTTTAATACTAGCCTTCAAATACAAGATTTCGAAGAGAGTGGTAAAGTTATCGGTGTTGCTGATAGTGCATTCTATGGATCTTCTTTATCGTCATATACAAGCACATCAACATTGCATATAGGACCTTCAGCTTTTGATAGCTCCAATATTGACACGTTAGATGTACAATCATGTCTGGCTATAGATGATTACGCATTTCGTAATTGTTCCAACCTAGCATATCTTCAAACCTATGTTGTTGAACAGTTGGGAGACTTCGTCTTCATAGACTGTTCTGCTATACAGCAGATTTATAATGATAAACTACTCACATGTGGAGTAGGATGTTTTAAAGGATGCTCAAGCTTACAAAGCGTAGCTCTACAGTCTGTTCTTTCAATAGGTAGTCAGACATTTGCTGAGTGTTATAATCTCACTGATGTTAATATGCCATCACTCTTATCATTAGGTGCAACAGTCGGGGATGATTTAGTCTTTATAGGAGTTGATGATCCTTTGAGAGAGAATGCAGCAGGTTTAGATGTGTATGTGCCATTAGCTCTCTCAACTGTAAACGGAGGAAACCCGGATGGAGACATCCAATACCTTCTTAGTCGGTTTGTACCAGGAACATTTGAACCTACCGTCTATTACCAATAACGAGGCACCCCAGCAGCACACGCTAGCCGGGTTATATTTTTTCTGAAAAAATTCCAAGAAATATTTTTTTATCTAGGTAGAAGTTTCTATATTTGCTCTACCAATCAATTAAAAAGATAAAAGATGAAATCTTCACGCCCACTTACCCGCAAGTCAATCACACCGGAACAATTCCGTAATTTTATTTTCGCTGGTCGCTCAGTGTTCACTCTTGAGAACAACGAGACTGGTAACTACCTCACCTTTAAGGTGAAGCAAATCAAGAAGAACTACAAACCAGTTCCTGGTAAATTTGCCATCGAGTGTAAGACTCTAGGTGACAACGACCACGGTTACAAGTTCCTTGGTTTCCTTGACACCAACGAGCGTAAGTTCAAACGTCGCTATTGGGACACAAACTTCATCGGTTTCAAAACCTGGGTTTGGCTCCTAAAGAACCTAAGTCGTTTAGAGGACTTCACTAAACTCTCTATCTACCACGAAGGTCGCTGCTGTAAGTGTGGGATGCCTTTAACTGTACCTGAGAGTATCGACACCGGCATCGGACCAGAGTGCAACAAAAGAATGTACGCTAACTCCATTCAAATCCTTAAGGACCTTGGCACCTGGAACGAAGCATTAACATATCCAGACAACGCTCGTCTTGGTCTAGAAGCAGATCCTTCAATTTGGGGTCAGATTATCATCCCTGACGGATTTAATAAAGAAGACGAATACAAAGCACACAGATTACTCAAAGCCTTTGATATCTTTTGATTGATTGGTACTCTTCGGAGATTCAAAGTAAACCCAGACCCACAAGTCTGGGTTTTTTGTTGACCTAAATTTTCTCTCTGCAAGGAGAATCAGCTGGGGATCCGCAGGCTACTCTCCCTACGGTAATCCAACTAAACACCTATTAGACATCTATTAGACATCTATAAGACAAGTGGGAACCCCAGATTGCTACAGCAACAGCTACAGCAACGGATTATAAACGGGGACTCCCCAGGGGCTCCGTGCGTATACGTGCGTACGTACGAAGAAAATCTATACTTCCTACTCCATAGGATACAAGACGAGGAACCCCCTCCCTACAAGAATTCCTTAACAGGACCTCAAAAAAATAATCCAAGGAAACATTTTTTTATCCAAGTGTAATTTTCTATATTAGCTTTATAACCAATTAAAAAAATAAAAGAATGAGTGCAAACGAACAAATGAGAAATGATGCCATCGGTGAAATGATAGCTGATATGGTAGAGAATGGTGAACATGGCTTAACAGCCTCAGACATCCTTATTTCATTCATGAACAATGTCATGCTTCAAGAGGAAAGGGATGAAATCATAAAGGGAATAAGTTAGGGAAATTAATTCCGCTAAAAAGGGCTTGGTTAATCACCAGGCCTTTTTTGTGGACCAAAGAAAAAAACTTAGGCCGGCATAGAGGTTATCCCGAGGCACCCCCGAGGACAGATGTGAATTTATCCTACTTTACACTACTTCATCAAAACTCTATCCAGAGATAGATCAGGACTTCTTCCCGAGGTTCCTTCTCTGATCCAGGATAATACCAGATTTAACCAGAACAGATTCAGATGATATGAGGAACCCCAGTATCTCTCCCCTGCATTCTCCTCCCTAAACCTACGACATCTCTGCTGGAGATAAAATATGAGGAACCCCCGCAGCACCTACTCCAGCCAGAAAATATTTTTCAACTTTTCCCAGAAAACATTTTTTTATCTAAGTAGAATTTTCTACATTTGTCCCACTAACCAATTAAAAGAAATTAAAATGACTTCAGACAAAATCACTAAATTCTGGGCAATCCATTACGGAATACTTGAAAGAGTTCAAAAGGGATTAACCATTAACAAAGCCTCTAAACTCTACAGTGGAGAACAATTAGAAGCCGCTCACTATTTTTTAAATTGGGTTAAAACGGCCTAAATAAAAATTGGAAAATATTTTTTATTCAAATAGAATTATCTACATTTACTTCAACAAAAAAAAACGATATGAAATACTTCTTAGGATTCTTAATCTCCCTTCTGATATCATTACTCACTTTAAGTGGTGACATTCAAAAAGTTATCTACTTCGCAGATCCTCTTAACGAGATGGCATTTGCAGTAATGACCATGACCCTTTCAATTATCTGTCTCATCGCACTGTTCAGTCCGGATGAAGACGCAAAACAAAAACGTGCAATCCGAAGAAGTAAGATGTCAAGGATCGCAAATATTCTCCTCGACAAAAGTGAAGCTTTTGATGACAACCCGAATTACCGGATGGAGATAGTAAATAAAATCTGGGAAGAAAAAAATTAGATTGGTTAGTTAGTGGGTTAGTGAATAAGCCAAGGGAGACCTTGGCTTTTTTTGTGGACTTTGGTTTTTAAAACTCCGCTACGAATCCAAAGAGAAGGCGCCTACTATAATGAAGATGCAGCAACAACACATTTACAAACCGGGAGAAATAGATTCATTAATGTTTGGTCTTATGCTAGATAACATTCCCCAGAACCAAATCGAATCTTTGTTTGAAACAGTAAGAGAAGTTTTCCCAACTAAAACTGTGAAGAAGCAACGAAAGGGTAGGAACCCCCTAGTAAGAGCTGATCAGGCTCATTTCGTAAACCTCTAAATTGTTTACTATCTTACTTTGCTCGTCTGAAGGGATTGAAGCAAATACGCTTGAATTAATCAGTCTTTCTGTTACACCCATTGCTTCTGTAAGGTGACCGCATTTGAATGCGTATTGAGCATATAAATTATAGATACCCCAATCTCTAATCTGTCTATTCACAAATAAGGTATCATTAGAACCTTTCGCATTTATACATGAACGAGCAATAGTGAATCCGAGGTGCCATCTCTCTGCGTCATAGAGTATCTTTAGTAATTCGTATACTGCTTCGTGTCTGTTCGGTCGTGCCTCCCATGCTTTAAGATATGAGTTGATTACACTATCTTCACTATCATTTAACTGCCACTTTAGTTTAGCAGCAAACCAGAGAGAGACGTAGATCTCTTCTGGCCAACCCCCGATCTTAGCTCTCTCTTCAAACCAATGGATAGCTGCTCTTAACTCATTACCCCACATTAAACTCTGAGCATAGTAAAACATATATCTTCTTCGTAGATCATCGGTGACACCTTCTTCATCCATAGCTTGCTTTAGGATTCTAGCATCCTCAAGATACTTAGCATCCCCCGATGGAGCACTAACATTAGCTATCATTACCACACCTGCTATTAAACCTTCATTATACTCTTCTATCTGAGGCACCTTAATATACTCATGCAATACTCCTTCGTATTTCCAATCATATCCTGACTTTAAAATCTGTAACCTTCTATACTCTAAACCATCTAAAGCCAAATCCATCTGATAAGCATCTGATGTCAAACTAGAAAACGCCTCCTCATTAGCAACCTCTAAGTAATCATCAGCATCTATTATTAACATGTAATCACTCTTACCCGAAGCTAACTGAATACTCTCATTTCTGTTGTGACAAAAATTAACCCACGCTCTTTCATGCAGCTCCCCAGGAACCCCCGCAGAAGACATGTATGTCCTGATTATATCTTGTGTACCATCAGAAGAACCAGTATCTACTATAACCCAATAACTGATAAAGTTGGAGACTGAACGGAGGCACCTCAAAATCACATCACTCTCGTCCTTAACTATCATCACTAAACAAATGCTAGGTTTCATATTCTTCTTTTTTATTATAGCAAAAAACAAGTAAAAAATTCTTTTGATTATTCCCAGAAAACATTTTTTTATTCAAATAGAATTTTCTACATTAGCTGTATAAATAATAAACAAGATGATTCTATTCACAATCTACATTATAATACTCTCAGCTATGTTATTCCACGCTTTCGTAAACACTCTAATAAACTAAATATGTCGGAAGGATTTAAAGAGCTCTACAAATTGGCAAAGGCCAACAAGGTTAAGACCTATGATGAACTAGTAGGCCTCACATACAACTGCTCGAATGAAATCACAGGAGCAGACCTTGAGTGTGTTAGACAACAACTAAGAATAAAAATGTTTTAGATATGAAAACAATCTCCAGAGAAGAAGTCGCTCTAATAGACGAAGACTACAAATTAATCGTGGATAAGGAATGGCATCACGACCACGAAATCATCACAGATGACCATGGCACAATCCGTTGGAAAGAAAACCCTAAGGTTCGTGAAATCATCGACAAGGGTATTCTTAATGACCTCTGGTACCTTTTCCATACTATGGGGTTAAATAAGAACTCAGAAGAAGTTCGTAAACTCTATAGAGATATTGGTTACTCACTCTCTGGCTACTGGGAGATATTCTATTGGGAAGTAAACAACGAAGATGCTCACCTCTACAGAAAAGGTAAAAGGAAAAAGAAAGCTTAGGCTGATTGGTTATGTTAAAGAGGGCTTGGATAATCTCCAGGCCTTTTTTGTGACCAAAGAAAAAATAAAACCGCTACGGTAGCCGCGAGGAGGAACCCCAAATAGTCTGGATCAGCGCCACGCATTATATTTAAACTCTTCCCAGAAAACATTTTTTTCTTTAGGAGGGTTCGAAAGGACCTGTTTTGGTTTGTATATATAGGATAGGTTATTGAATTTTATGATTAAACAAGGAGTATTTAAAAAATGACACAGAAAGAATTTATAAGCATATTAAAAGAGGAAGAATACTCCTATGATGTAGAGGGAGATCTGATAGTGGTGACTGGAGGAGATAAAGATGGGTATGTCAATTTGAATGCTCTCACTTCTCTTCCTCCTGGAGTGGTGTTCAAGAATAGAGGGGATGTCGAGTTGAGAGCTCTCACTTCGCTTCCTTCTGGTGTGAAGTTTGAGAATGGAGGGGATGTCTATTTGAGTGCTCTCACTTCTCTTCCTCCTGGTGTGGTGTTCAAGAATGAAGGGAGTGTCAAGTTGAGTGCTCTAATTGGTGGTGGTGGGTGGTTTGAGGATTGGAGTGGTAATATAGAAGGTATTGGAAGTAAGAGGCTATTGAACATGATGATTAAACAAGGAATATTTAAAAAATGACACAGAAAGAATTTATAAGAGGGCTTGGTGAATCGCCAAGCCTTTTTTGTGTGTGGTGAAAGCTCCAACAGCTACGGGAGCCGCGAGGTGGCACCCCATATATAGTAGCATAGAGCAAAAGATGCTACAGCTACAGAATTCCATAGAGCAGCTATAAGTCTATGAGGAACCCCAGCATAGAATCGGATGTAATAAAAAATCCAAGAAACATTTTTTTATCTAAATAGAATTTTCTATATTTAAACATCTAAATAAACAAATGAACGAACCAGCATACATAGGAGTATACCTAAAAGAACATATGTTCGCAGCCATGAGATTCGAAAAACAAGAAGATATTAAATCAGAACTCATAGATTCACTACATGACCAAGGCTTATCTATTAAAGCCATCACAGAAAACGAGTATAAAAGCTTTGAAGGAGGTGATGAGATATCACCAAAAGATCTAATCCAAGCCTGGGAAGGAAAATAGACTAAGTAAACACATCTTAACAAATAGACCCATCCAAGAAAGATGGGTTTTTTTGTGGGCTCCAAACTAGCAACAGCTAGCAATGTGGCCCGGAGGCACCCCCAGTGGAAAGAAAGATCTATCCAGATAAGGAACCTCCTCCAGAGAAAAAGAGAAAAACACTAAATCCACCCCCGAGGAACCCCCTCCCTACTAATAGTGGTTAATAGAGCAAACTATAGCAATTTGAGGCACCCCCTCTAAACACAGCATCTAGCTAAGCATTATTATATGCCCTCGGGGCACCCCCTCCCAAATAAGAGTTAACTAAAGAAAGCCTTATCTATACGGGGCACCCCCTTTTAAGGCCCTCCCCTATTTTAGACCCCCTAAAAAGGCTCCCTTTTCTAAGGCCCTTTTAGGCCCCCTAAAATACCCCCCTTTTAGGCCCCCGTTTTTAGGGAGGGGCCTTACGTCTATATAGGTACTATATTATAGGTCCCCAAATCTAAGCAAATAGGGGGCACGGGGGTCCTTATGGCGATTTTCCCTCCCCCTAGGCCCCCTGAAAAATTTATGAGTCCAGAAATTGGTGGTCTGCTAGGGTTCAACCCCGTGTATACTCTCTTGGACTGTCTATGATTATCCAGGGGGATAGGGCCAGGCCCTAAAAAGTGGAGGTGTTCCAAAACTAAATTTTTACGCGCGCACCGGAAATGTGGTTTCCTAGGGTTCGCCTCGTTTGTTATAATATATAGAGTATGATACAGAGTTACAATCAATTCCTTGAATCCCGTAAGAACCCTTGTTGGAAGGGATATAAGCAGATTGGTACTAAGCTTAAGGGATCTAGGAAGGTCCCTAATTGTGTAAAGGTGAATGAGCAGGAGGTATTGGATGAATTTGATCGTACTGCCTTCTATCTAGATTACTATACTAATCTCACTCCGTCTGATTTTAAATTGACCCGTTTAGGGAATTCCATTATTATCCAGGTTCCCTCTGAGTGACTAGAGGGGGATGGGGGTAGGCCCTAAAAAGTGGGGGTGTTCTGTTTTGAAATTTTTACGTGCGCACCGGAACGGGGGTTTCCTAGGGTTCGAGGCGAAACACTTTAAAGGATCTTTGTATGAGATATAAAAGAAGTCTTTTATGGATGCTCCAAGATATGATACTGATGGGTTAGTTGCTAGTAACTGGCTGGAAGAGTATTTCTTAAATAACAAGGATCTACGTATTCATAAGTGGTGGCACTACTTTGAGATCTATGATCATCACTTTAGTCGATTTAGGGGTAAGAGTCCTAGCATCTTAGAGATAGGTGTTCAGAATGGAGGATCTGCTATTATGTGGAAGAACTACTTCGGTGAGGGTACTAAGATTGTTGGACTGGATATAGATCCCAGATGTGCTAAGTTGAATGAGGAGGGTATTCATGTTTATATAGGTAGTCAGGAGGATCGTGATCTACTTGGTAAGATAGTTAGTGAGCATGGTCCATTTGATATAGTCATTGATGATGGTGGTCACACTATGAACCAGCAGATTGTTAGTCTTGATGTGTTATTCCCTCATGTGAAGGATGGAGGTGTTTATTTATGTGAGGACACTCATACTTCTTATTGGTCTGGGTATGGTGGTGGATTAAATAACAGTGGTACCTTTACTAATTACTGTAAGGTATTGACTGATAGAGTTAACCGACAATACACTAATGAGATACCTGATGACTATTGGTCTAGATGGTTATGGGGTGTACATTTCTATGATAGCATTGTCGTCTTGGACAAGCGTAAGAGGGAGAGGAGTTTTCATGTGGTGACTGGTACTAGGGATTTGTAGTAAAGATCTTTTTGATCTCTAGGTATTCATCTTCTGTCAGACCCATCCATCCTCTGAATTTAACTACATTGCCCACATAGGGTGTTATCCCTGAGATGTTGTCGTCTATGACTATCCATTTATCACATGGATTTTCTCTGAGCCATGTCTCTATCTCTACTCCTCTGGGTTCATTGAATAGTATGGGGGTGAAGTCATAGATGGGTGTTTGTATGCCCCAGTAGTCGAATATCCTTTGAAGTTCTTTTTTGGTGTGATTGGTTCTCCAGGTGGATGAGATGACTGGTTTGAGATCGAACTCTTCACAGATCCTGTCATAGATGTCTATCGCTGATGGACTCCAGGCTCTTGATGACCCAACATTAAGATTGAGTACTCCGTCTATGTCTGTGAAAATAACATTCATTCTGGGGGTAAATATAATAATCCTTTATATATAGTGTATGGTTATTACGGGAATGAATCTTGAGTTTGATTTTACCCTTAAAGGGGTGAAGTCCACTTGGCACGAAGCTATGACTGCTGTTTCGCATAAGAATAGGGATGGGGGATTAAAAGAGGTTTGGAGATTGCCTTCCCGTCAAGAGTTCCTGTTTATTTATACTTTTAAGGATCTTGGAGTTTATAATATATGGCCATTGCCTTCCACTTTATATTGGACTAATGGTGAACATATTGATTTTTCGAGAGCTATTGTGTGGTTCTCTGTTCACGGTGATTATTTTACTTCTAGGGAGAAGTTGACTTCTCATTGTGGTGTTATAATGGTGAGGGAGATCTGAACCAGATCTTAGGGGTCTTTGTCAAATCTGAACCAGACTTGGGCAATTCTTAGAAATATCTACAGAATCTTAGAAAGAGCCTAGGGGCCTCGAGACACGCGTATATCTAGGAGGTAAAAGATGACTTTTGATAGAATTCACCATATTGATCAATGATATATAAAGGCATGAAGCATTTACAAAATTTTGCACTGTTTGAAGGTAGTTTATCTTCATATAGATATACCTTCCAGATACCTACCACTCAAGCTGAGCTTGATGAGATTAATAATTCTCCTGAGATGGCTAACTATAATTCTTTAAGTAGTCCAGGATCTGCTTTTTCGAGAGTAAATAATGGGTTCAGATTTAATAAGGCAAAGGGGTTGGTTTTAGATACACAGGGTAGGTACGATTTTAAGATTAGTCGAAATGGTACTGTTTATTACGGAGGGATTCAGATTGGTCCTTCTTGTCGTTTTGTTTTTAATACACTTACACAATTCATAGATTTCTTATCCATCTATTATCTTAGTAGAATCAAGGGTTTAAATGTTAATTTTTTAGATAAATTTGTTTTTGATGGTATAAATCCAGGAGATAGTGTTTTTAATAAGATAACAAAAAATAAAGGGCTTTTTGATAAAATAATAGGTATTGCTAAGAAGTATAATCCCTCAGATGTTATAGATGCTATTGTTTCTAAAAAAGAGAGCGACATTGGAACCTATATAAATGATCCCAATTTGGTTACATCAACTGATAGTTATAAGTTTCTTGATTCAGTTTATGGATTTCATGAGGAGCAAACCAATGATCAGTGTCTGAGCTTTAGAAATAAGTACTTCACACCGTTTGGTCTATTTGATGAATTTATTGATGAAAATTCTTGGAGATGGGGTAATCTTCATAGAGTATGTGTTGGTGTTTCAAGTGATATCAGGGTTAAAACATATAAAGCTTTACAAAATAGGGTTTATAAACAATTGGCGGATGACGTAAACAGATTCAATAAAAATATTATTAAAGATACAAGCCCTGAGATTTCTGCAACAATCAAATCTTTTAATAAAGCAGTTCTAGATCAGCTAGAGAGCGGGGGAACAGATTTTAATTCAAGTTCACTAGAACCTAAAATGATTGATGTATTAGAAAGAATTAAAAATGAAAGTCCTATTAATTTCAGTAGGATAATTAACACATTAAAAAGTCGAAATTTTTTACCTAATGTTGTAAATCATTTCACTAAGGATGCAGATATTATCAAAGGTGGGGGTCTACTTGGTAAATTCGGTATTACTGACGAAGACGAGGATTAATTATTTTAGATCCTGGAAGATATATGAAGATTTACAGAATTGGAAATATTGAAGTGATGGATCACGATCTTCCATCCAAAACTCAAAATGAGGTTAGCTACTTTACTGCATGGGAGGCTATGGCTTCTGCTGAATATATGGACTTCTGGAGGATACCTACTCCTAATGAGATGAGGTATCTTATTAGACTTTCAATGGAGTATCGGGTTCTAAATATCCACTACAAGAGACCTTACTGGACATCACATTATGAATATGATGGCTCAACCGCAAAGACTATTTTTGGTGACAGTATAAACCTAACATCTATGTACAATCTCTATCCTGTTAGATTCGTTAGAGACGCAAGGTAATTTTTTATTTCTAGATTAATCTATACCTTTACTGGTAAAAACATTTTTTAATTAGCGTAGCTTTTTCTATCTTTGAAGTATGAGAAACGAAACATTAATAGAGGCGGGGAGAAATATTTTAAGAGCTCTACTGTCTGGGTGTACAGAAGGTGAGGTAGGTCTTTTTAATAAGATGTACGGGTCTGTTGATACCATCGACCCAAGTAAGATTGATTGGGCTATTACCCAGTGTGAGAATACCATAAAGAAAAAAGAGATCAAGTGGGAAATAGTAAATCAATCAGACGATCAGAGAGATGCTATAATGAAGGGTAAGATCTGTCCTTACTGCTACGATAAATCGGAATTTGTAGATAGCGCAGTTGTTTATGGAGGTGTGAGCTATGGTATGATTTATTACTGTAAACCATGCGATGCTTATTGCGGAGTTCATAAGGATAATATTGGAACCAGATCTCTTGGAAGATTGGCCAATTATGAGCTAAGACAGGCAAAGAAGGAAGCTCATCATTATTTTGACCAGATATGGAAATCTGGGATAATGAAAAGAACGGAGGCTTATAAATGGCTGTCTGAAACATTAGGCACAGATAAGGACTATACTCATATAGGGATGTTTTCTGTTGAGACTTGCAAGGAGGTTGTAGAAGTTTCTAAGAAAATGCTTAGAAGTAAAGGAACAATAGAGATTGATTTTGGAGGAGATGCTTTCGAGGTATTGAATAATATAAGCAACAAATGAAATTAAATAAAGAACAGCAAATCGCTGTAAATAGACTCACGTCTACACTTGGTAACATGATTAGTGAATGCTGTAAGCCTTATGAACATGGTAATGAAATACCTGATACTATGGTGCTTAGTTATTTTTCTGAGCTGATGGAGGATGCAGGGGTTAATACTGATGTTACTATAGCAGTCCTTGAGGATGTCAGGTTTGGCGAGCAAGGAAAGAAAGAAGCTGTTTTTTTGAAAATTAAGCACGGGTATTAATTAAATGGAAGGAAAAGATAATACACACAAGCCAGAGGATAAAGACAAGGATAGAATAATTCTTGGAATAGAGTCTAGGATTAAATCAGAATTTGCAAAGCATGGGAGTAGTATATAGGATTGGGCAAAGATTGCAGCTCATAAGATCTATGCTACCTATGAAGTGAAACTAAAGGAAACCGATACCCTATAAAATTGATGAACAACAACGAAAAGGTAGAAATATTTATAGCTCACGTTAGGTCTGAATGCGAAAAACATGGAGTAGAATATAGGAGATTTAATGCTCCTTTTGTAGAGCTAACAGAATCGATTAAATGCAGCGGATTTTTCAGTGACGGTACAGATGAAACGTTTGACCATCCAATATTATGTTTTGCTGATGAAAGAACTGACTGGCTGGAAATTCTAGTTCATGAATATTGCCACATGACCCAATGGCTAGATAAGGATGATTTTGATCTTTGGGGAAAAGCTACTGATGCAATGGATTTTGTTGATAAGTGGATAGGTGGTGAAGATGTTTCAGGTATAGAGAAATACATTAATATTTCTAGAGATCTAGAATTGGATAACGAGAAAAGATCTGTAGAAATGGCGAAGAGGTTTGATCTTCCCATTGACATCCCAAGATACATCAAGAAGTCAAATGCTTATGTCCATTTTTACAATTACCTAAAAATCACCAGAAAATGGTCAGAGCCTGGAAATGCTCCTTACCAGAATGAGAATGTATTAGAGGCTATGTCTGATCAGTTTAACATGGACTACGTTAATCTTAGTGAAGACCTAAGAAATTTATTTATAACTGAAAATATTTAAAATGACAACGTATAGAGTTTATTGTAAAATCCCAGGAACATCAGTAGAAGGAACTATTGAAGCCAGGGAGATGACTGTTAATGAAGGAGCGTATATGTTCTGGAAAGGGGAATACGGGGAAACCAATAAATTGATAGCTTCTTATCCTGTAGCATTTACTATCGTTGAAACAGTAGAAGAAGTAGATCCTTCGTAAAAATATTAAATGAGAAGCTGAGAATAAATATTTTGGGAATATATAGGATTTATCCTATGAAATACCTAATACTACTATCGGTTTTATTTCTTTCCTTTTGTAAACCAAGAATACCAAGGGAATACAGAAAAATGCAAAAGAGAGTGGAAAGGAGGGAGAACAGAAAGGCTAAGGAGGAGAGAATGAACTCTTTGGATCTTGATACTGTTTATTATAGATGGACTCCAATAACGGATACAGTTTTACTTGGAACTCCTAAGATTCCTAAATAGCTTTAAAAATATTTTTTTATTTGGTTAGAATATTCTATCTTTAGGTGGTAATTCTAACTAATATAAAAATGGCAGATGAAAAAACTATTACGGAAGGATTGAATATTCCTGAAAATTTTTGCGAAATTGCTGAGGAAATAATCAGTGAAAATCTTAGAAACAATCAAACGATTCACCAATGTATTCTCGACTCGATAGAGAGAATAAGAGAGGATGAATTTGGAAAATGCGATGCTGATATTTCCCCTTACGAGAAGAAACTTTTTTTCGCTGGATTTGTATTAGGTATAAGAACAATCCAGAATGAACTGGAAAATGCTAAAAAAGCAGCTTTCCAAAATTTAATGGAGGATCTATTATCCAGATTTAAAGGCCCAGAGGATACCGAGAAAAGTTAAAATTAGAATGTATGAGTGGAGGTCACTTTGATTACAGTCAGTATAAGATCCGTGAAATTGCTGACAGTGTTGAGCAATTGATAATAATTAATGGGAAGGAGATTCCAAAGAGAAACAGAAATTCTTGGGATGGAACCCATTATTATGAATACCCTCCAGAGGTTATTGAAAAATTTAAAGAGGGTCTTAAAATCTTAAGGCAGGCTGAGGTTTATGCTCAGAGGATAGATTGGCTTGTTAGTGGAGATGACGGAGAGGGAAGTTTTTTGAAAAGACTGGAATCTGATCTAAAGGAAGTTGAAAATAAACCCATCATAGAAAGATATGAAAGCGACGATGAATGAAAAAGAGTACATAATGTGCGCCGCTATCTGGTTTGATGACGGAAAAAAATATAATCTCCAACCATCTAATGTAGATACAGGATTGGTTTTATGCGGATGGAGACATGGATGTATTTTTCCTCAAATCGGTGGGCTTGTTGGAGAAAGACAAAAACTTGGGATCTTCGAGCGAGAGCAGGGATTTCTCACTAATAAAAATAGATTCGTTGGTAGAAAAGAAGCTGCACACATTGCTTATAGTTCTGGACAAATCAGTGAATTAAAAGAGACCCTTTTCAGCGAGGATCTTTGGTAATTTTTAAATAAATCGAAAAATGACAACAATAGAAATTTTAACTGTTCCTTTTACACTAATAGCTTTTGGTATCTTTGTAGATCTTGCTATTAATTCGGGTGAGGGGATTTCTTCTATCATGAGCTCTATAAGAGGTAAAAAGGAAACTCGCAAAGAGAAAGATGAAAAAATTATTTTCATGGAAGAGATCCTTTCTCAGTTAGACGATCTCCGTGACGATTTAACCTATGACAATGATCCAGAGGAGAAAAAAATGATTCTTGATAAGATTAAAGATCGTGAAAAAATCCTGGAGAAAATGCTAGAAAAAAATAGAGATTGATCTTTATCTTTTTACTGTAAACTTTTATTTTGTTTACTGTAACCTTTTGTGTTGCTTTTCGCTAAAAGAAGGCATATATACAACATACAACATCATGGAGGGTCCTAAAAAATTCTACGAAACCGAACGAGGAAAGATCATACACCATGGGATTCACGAGCACAATGGAGGAATCTCTATTTTAACAGCATCTTTAGGAATTCTAAAAGATATGATAGAAAAAGATCATCAGATAAGTAAAGATGAACTTATTCAATATATAGGATTTTTAGAGAAGTGCAAGAAAAGATGCACAGATGCCATAGATTATATCTATAACGAAATCAAAGCTAAGGAAGACCTTGAATGAAATTTTTCTTCATCTTACTTAATCTCTCACTTTTTTTATACTCCCTACCAATAAAACCTCAAGCAGGTCCTTATTCAAATTGGTATTTTGGATCAAATGCAGGTATAACATTTAATTCCGGAGCTCCAGTTGCTTTGACTAATGGTGCATTGACAACTACTGAAGGTGTTGCTACAATATCAGACAATTCGGGGAATCTACTTTTTTATACAAACGGTATAACTGTTTGGAACAGAAATCATTTAATGATGACGAATGGCAATGGGTTACTGGGTGATTTTTCATCCACACAATCCTCTATAATTGTTAAAAAGCCAATGTCAACCAATATCTATTACATATTCACTAGTGATAATGATGCAGGTCCTGATGGCATACGTTGGTCTGAGGTTGATATGTCATTATCTGGAGGGTTAGGGGCTGTAACGTCTAATAAAAATGTAGCTTTGCTTTCCCCAGCACAGCTTTCGTGCGAGAAACTTTGTGCTGTTAGAAGCTGTAATAATCAAGACCTCTGGATAATAACCAAAGATTGGAATTCTAGTGTATTTAGATGTTGGTCCGTTGATGCAACAGGAATTGGTAATATACAAGCCTGGTCAGCATCTGGTGCTGTTCCTAGTGGGATTACTCAAAGTGCTTACGGACAACTTAAAGCAAGTCCGGACGGAACAAAATTGCTTGCGTGTTATTACGGTTTTTCGGGTAGCGGGGTTAACAAGGTAGAGCTTTATGATTTTGATTCAAACACAGGATTTGTTACAAATGCAAAAACTCTATCAACTGAAATCGGAGCGTATGGGTGTGAGTTTTCACCAAACGGTCAAATGGTTTATGCTTCTACAAATTCGGGAAATCTAATTCAGTGGGACATCTCAAGTAATGTTTTATCAACGATACAGGCAACGCGAACTCTAATTTTCTCTGGTGGGCCATTTATGGGTTCTTTACAGCGGGGTCCTGATAATAAAATTTATGTTTCTCGCAATAGCGCATTTTTGTCAGTGATCAATTTTCCAAATATTCCTGGGTTAGGCTGTGGGTACTCTAATTTGACTATAGATCTTGCTGGAAGAAATTCCAGGATGGGATTACCTAACTTTGCTCCCATTTATCCTCCCTTTTCGATTGGACCAATTCAGCACAATTAATTTTATGTATGTCTGAATCTTTTCTCTCTGTGATAGATATAATTCTTAATTTCAACATTATATGGGAGAATACTTTAGAAGATTAAAACAACACGAAGGTGTTCCTGTAGGGGTTATGATTACCGCTATGATCTTTATATGTGTTGCTGGAAACAAATCTGTAAAATCATTGGAGGATGTTATTATTACGGGATCTATCATATCTTTGATCTTTCCCTGGAGTTTGATTTTAATAAGCAATTTTAAAAAATAAGAATACGTATTATGCTTTTAGTAAAAACAAAGCTTGAAATGAGTCAAATTCCTAATGCTGGATTAGGATGCTTTGCAGTAGAATTTATACCTAAAGGAACTAAGATCTGGGAATTTAATTCTGATTTCGATAGGGTTTATGCAAAGAATAAAATAAAGGGATTATCCCTATTAGAGCTAGAATATCTTGACAAATATTCCTACAGAAACAATGATCTTTACTACCTCTGTGTAGATAACGGCAGATTCATAAATCACTCTATTGAGCCTAACACAGTTGAGGATAATGAAATCCAAGCAACATACGCTTCTAGAGATATCCAACCAGGTGAAGAGATATTATCAGATTATAGAACCTTTGGAGTTAATCCAGGAGACCTTTTGCACAATTTAGATGGACTATTTACTATATCAGATTTTGATATACCATATAGCTGCTAAATTTAGAAAAATATAAGTGCCTATTATTTTTGAATTTCTGGTACCCAGTGAGTAGTCCTACCATCTGGTGTAATTTCTCTTTTTACCTCGTATCCTAGAGGACAATTTTTTTTCATGTAAACCATAAAAAAGAAAACAAATTCACCCTTTTTACCATCCATATCTGTATAGGTAGAAAGTGTAGCTCCTCCTTGATCAAAACTTTTCTTGATTACCAGTAAAGAATATTTATAAAGGTCCTGCATCTCTTCATCTGAGATGTCTTGACATAATCTCCATGGAGATATTTTGGACCTGTAAAGAACTTCGCATTTTATATAGTTGCCTATTCCTGAAATCATAGATTGATCCATAAGAACTTTAGATACTGGTTTGGATCCTCTTCTTTTTATAATATTAGAGAATGTATCGAATGACACGTCTTCGTTTAATAGATCCGGTCCTATTTTATTCAATCTCTCCTGTACATCTTTTTGATCTTTTATGAATATCAGATTACCAAATCTTCTTGTGTCATCAAACCATATTTTTTTGCCCTTATCGGTCAATATACTAAAGTGTGAATGTTTCCCCTGGTTATCCTTCCAACCCCCTGACATGCCTAATGTGTTCCATATCGTCCATCCATTTTCTAGATAGATCTGAATAGATTTCCCCTTTGCGGATATATTCTGAACCTTGCTTGGAAGATCTTTTTGAAATTCGTTTATATTCTTTGGCGGATTCTTTATCCATTTCCCTCCGAGTACTAAAGCCTCTGTAATCTTATCACCTTCTATTCTCTCTGAGATATTGATTGACATTCTTTTTACTTCTGGTCCTTCTGGCATATCTGATAATTTTATTTGTAAATATAAAAAATCATTTACAAAGAAACTTATTTTATTACTTTCGATATGTTTTATAAACACACGAAATGAAGAAATTGTCACTTCTCTTTTTACTTATCCCTTTCATCTCTTTCAGCCAAACGTATAGCACTGAGAACGAATGTGAATTTGTACTTATAACCAAAGACACAAATCTGATTAAGAATATAGAAAAAACACCTATTGCCTCTTATTCTTGTTTTGATACCAGAATAGGACAAGCCACAATGTATTGGTTTAATATAGAGGACAAGGCTTACATAAGAAAAAGAATAAAGATTAGTACTTTATAAGAAAGTTCCCTTCTCTTGTTTGTCTTCCTAGAAGATCGTAAAAGGTTCCTTTTAGTACTTTATATTTTTTTGTAATTGGAACTGGATCGAAGTAAAAGATATCTCCGTTTAAATCTACTTCTTTTAACCTTACGTATTCTACTGATTCTATCTGGTTGTATTTAATAGATCCTGAATAGTCTCTTGGGAAGCTTGAGTAGTTTGCCCCGATAAAATATATTTCCAGATCCTTAAAATTAATAAGGTCAGTTGATGACTGAATATAAAATCTTAATGTACCAGATTCAGATAAGGTTCTAAAATTTATAAGAAGCATTTCCTCCTCCATTCTTACATTAAAAAAGTCAAGCTCTATGCTTAGAGGTACTAGGTTATAAATCTGTATCCCATCAAGGTCATAAGCATCTGCATCTAAGAAATTAGAAAACTTTGAAGTGTCGCTGCAGTCATTAATTCTTATGTAATTTATTGTATCTATTTTTTGATACAATGAGAAGATAGTATTATTATTTCCACACGTCTCCCCTAAAAGCTCAAAATTTTGATTATCTTTTGAAACGTATATTTTGGCCTTTTCTGGATAGTAGCTACAATCGTAATTATATGTAGTTTCAAATATTTGTAATTGAGAAAGAGGATTTACTAAGACAGGATATTCTGTTTTTAAAACTATAGAACCACCAAATCCAAGGGAAAAGAAATTCAGATTCCCAGTTTCAATATCATTCATCTGTGGCTGGTCTAAAGAATTCAATGGGTTGGATCTAGAAGAAGTTACCTGATTTCCACTATTCGTGAGTCCTTGTGTATATGTAATAACTGAATCCATATAAAAAGTCTGAGCATCTGATGATAATCCAATCAGAAATAAGCACAGGAGTATGAACGATTTCATGTCAGTATTTTTTTAGTATTGATCTTATTTTTTCAGTGTCTTCTATCTTAAAATAAAATATGTTTTCAGATTGAGGATTTTCTATCCTTACCATAATAATCGGGTAGTTTAAAAGGATGGACATATCTTTTTCATTCGCTATCCTACCCCACGATACTATTTTGCATGATATCGCAAATCTTATTGGTTTGAGAGATACGTGCCCTCCTTCTGTAATTAGTTCAACAAAAGATTCATCTGTGCACCTTCCGCTGTCAGTATATTGAATTCTAAAATCCTGTATAAATTGATATGGCTCTATACCATCAACTATAGGGGTAAGGACTAGATCACCTTGTATCAAAGACTGAGAAAAAGCCAATGAAGGAAACATAAAAACGAAAAGGAAGAATAATCTTACCACGGGTCAAAACTTATTATTTTAGTTGCTAGCATTTCTCTTCTAGCCTCTTTTTTTATTAATGGATTTCTAAAAGTACCTGTTTTTATAATGGGCAAATGTCTTCTTTCCCATCCATGACTAGATCTGCAAATCCTTTTAGAATATTTAGGTTTTGAAAAATCTGGGGAGCATGATGCAAAAACAGATAATAAAAGAAGGATGAATAGAGTCTTCATCTTAGAACTATATATCTTAATTTTCCTAATGTTTATAAGGGTTTCCTTGAATTTTTCTTGGATAAATCTAAAGTTTTTGTGAGTCAGAAACTTATCTTTTGAGACTTCCTATAATTTTATAAATGATGTTGTATGTTAGATTCTCTTTTAAAACTTATTGGCGGTAACAAGGATAAAAAATTTACTGAACCTAAGGTGGAGGAAACAATCTCTACCATAAAAGGTGAGAATAAAAAAATAGAAACCTCTTCAGTGTATGGGGAATTTATTGGAGACTTTAAATACCCGGCGGTGAAAAAAGAGGAGGTTAAGAGTAAAAAGGATAAAACTCCATTTGGACCTATGGAGATGACTCCTAAGAATAAAGACCTTCTTAAAAGATCTATAGTTATATCTCTTTACGATTTTGATATAGAAAGAAGTGACCTTGAGTTTATAGGAAATTCTAGAATAGATTCAAGACCAATATATCGTTATATAGGTAATGACTTTTCTAAATTTGATCTTCCCTACGAAGAATTAGTTTCATTAGATAATTACACAGGGATTACTAATACAGATGTTTCTAAAGAATATGCAGATTATCTAAGTGAGATGATAGATCGAAGCATTTCATATACTGAATATGTAGCTGAAACGATAAGTAATAAATAGTAAATTCTATATTTACTGAAACTATACTCAATAACATCGGTATTAGAAAAAAACATTTTGAAATGAATAAATTCTTATCATTCTTATCTATCTATATAATTTCCTTCATATTGATCTTCACAGTGAATGCCTCACTCTCTATGGACGAAAATCATGGGTTCTTTTATTTAACACCTGCTAAATTACTTATAAGATTAGTTGTAGCCGCATTTATTGCTGTGAATCTATATCACAGATTAGAGAAGAAATAAAGCTCTTTAAAATGCTCATATAGAAGTCCTAGGCGAGGGGATAGAGACACAGCTCTATCCCTTTTTTGTGTGCTTTAATATATTGATAGATTTTTTATATAAAGATGTCTTATAGTAGATTTTTTTTGATATATATGTGTTAGATGGGTATCCACCTATCATGCCTGCAATAGTCCAAATTCCCGGACACAAATTAGCTTATTTCGAAATGTAAAGGTGTTTACATTTTTAATTATAACTAAAAAGATGAAAAAAATTATTTTTCTGATTTTGTTATTAGTTCCATTCCTGTGTGATGGTCAATCAACGATAAACCCTGACACAGTGTGCTACCAAACTCCTGGCTCCATATACCAGGTAACAAACGTTCCTGGGAATACTTATACCTGGACAGTTTTATCTCCTGGAGTTATTGTATCTGGTCAAGGAACAAACATTATCAACGTAGATTGGAGTGCAGCATCTCCAGGATTAATACCAAATGCTGTATCGGTTTTTGCAACTAACGCAGCAGGATGCGTTAGTCCTCCGGTAAACATTAACGTGTTTATCCTTAATATTGTACCTACTATATTAGCCTTGGGCCCTTACTGTTTGGATGAACCCTGTGCAAATTTAACAGGGACTCCACTCGGTGGGATTTGGGGAGGAAACGGTGTTACAGGTAGCCAATTTTGTCCGCAAACCGCTGGCGTTGGTACTTCGAATGTTACCTATACCTATACTTTGGCTGGTTGTGTATTTAGTGCTAATAGCACGGTAACGGTTTTACCTTTACCTACGATTTCTCCTATATCACACAACTAATGAAAACGTTTTGGATAGTATTAATTCTACTGTTGAATTTTATGCTGGCCAAAGGACAACAAACAGTAGAGCTGTGTCCTGGTAATAGAAATACATTTACCTATTACTCCTCTTCTAATTCAGTGGGTAGCTGGCTATGGAGACTTGGAAGCGATACAATTTCAAACAACAGTAGCGTAACCATAACTTGGACCGAGCCTGGGGATTTTAATATTGAGGTTGAGCTAAATGGGTTATGCTCTTCACCTGAGGAGAATTATATAGTTCATGTTATAGAGTGTGCGGAAGCTGCAATATATTTTCCCAACGCATTCACACCAAATAATGATAGGGTTAATGATAGATGGGGACCTAAGGGAATAGGTATAGTAGAGATTGAATGGAGGATTTTCAATCGCTGGGGTGAAGAGATTTATTACGCTACATCAATGGACGATTGGTGGGATGGAACATATGTAAAGAATAAACCTATAGGTGATCCTTTTTACTATGTTCAAGATGACGTTTATGTTTATAAAGCTAATTGGAAGGATGTTAATGGGATTGAGGGCCAAAAAATAGGGCATATAGTTTTAATAAGATAATGAGATTTTTAATTACACTATTACTAATCATAACAGGATTAGAAACATTTTCTCAGTGCTTAAATGCAGATTTCGAGCTTGGGAATTTTACCGGATGGCAAGGGATGAGAGGTGTTTGTTGTCCGATCAATACTCCAGTAATGGGGATAGTTCCAGGGAGACATACTATTACGAGTGGAAATGGAACTGATCCAAATACATGCAACCAGGTTCCAGTAGTTTGTCCCTGGGGAGGAAATTTCTCGGCTAGATTGGGGAATGCAAACATCAATAATCAAGCTGAGGCTTTAAGGTATACCTTTACTGTTACTCCAAACACAACTCTTTTTACCTATAGCTATGCCGTAATTTTTGAAGATCCTGGACACATTGAAGAAGAACAGCCTAGATTTGATACTAGGGTAATTGTTGGAGGAAATGCTATACCATGTACTGAATATATGGTTAGCGCGGCATCAAATCTTCCTGGGTTTCAAACCTGTCCTGGAATAGACAGTCAGGGAGATCCTATTCTAATAACCTATAGAAACTGGACCACCGTTGGTGTGGATCTTACCGCTTATATAGGTCAGCCAGTTACTGTTGAGTTTAGAACAGGAGATTGTGCTTTGGGTGGGCATTTTGGATATGCTTATATAGATGCTATTTCCTGCCAACCTATGGAGATAGAAATTAACTATTGTGTTGGTGATACTGTAGCTGTTTTAACAGCTCCTCCTGGATTCCAATCATATAATTGGAGCACTGGAGAGACAACACAAACCATTACTGTAAATCCTAGTAATTATAATTTAATAACATGTGAGATAATATCATTTTCAGGATGTGTTGCTAATCTATCATCTATCATAAATCCAGCAGATCCACAGATGGGATTTAGTTATAACAATCCTTGTATAGGATTTCCTTTAAATCTTGTAAATAGTACTACTTCAGTTCATAGCCCTATAATATCCTGGTTGTGGAATTTTGGTGATGGCACTAATTCAAACCAACAAAATCCAACGCATTTATATTCTTCCCCTGGACAATACGAAGTTTCTTTGATTGCGGTTACTGAGCTGGGTTGTAGTGATACTCTATCTTATACAGTTAATGTATACCCAAATCCCGTAATTACTGTGAATTCTGTTGATATATGTCCGGGAGATAGCGCTATTCTTAATGCCTCTGGAGCTGTAACATATCTTTGGAATCCACCAACATGGCTCAATCAAACAACTGGTCCTAGTGTTGTATCTACACCTCCTTCAACGATAACATATAACGTAACGGGTACAGACCAGAATGGGTGTCAAGGTGTAGGGTCTGGAACAGTGACTGTTAATTCCTTACCTGTTACGCCATCTAGCATATCGCATAATTAATTTTTCTGTTTCATTTTTTATTTGTATAGATTTTTCTATCTTTACAAAAATAAAACAATATGGCAGTAATTGGAATTAGTTATGATGGATGTTCTCATGATTATGACGATGACGGTAATCGCATAGAATTGAATCCCTCAACACTCGTATATCATCATGTTTACATTCACACGAGTGAGAAAAAATTTGAATTCAAAAGCGGGGATTTTGTTAAGGATTGGTTTCAGGCAAAAATGAAATATGCTAAGGAATTGCAAGACAAAGAACCTCATCTCGCAGGGTCTTCTACTTGTGATCATTTCCATATGGATGGAGCTGAATACGATAGTGCATATCTTCATATAGAGAATGATAAGGGTGTTCTAAAATACGTCGATAGATCAGATCCAAATTATATCTTTACACAAAGAGAGATCTACGAAGATGGATGGGAAATGTTTGTCGATCCTGGAACTAAACCTACTTGGGAAGAACTAAAAGAAAGATGCAAATGATATTCAATAACATGGAAGAAGCTAGAGATTGGTTTTTAAATTACAAGTCTCTAGACGAAGAATCTGATAATAAAATACCTTTTTTCTGGGATGATCTTGGAAATCATAAATGGAAATTTGGCGATTGGATCCTCATACAGCACATAAAGTCTGATGTGGATGATAATAAAAAAAGAGTTATTAGCAGACCTATTCTTGCTATCTTTACAAATTTGAAAATCTGGGATCAGGCTTTAGTTATAAATTTTGTCCAGCAACAAAGAGCTTGGATGTTCAGTCATAAGGTTACTACTAATCCGGAATATGGGATTAATATGCACATTTGTACACTTGATGATGAGATAGAGGCAATCCAATTTTGGACTGATAACATTAAGGTACTAGGACACTGGAAAAACAAGCCCTCTATTGGTGAGATAAAAAAAGCATTGGATAAAAAAATATGACAGTAGAAGAATTACAAAAGGAGGGATACTATTCAATTCGTGAAATCCCAGGACAAGGGATTTGTGGACTTATGAAGTTTGCTTTCACCACAGGCTTGGTGATAGGAATGGATAGTGTGGGTTACAAAGGGAGGTACTGCTACTCTTCCGCAGTGGATGCTCAAAAGGCACTGGATGATTGGGATGGAACAGGAGATCCAGATGGCCCATGGATCAAGTACAAAGGCATGGGCGGGGAGAGAGAAAATAATTCTGGTGGTTGCAAAAATTGCAACGCTACGATGTGAGCTTGGATATATAGTTGCATGAAACATTTGAAATTATTTGAATCCTTTGGCGTTGATAAATCCCAGGGATATAGCTTAGACTGCTCATATTACGAAAAGTCATTTCCTACTATTGACGAACTTATTAATGACGTCATGACCTCTGGTATGGATCCTAATTACGAAATTACATTTAATGGAAAGGGTACTGGTGAAATGGCCATAGATCTAATCCAATTCTAAGGAAAGTTCTTCCAAGATAATTCATATAAATAAAAAAAGAGAATGGGATTTTTAACTAACATGTTTAGTGCTGCTGTTAAAACAGCATTAACGCCCGTAGCTGTCGTAAAAGATGCGGTTAATGTTGTTACAGGTGAAGAACCTGATACAACTAAAAATTTACTGTCATCTGCTGCAGAAGATGTTGTTGAGGCAACTGAAGATCTGGGAGACGGCGAAATACTTTAATTAGTAAGATCATTACGAAAAGCTAGGGCATCCTAGCTTTTTTTGTGCTAATTTTATTAGCAGAAAAATATTTATAGAAACATTTTTTTATGTCGATGGAATATTCTACTTTGGCCCATATAAAAAGTAGTTATGGAAATCGACAGAAAAATCAAATGGTGCATAGAACAGCACGAGAAAACAAATCATTTTTACGATAAGTATTTACCATACGAGTTTCATCTCCGGATGGTAGCTAAGGTAGCTAGAGACTTCATCAAAGTTATTGAGAGATCTGCAGAAGGTGATGTTGACGATTGGGTTTTAACAATCCTTGTTGCCTGTTACGGGCACGATCTAATTGAGGACACAAGAGTTTCTTACAATGACGTAAAAGAAATGCTCGATGAAGATGCAGCAGATATTATCTATGCAGTTACCAACGAGAAGGGTAAGAATAGAAAAGAGAGAGCGAACAAGAAATATTATGAGGGTATTAGAAATACTCCAGGTGCAGTATTTGTTAAGCTCTGTGATCGTATTGCAAACGTTCAGTATTCTAAAATGTCTGGATCTAGAATGTTTGAAATGTACAAGAAGGAGAACGAAAAATTTATGATTGAATTGGGATTCGTAGGATCTCCAACTGAATTATACCACGAGGTTTTCCAATACCTAATTAAACTTTTTGAAGAATAATATGGAAAGAAATCAATTTCTAGAATGCGATGGATTATTCTTTGAGTCTGAAACACACGAATGGTTTCATGACAAAATCAGCACAAATTATGCTCGTAAGAAAAGCGTTCTATGGGGATCTGGGGAACAAGACGACGCATTGGATGTTGCATGTTTTGTAGTTCGTAACAAGGAGACAGGGGAATACGACAGGGTAATGATGGATCGTAAAAAAGAGGAAATTATCTTTGAAACAAAATCTCTGGAGGAACTTGGTTACCACATTGATAAATTAAAGACTCTTAAAAGATTTAATATATGACAGCTAAACAAAAATCCCAGTTAAAATCTTTATGGTTTGCTAGATGGATTTCTATGTGTTACGCAGATACTTTTGTAGATCCTAATAAAAGGAGAGCAGATGGATCCTTGGCTGGGCTTCCAGCAGAAAATGGGGGAATTAGTGTTCTTAATGCAGAAAGCGGAAAATGGTGGGCATATCAATTAGCTCATTTTGAGCATAAGATTTATCCACAATGGCTCAAGAAAGCAAAAGAGATAAATGATCTTTCTGCTACTCTGGAGATTATTAATTCTTCTGAATTGGAATATAATGAAGAGGAAAGAAAATCCAAAGAAGATCCTGATTATCTTCTTAAAAAAATAGAAGCAAAAGAGGAACTTTTAAGAAAAGAAGAAAATGATATTAGTTGATAAAAAGTGGAAAAAAGTGATCGAGAGTGGAACTCAAAGATTTTCTTTAGCTGGAAAAAATTCAGAGGACTGGGTAAAAGAATATGAAAAAAGAGAGAATTTTCGGATAGGTGTTAGTTGGCATATCCCTACGCAAAGCTTAGTAGAAGTCATTAAGGAGTATTCTCCGATTTTATCTGTCGGGTGTGGATTTGGATATACCGAAAAATTAGCAGAGAAAGAAGGAGCAGATGTTATATTAACTGACATATCTCCAGATTTAGAAAACAAGTGGTGTCGTAATAAGAAAATGGATTTTCCTTCAGAAATTTTAAAAATGGATGGAAAGACTGCAGTAAAAAGTTTTAAAGATAGAAACGTTTTTATGGCTTGGCCTCCTTATGCTAAGGATATGGCTTACCAAGTTGCTAAATCCATGAAAGTTGGTCGATATCTAATCTATGTTGGTGAATCCCATGGCGGGTGTACAGCAGATGATGCTTTCTTTGATTTATTATATGCTAAATTCGAAGAAGTAGAAAGTGAAGCTTTTGTTCCTAGCTGGTCAGGAATTTATGATAATGTTACCATCTATAAGAAAATAAAAAGATAATATATAATAGATGATTCTTTATACGCTATTAGTAATATTATTAACTATCCTCTTCTGTATAAGCATTACTTTTTGGATAGTACACATTTTAGGAGATACCCCTAAAAAACCTCTGGTATCTTTTTTTGTCTTTCTGATTATACCTATACTGCTGGTTCTTTTTTCAATTTATTTTTTTGTCACTGAGGTTGTAAATCTCAAGAGGATATATAGAAGATAAATTAATAAGATGAAGTTAAAACATATAAAACTATTCGAAAATTTCGAGCCAGCTCCAGCACTGGATAAGACTATGGTTTTTGATTGGATGCCTTTTGATAGTATGACAAATGACCCTATCCAAAATACAATACCTGAAAAACTTAGCTATGATGAACTAACCCAATGGGTAAAAGAATCATCATCTCTTGACGATGTAAAAAATGCAGGCATTTTTATGTCTCATAACAAAATACCAGGAGGAGGGTTTAACCGAGTAATAGTAAGCAATTTGTCTCCTCTATCTATGGACCTATCCATTTTTAATTCCAATTACGAGAAGGTTAATGAATATAAAGATATAGTTCCATCTGATGTTGCAGATGTTAGTAAAGGAGCATCCTTACTTAAGAATTTTGGTATTAGTTCTCTTGACGACGACGCTCAAGGTTAATTACTGCATTATATTTTAATCCCGGTCTTTTTAAAGATCGGGATTTTTTGTGGCCTAAAATATAGCACATAAAAAAAGGCCTTACGGGGCCTTTTTTAATTTATCTTAATCTATCGATTATTAGAAATAGCTTTTCTCGAAGAATAATACGTCTAGCTTATTATTACAATCTATTAACTCTAAGGCATTTAAAAGATCTGAATACTCAGAAACCTCATTATTTTGTATGTCTACATATTTTTGAATGAAGTTAAAAGTTGCAGGGTGAATTTCTGCGAAAGCTATTTGGTCCATAGAGTATTTTTCTAATAGACCGTACTCCATTTCGTAAGCTTTATTAATTACATCAACTAGACTAGTAAAAGTAACATTTGTTGGTGCTTGTGGTATTGTAGGAATAATATTCCATTGAGTTAGATAATCTTGTACTCCTTTAGAGTGTTCCAATTCAGCAGAAGCTTCATTTTCAAAAAATTCACCAGCTTTATTGTAATTTGCTCCTTTGCACCAATTAGCAGCATTTCTATAGAAATAATATGCTGTGTATTCGTCACCAATTCTTTCATTTAATGTCTCTGATAATTTACCAGCAATATCATTTAAAGTCTTTGGCTTTATTGGAGTGTTTTGACTAGTTGTAGTTTCAGGCTCTTCCATAGACATTGGTTCTTCTATAATAGCAGGAACCATTTCTTCTGTTTCGTCTTCGTTAAGCTCTTTTATGCTCTTGAAGTTTTTGTAAGTTTTGAAATCGGACATTTTTATCTTTTTATGCTTTATATATCCATATTCAAATATGTTATTTTATTGCTCCTCTCTTCTTCTTCTTAATTCTTTCTTTATTGAATTTTCTAGATCCTCTGTTGTTTTTCTAAGATCCTCGTCATAAATTGTAGAGATAGATCTAGAAATAGAATGCTTATCCAATGATAATGTATAAGATGGGTCTTTCTCTCTTTTTAAAACCTCGTCTGCTATTTCTTTACCGAATTCTAAAATCTGCTTTTCGTAATTTTTCATATCTTTATTTAATATTTACTTATAGAGTAGTATTTCCTAAATATTTCGAATAATGATACATTAGGATCGATGTTTTAAAAAGGATATATAATACCATGAAGCATTTAAAATCAATATCTGAATATAATAAGCTTGACGAACAGCTTTTTGGAGGCGATGTTAAAAAGTTTTCTGATTCTTTTTTTGGAAAGAAAAAAGACGGTAAAGGTTCATCCGATAGTAATACAGGAGATTCAGAAAATAAAGGAAACAAAAAGGTTGATGTTGTTAAAACTGAGACACCTCCTTCGGAAGCAAAAGATCTAGGATCTTATGGCAAATTTTCTTCTGGTAAGTCATCTTCAGATCCTCTTGTAGCAGTTTATGGTGGAATAGACGTAGGTGGAAGAAAAAGTGGAATTTACATGTATGATTATTTTGGATCTATTGCTGATAATTATAATCTTTTTGTTGCAACAGATCACAATGTAAACGGATCTTCTTCTTATAAGGCTCTAAAAGATAAAGTTGGAAATTCACCGAGTAAAAAAATATTATATCTCTTCTCAGGAGGTTATAGACCAGGTATGGACATTTTAAGTAAATATGGAGCTAGTGAATTCGATAAGATCTATCTTGTAGATCCTTGGATGGGAAATAAGAAAACTGAGGATTTCTATATTAAACTTGCAAAAGAAAATCCATCTAAGGTTGAATATTATTACACCTCATTTGGCGCAAATAGTAATACAGCTAAAAGTGGAGTCGCTGATGCAGTAAAAGTAAAAAGTGCACAGAAAGAAAACAGTCATATGAAAACAAACGAGGATGCAGTTTCCTCATTAATTAATTTCGCATAATGAAACACATAAAAACATTTGAACAAATAAACGAGCAGTTATTTAAAGCAGAGGTTAGTTTATTTAATAAATTAATGGGAGTTTCTGTTGAAGAAGAAGGCATAGAAGAACCTAATTTATATCCTGCCGAGAGCCCTACAGGATTAGGTAGTCCAAGAGTACCTATTGAAAATGTTAATACTAGCGAGATGGATCAGTATGGTTCTAAAGTTGGTATTAGCGATAAAAGTGATAGCGGAAAATTTGAGCAGCCTTCATCAGGTCCTATAGGTAACATAGTTAATTCGGCTTATGCAAATCTGAACGTCCCCACTAGGAAAATCCCAGGAACAGGAGGTGGAAATCTTGGATGTGCAGCTGCTGTTTCCCTAATATTTTATAGAGCAACTGGATACTCAATAACAGGAAATGGAGCTATTACATTAGGAACTAGTTCAATCTACTCAAACCTTACTAAAGAAAGTGAAAAACCTAATCCAATTTGGAAAAAGATAACAAACTGGAAAGAAGCTCAACCCGGTGATATAATTGTTACTGCAAGAGGATCTAAGGCAGGACATACTGGTATAGTGGTTGACGGAGGTAATATAATATCAAATTCTTCAGGTGGATTTAAGGGAGATAAGAAGGGACAAATAGAACTTAATTATAATCTTAATTCTTGGGATAATGTTGCAGCAAGAAATCCTTCTAAGACCGCAGCATTCAGATATATGGGATCATACAAAACATCCTGGAACACTGCACCTTTAGCTTAGTAATATTTTTTTATATGGATGGAAGTTTCTATATTTACAAAAAATATAGAAATTATGGAAAAAATAATAAGAGTATCCGATCCACACAGAACAAATCCAGAAAGCCTTGTACCAGGAGGTTCGGTAGTTGAAACTGTAGACAGTAAAGGTCTAAGACTTTTATATGACAAGATAAAAAATCCAAGTGCTTATGTTGCTAGGATTACTAAAGATCCCGACATAGTTCAGGTTTTAGTTGATGGTGAAATTTTCTGGGAAAGAGAACAATGAAAACTGAACACCAAATAATTCTATTATTATTCATTCATTGGGTAGCAGATTTTCTTCTACAAAATGAAACGATGGCAAAGAATAAAAGTAAGAACAACGAATGGCTATTCCTTCACGTTTTAGTCTATTCTGTTTCTTGGTTATTTATAGGTGCGTTTTTATATTCACTTGGAGATATTTTCACAGTAAAGCAGATATTGGTTTTCACTTCAATTACTTTCATTTGTCATTTCATAACTGATTATTTGACTAGCAGGTGGACCAGTAAATTATACAAAGATTCTAAGTTTTATGGATTTCCATCTTTCTTTAGTGTTATAGGTTTCGATCAATGGCTTCATTTTGCTCAGTTGATATTAACCCTTGACTACGTAAAGACTTTATAAAATTAGGGGGTTAATCAAAACCCCCTAATAAAGACTAGATTAATTTTTCACAGGATTTACAATAGCTTCAATCTGTGATTTAACAAATTTAGTGTTTCTAACACTCTTCATCTTCTTTCCTAAGAATAGAAAATTACTGATCACACACTTAGAGTTAGCACCGTGGTATTTTATGTACTGATCTACGTCTAATGAATTGACTGATCCATTCTGTACATAAAACCATTTTTCACCTTCTTGGAATAATTTAAAGTATGTCGAATCCTCGTAGTCATACTCATAATACCCTGGTGTTTTTGCATCACCCCATTTAAAGGTAGCTTTAGGCTTTAAAAATGTGTGAGCTGATGTTTTTGTTAAGTAACTGATTACTTCTTTTTTGATTTGTTCTTCTGTTCTCATTTTATTGAATTTATTTGTTTGTGATTATTTGTTTGCCTCGTGAGGTGATGGCTTTCCATTTAATTTTAAAACCTGTACTTTCTGTTCCGCCAAACATTTTACAGTTGGCGTGGATCTCTGCAAGACCAGTAATTAGTAGCGTGATAGCATATGGGCTTGACGCAAATTCCCCAACTCCATATGCTTTAAGTAAATGGATATCCATATCCCTGCGAATTAGCTCCGCAGCTACATTATTATCAAAATGTTGGAGGAAAACATTATAAGAAATCTCAGCGTGGTTAGGGAAGTGTTTTTTGCCTTCCTCGTCTATCTTTATACAATATGGCTTTCCACAATCGTGATAAACTGTATAAAGTCTGAGTGTTTCATCGTCAGGAAGTGACGATAGTATTAGATCCTTATTTTCTAATACCCAATCTGGTAGTCTCCATTCATACTCTAAAGGATCACCAGACCTAAGGTGGTTAATGAGGTCAAATAGGTATTTCTCGACCGATTGACCGTGTTGTAGAACAGATTGTCCTTTTGTCTGTTCACAATTGCTCATGTCTTGGATGAGCTTCTCTAATTTAATCTACTTATTCATCTTATTTAATTTTGGGGTTTACAAAGGGGTAAATGAGATAAGGCCTTACGGATTTCTGGCGATCCATAAAGACACAATGAAGTATACTCGTCTACGTCAGGTTCGAAAAACAATGATGCCTGAGTTAGATGAGAATATTTCTCGTAAAGCTTTAATAAATGTTCTTGAGATTTTGCGGAAAGACAAATAATAGAGTTTGACTCTTCTTTCCATTTGCTGAAGACCTCTGGATGGTCGTGTGCGAAATCAGCGATTGAATGTGTGGACTGTACCACTTGATAACCTGGGTTGATGTCTTGTCTGGTTATAACGACAAGTTTCGGTTGTTGAAATTTAATCTACTTCATGTTACTTATATATTTGGTTTAAAAAAAGTTTCAATTTAAAAATTCCAAGGAGGCCTTACCGTTCCTCTTTAAGATTGGGATACGTCCCTTTCTATATGTGCCGGCCGCTAAGCGTTTACACTATTAGAATTTTTTGTGGTCTCAGCAGGATTCGAACCCGATGTTATCCGTTTTAGAGGCGGACCTACCTAGCCATGGTAGTTTAAACTCTAAGACCTTTTTTAATTACAGGGCAAACGTATAGATAATACTCTAAACAAAAAAATGTTTTCTGAAAAAATCCTCCTACACGTGTACGCGCTATTCAATTATTATCAGGAAATATTTTTTTATCTCGATGGAATATTCTACCTTTAGGGAAATTATAAAAAAATAAATGATGAAAAAAATCTTAATTATTCTTTTGGCTTTTACTCCAGTAATCGCTTTTTCACAGAAAGAGGAACCAAAAATCTCTGGGTATGTTTCGGGTGGGATATCAATCCCAGGAGGATCTCAAAGTTTTAAAAGCAGATCATATGCTTCTTTAGAAACTGGTATCTGTTATGAAAACATAACTGCCGGATTAGTAATCGGACGTGCTAGTTTGGAAAAAGCAGATTTTCGTAACATGTTTTGGGAGGTTAAAACTAGTCCTTCAGTTTGGATGGCTCCAGTTTTTGGGTATGGTGTCTTAGGATATGGCGGTTACATGGATTATAAAAAATCATTCCTTGAATACGGAGCTGGTGTATATTACCCTTCTAATAATATGTCATATTTTGCACAAATAACGAACTGGGATGAAATCAATTACTTCTCTGTAGGTTTAACGTATAACTTTAAATTCAAAAAGCATGTACGTAATAATTAAAGAAATGCCAAACCAAAACGGGGTTAAGGTAAATGTAATCCTCATTAATTCACAAAGTGAGATTTGGGAATTTGATACTTACGAAGAAGCGGAAGAAATGAGAAAAGTATTTGAAGCTAATTCAGATTCTGGGTACAAATACACCGTTAAAAAAATAGGCAATGAAATTTGAAATAGAAATATCTGATGCTGCATTTAATCTTCTTAAAGAGATTGAAAAGAATGGATCCGCTGAGTATAGAGATCGCGAATATCCAACAGTTGAGGATTTTAAGAATTCGGATGAATATAAAAAAGGAACTCGTGATGTTGAATGGTTCAAGGGCAGAAATTTTGGTGGAACATATTACCTAATCCACGAGCTTACCAGATATAATCTCGTGGATAATAATTACGAAGCTTGGCATCTAACTTTTGAAACTACTGATATTGGAAAAGAGCTGATTGGACAAAAAGATGAATATATCTTTACCTTAAAAAACGAAAAGATAAAATTAGGGGAGAATTATTTTACCGTTGATCAGTATGCAAATCTTGAGAAGAAAACTCTTACCGAGATGATAAAGATGGAAAATTCAATCCGGTATTTTAAAGACGAGTATTCTGCTAAGATGTTCATAGAGGGTAATACTTTTATCTCTGAAGATGGAGAAAAATATTTCTATGGTATCTATATGCTGGATAAAAAAATCTACTGTGTGGATCAAGAATTCAAAGGTGTCGATGTGCATGACGGGTATTATCCAGGTATGTCTGAGCACTACATAAAATACTTCCACAGCAAAGAGAGGGCAGAAGAATTTCTTATAAGAAATAAGCCATGTCTATGTCTTAATGATGTTTTACCCTTAATTGGTGATCACCTGGAAGGATCTCTTCTTTCCATTGTGGACAAAAAGATAAAAAACAATGGCTAAGAAAAAATTAATTAAATCAGCCACTTACAAGAAGGGAACTGAGATTTCTGACATCAATGAGCTAAAAGGGATTATTGAAGCTAGAGAGGTTGTTTATTGTAAGAACCAAACCATCTATGATGATGGCAGTCAATCGATCACTGTCGAAATACATTTTAATCCGCAAAAAATTGAAAAATGAAAAATAAGAAATACGAAGATTTTTTAGATTACTCAGTAACCTCGGAGGAAAATTCAGTAGAGAAATATTTCTGTAAACCACTGGACAAAGATGGTAAAAGAAGAAATATGGACGACGAGGAAAGTAAAATAATGATGATGCTTTTGTTGTACAAAGATCCAGAGATCAATATGATGTACGATGATATTCTAAAGGCATCACATATTGCAAAGATCCTTGTATCTAGAGCAGAATATGCAGGTCTTAAAATGGATAAGAAATCATTCATTATGATTTCAATGATGTGTGAAACCCCAGGTGCAGCCGTTATGTACGTTTATTATCTTTTGTACAAATCCAAGGAGTTAGGTGAGAAAATAATCTCTTTTGAAACCCTATGTAGTAGTATATTTCCTTGGGGATTTTTTACCGAGGAAACACTGCATTTTTATTGGGACGAACAGAAAGTCAAAAAGAGTAATACCCAGGCAGGAACAGATAATCTTTTGGATTATCACGAGGCTTCCTCTAGTTTAAGAATATGGGCATCATGAAATTAATCAGAAATTTGTATCTATAATTTTAAAAAATTATGCAAGAGATTAACTTAGATCCTAAAATCGTTTTGGAATTAATACACAAGTTTCCCAACAATATGGAGCTTGGAAAAGAAATTAGATCTTATTATTTAAGAGAATTAGACAAGAAAAAAGAATTAGAAAAATCTCAAGTAAATGAAAATTAATCTGATAATCCCGATCTCTATCTTTTTGTGTATTCTTACATTGATATGGGGGATATTTTTAAGACCTTCTCCAGACATGGATAAGATAGAGAAACCCCGTCCGAATGTTCTGAAGGAAAATCCAGTTGATACCACTATAGCTATGGTTGCAAATCAAAAAAAGTGGTTTCCTGTACCAATTGTTTCTGTCGAGAAAAATACCGGGAAGGAGGGAAAATATTTTATAGTATTTGAGAATGGTATGGGAGTATATTACAATAAAAAATATACAATAAATGATACTATTCTTTGGATGGACGAGGATGGAAATATAACATCTAAAATAGATGATAAGTAAATAATTTTTATGGTAATTTGTATAGATTTCGATGGGACGTGTGTAGCACATGAATTCCCTAAGATAGGAGAAGAAATAGGTTCAGTCCCAGTATTAAAAGAGTTGGTAGAAAATGGGCATCAGTTGGTTCTTTTTACAATGAGAAGTGATCGGCCTAATGGGAAATTTCTACAGGACGCAGTAGATTGGTTCAGCAAAAATGAAATACCATTATATGGGATTCAGACCAATCCATCTCAGAAAAACTGGACATCCTCACCGAAGGCTTATGGGGAGCTTTATATAGATGATGCAGCTTTAGGAGCTCCGTTGATCTATCCGGGGGAGGGTAAAAATCCATATATCGATTGGGATAAAGTTAAAGAATTTTTAATTCATAGTGGAATTCTAAAATGACAATAGAACTGCACGAAGATCCTAGGCTAGCTGATTGGAGAGCTATCTCAGAGAAAAAAGATTGCGTTACAATAGAGATAGAGGAATCACTGGACATAGAAAACGCAAAAATTAGATTTCTAGGAAAGGATCGGGAACCTCTTATCGAAATGAAAGTTACAAGCAGAAGTATAAACATTTGTATGAATATTGGTAATCCAACATTTGTTGAATTGCATACAAAATCTGGAGTTTCTGTTAGGTACATTGAGGGATCAGGAAAAGAATTTTATAAAAATAATTGACAGGATGAAAGACGGATTAGGGGACAGAATGAAGTCCAATTACGAAGACAGATATAGAATCAGTCTTCCAAGAAGAACAAACATCATAATCAGAATTGATGGTAAAGCTTTTCACAGTTATACTAGAGGTTTAGAAAGACCTTTTGACCAAGGACTATCTGATGATATGGATGCAACTACAAAGTTCCTTTGTGAAAACATTCAGGGAGCTAAAATGGGTTATGTTCAATCTGATGAAATCAGTATTTTGGTTACCGATTATGACGATCTAAGTACTCATGCATGGTTTGACAATAACCTTCAGAAGATGTGCTCTATTTCTGCATCTTTAGCTACATCTAAGTTTAATCAATTAAGATTATCTAGAAGGTTCAGAAACATGATGGATCCTGAAATGGAAATAGACGTGAATGTTTCCATAGCTGCAGATATGATCAAAAAGTTCAAGTCTGCTCAATTTGACTCTAGAATTATGATAATCCCCGAGTCTGAGGAGGTTGTAAACTATTTTATTTGGAGACAACAAGATGCAACAAGAAATTCAATTTCTATGGCTGCTCAGTCTATGTTTTCTCACAAAGAACTTCAGGGGAAAAGCACATCAGATATGCAAGATATGATGATGTTACAAAAGGGAGTTAATTGGAATGACTACCCGACAAGATTTAAAAGAGGAACTTCTGTTGTAAAAGTTGAGGATAAATTTATAGCTAAGGATTTCATTTTTAAAAATGATGGTAAAACTTATCCGATTGATCCGGATCAAGTAATTACTAGAAAATCATGGAATCCTGTAGAGACCCCGATCTTTACTCAGGACAGAGAATTTATTCTTGATACATTCACTAAAAAAGAAGAAAATGTCGGAGCTTAATTTTTTAGATCTACACAAACAAGGTATGGAATCTCTTGGTTTCTGGGATGAATCATACAAAAAAGTTGTCATCGGAATGATAGAGAACGGATATAAAACCGAGGTCATAAAAGACTGGTGTATTTCAGATCTTGTTGTCAACGGAGATAAGATTTTACTCAAATGGGTAAAAAGATACAGACCCCTAACAGAAGAAGAACTAAAAGAAAAATACGGAAGATAATATGGGATGCGATATTCACTTATTTACTGAGCTAAAGAAAGGTTCAGGTAAATGGAAAAATGCCGATTACTGGCAGCACAATTATTTTTACGACGAGAAAGATCCAGACTGTGAAAGAGAAATGGATCCAGTCTCTGTCTATCAAGGAAGAGACTACGACCTTTTTGGAATTCTTGCTGGAGTAAGAAGCGATACAAATGGTTTAATAGACTATCCTAGGAATCTTCCAGAAGACATCTGTGAAATCACAAAGAATGAATCTGAAAGGTGGGGATCTGATGGGCATAACCATAGTTGGTACACACTAAAGGAACTTAAAGATTATCTTGAAAAAAATCCTTCAATAAAAAGATCAGGAATGGTTTCTCCTGAGGCAGCAGCTAAACTTGATTCAGGTGGAGAAAATCCTACTTCTTGGGCTGGATGGACAGATGAAAGTCTAGGATGGGTCTACAGAGAATGGGAAGAAAAAAGCTCTCTCTATTATTTAGTTGAAAAGCTGGATAAAAGATTCAGAGAAGAATTCTGGATTAGAAGAAGCGATAACCCACTAGAAAGGCACAACGAAGAAGAAAATTTTAGAATAGTTTTTTGGTTTGACAACTAATATGAAATACTACGCAGGCATAGGATCAAGAGAAACACCTCCTGGGGTTAAACCCATGATAGAGGAGGTTTCTTCTTTTTTATCTAGGATGGGATTTGTTCTTAGATCCGGAGCAGCACCAGGTGCGGATTCTATGTTCGAAGAATATTGTACTGGCGATAAAGAAATCTACTTACCATGGGGGGGTTTTAATAAAAACCAATCTGATCTATTTCTGGATTCAATGGACCAAGAGTTAGTAATCAATGCAACAGAGATAGCTAAAAAATATCATCCTAATTGGAGTGCTTTATCTAATGCAGCTAAAAGATTAATGGCTAGGAATACATTCCAGATACTAGGGAAGGATCTAAAAACACCAGTATCATTCGTAGTATGTTGGACAAGAGGAGGTACTATAAATGGGGGTACTGGTCAAGCTATGAGAATTGCAAAAGATCTAAAAATCCCTATATTTAATCTTTATCATAAAGATTCAATTCACAAAATTAAAGTACACATTGTAAATTTATGTTGATATATTTAGCATCCCCATACTCACATCCTGACGATAGTATCAGAGAAAATAATTACAGGGTTATTGCAGAAATTGCTGCTAAGATGACTTCAGAGGGTCACGTCGTTTTGTCCCCAATTGCTTATGGTCACAACCTCTTAGGATTTTGTGAAATGCCTTCTGACTGGGAATTTTGGAAAAACTTCTGTCTAACATTTCTTGAGAAATGTGATGAATTGATGGTATTTAAAATGGAAGGATGGGATAAATCAAAAGGAGTTGCTGAAGAAATAGAATTTGCAGAGAAAAAAGGAATTAAAATAACATATAAAGAAGTCAAAAATGTCTAATACACTAAACTTACCACAACCGAAAGATAGAAATCTATTTTTAGCTAAACAAGTAGATCAAGATTCCATCAACAACATCTCAAGGGCAATAATCGCAATCAATGAGGATGATGAATATATTGCTAAGATCTATTATGCACACGATCTTGAATATAAACCAAAACCAATTAAGCTCTACATAGATTCTTATGGTGGACATGTTTATCAATGCATGGGTCTTTTGGGAATCATGAATGCAAGTAAAATCCCCATTTATACAATAGTTACTGGATGTGCAATGTCATGTGGATTCCTGATATCAATTTCAGGTCACACAAGATTTGGATATCCTAAATCTACTTACCTGTACCATCAGGTTTCTTCAGGAGCAAGAGGTACTGTTAAAGAGATGGAAGATGAAGTAATTGAGGCAATTAGATTACAAAAAATGATCGAGCAAATCACACTCGAAAACACTAAGATCACTCAGAAGAAATTGGATAGAATTTATAAGACCAAAAAAGATTGGTTCATGGATACAGAGGAAGCTCTGAAACTTGGTGTGATTGACGAAATCATTTCTTAGTATATCCTATTTTTACTATTTATAAGTCCAGGAATCCCTGGACTTTTTATTTTATATCTTTTTGTGTATCGATATATACATGAAAAGATAAATAATGGCAGATAAGAGGAAATTCGTATCAGTTTGTCTTACTGACGTAGGAGCTTCCGGTGATACAATTCTATATGATTCGGCAAATGATGTATTTGTTTATGGTGCTGCAGCTTCCGGTGGAAGCGGATCAGCATCTGATGGACCTTACGGAGCTTTTCAGCTTTCAGATGGATCCGGTAATTTTATAGGAACCGGTGCATATGATCCAACAGGATCTAATATTTTTGTTACTGATTCAGGTGCAACAAACGGAACATTTAATACATCATTAGGAATTGGTGCAGGACAAGCTTCTTTTTGTTTATCCACTACGGAAAATACATTTATAGGAGCTAGTGCAGGTACAGACACAACCACAGGAGCTAAAAACACTTTTATAGGTTCTCAAGCTGGTAAAGATAACACAACAGGAAACTGTAATACATTTATTGGCGTATGCTCAGGCGTAACAAATACTACCGGTGCAGGAAATATTTATATAGGATACGAAGCTGGAAAAATTAGAGACGCAAGTATTTGTGAAGTTATAATTGGTCCATTTGCTGGTTCAAGCGGTGCTAGCGGTGAGAGAAACATTTACATCGGAGCATCTGCAGGAGCATCTGCAGGTTTTACCAGAGGAACAATTGCGATAGGATCTGAGGCCGGGTGTATTTCGACTGGATATCCAAATACATTCATAGGTGATGGTTCAGGAAAATTTAATACGAGCGGTTGCTCAAATGTTTATATAGGTCATTGTGCAGGTGTATCAGGTGCTACTGCAAGTTGTAACGTTTCTATCGGACAAAACGCAGGAGGATATAACAAAGAGAGTGGGAATATTTTTATAGGTTACAGAGCAGGATTCGTTAATACTACAGGAACTGCAAATGTTTTTATAGGTGGTAGTGCAGGAGACGTTAACACTTATGGTGCATGTAACACTTTTATTGGATCTAATGCAGGAAGTGCTAACACAACAGGAGCTAGCAATAGCTTTATTGGAGCTAATGCAGGAGTTACTAATACTATAGGTATCAATAATACCTTTATTGGTGCTAATGCAGGATGTGCTAATACAACAGGTGGTTGCTCTGTTTTTATAGGAAACTCAGCAGGTGCAGCAAACACTCAGGGCGGTAGAAATACTTTTATAGGAGGCGGTGCTGGTGCTAATAATACAGCAGGTTCATTCAATTCCTTTATTGGTCACCTATCCGGGTCAACTAATACAACAGGAGCATGTAATGTGTCTCTTGGATCAGGATCCTTAGCACTTAATACTTTTGGATGTTCTAATATATCGATTGGTTATCAATCAGGGTATAATAATACCACTGGAAGTTGCAATTTATATATTGGGGATTCAGCAGGATGTGCAACAACAATCGGGATAGGAAATTCATTCTTAGGATATCAATCAGCTAAAAATAACACAACTGGAAACGGGAACAATTTTATAGGAGCTTTTTCCGGGGTTTCAAATACAACAGGATCATGTAACATCATAGTAGGTGATTGTTCAGGATTTAATAATACCACAGGAAGTTCCAATGTATTCATTGGAGCAAAAGCAGGATTTACAAATGCCTCTGGAGGTTGTTCAGTTTTAATTGGATTATGTGCAGGTTATGCAACAACAGCAGCAGCTCCTTTAGTATCTGTAGGATCAAATTCTGGAAAATCTAATACAACTGGTACATCTAATACATTCGTTGGTACTGACTCTGGATCTTTTAATACTTCAGGCTTTCAAAACACATTTATGGGTTACCAATCAGGATGTGGAAATACAACCGGAGGTAATAATACATTCTTAGGATACTTATCAGGATGTGGAAATACAACGGGTGCTCAAAATACATTTATTGGTGCTAATTCGGGACAAGCTAATACCACTGGATGTCAAAACACATTCATTGGTTATCAATCAGGGGTAATTAACACCTCTGGAGCTAAAAATACATTCATCGGACACAGTTCAGGGGTACTAAATACTACTGGAACGGAGAATACCTTTAATGGATATTGTGCAGGTGCTGCTAATACTACAGGTATCAATAATACATTTTTAGGTAGCTGTGCAGGTGATAGCAATACAACAGGATCTAATAACGTATTAATTGGTAAACAAACAGGTCATGGAATCACATTTGGATCTGGTAACGTGTTCTTAGGATCTTGTGCGGGTCAATCAGTAACAACTGTTTGTAATTCAGTATTTATTGGTCAAGAGGCTGGTAAATCTAATACAACAGCAACGGGAAATACATTCGTTGGATCTTGCTCTGGACAAGCCACATCAACAGGGAGCAGTAATACATTTTTAGGATTTGAAGCAGGATTCACAAATTCAACAGGAACACAGAACGTATTTATTGGAAGCTGCTCTGGAAGGGCAAACAATTGTGGAGTCAGTAACATTTTCGTTGGAGTATGTGCAGGGGTGTCAAATACTACAGGCTCTAGCAACATTTTCATAGGAAATTCTGCAGGTGATTCCAATACTATAGGTGTAGGAAACATCTTCATAGGCGGAGCAAATAATGGTATAGCTAATACCACAGGTAGCTGTAATACATTCATCGGATATCAATCAGGACAATCTAATGATATAGGTGTAGGTAATGTCTTTTTAGGACTTTCATCTGGTTTATCAAATACTTGCGGAGGTAATAACGTTTTTCTAGGTAATGCAGCAGGAAGAAGCAATACGACAGCTAGTAATAATATATTTATTGGAACTGAAACTGGATGTGCTAACACAACAGGAGCTAGCAACGTATTTATAGGATACCATAGTGGTTTTGGTAATACTATAGGAATTGAAAATACCTACCTTGGTACAAATTCTGGGGTTACTAATACTTCGGGGACTGGAGGTATATTTATAGGTACTTGCGCGGGATATGGAAATACAACAGGATCTTCTAATATTTTTATAGGAAGCTCAGCAGGTAAGACGAATACGATAGGTTGCAACAATACCTTCATGGGAGATTTTTCGGGATCTTTAAATACTACTGGAATATTTAATACCATGATCGGATCTAAGTCTGGATGTGCTAATACCACAGGATCAGGAAATACATTTATGGGAGCTGGTGCGGGTAGTAAAACTACAAATGGAAGCTGTAATACATTCATAGGAACTAATTCAGGAGTTTGTAATACTACAGGGGCAAGTAACGTACATATTGGTATTAATTCTGGGTACTGTAATACTATTGGATCGTTCAACACAATAACTGGGGTGGCTGGAGGATATTGTAATACAACGGGAGCTAATAATACATTCTTAGGATACGAAAGCGGAAGATTTACCGCTACTGGTGCAGATAATACATTTGTAGGATATAGATCTGGATATCTTACATGTTCAAGTTCTATTAAGCCAGTTAACGGAAACATTTTCATAGGATCTTGTTCTGGTTATTCTAACACTGTAGGAACTAACAATGTTTACGTTGGTTCTTGTGCAGGTTACACATCCGCTACGGGTGCAGATTCGGTTTTCGTAGGTTATGGTGCTGGATATTCTTCTACTATTTTCAATGGGCAAACTTTCGTAGGATCTCAAGCTGGATATTCCAACACAGCAGGAACAGATAATACATTTATTGGTTCATCTGCTGGATATAGTAATACTACTGGGATTTACAATACATTTTTAGGAGGTGGTGCTGGATATTACAATACTACAGGATCTTTTAACACGTTGATTGGGTATAGTGCTGGAGCAGCAATTTCTGGACCTCAAAACTGTCTTCAATCTTGCGATAACACATTTGTTGGAACATACTCTGGTTTTGCAAATACCACAGGATACAGAAACGTATTTATAGGATCATGTGCAGGTTCCTCTAATATAAATGGAGCATTTAATGTTGCAGTTGGAACTCTAGCTGGCCTTTCAAACACTACTGGATCAGCTAATATATTTATTGGAGATAGAGCAGCAGAATCTAATACAACAGGATCGGGCAACATAGTTATCGGGACGTCAGCAGCTGGCACATTAACGAGCGGATGTGAAAACGTAATTATAGGAAATTCTGCTGGTGGACCAACTAATAATAAATGTGGTAACGTTTATATAGGTTATAGTTCTGCTGCAACTAATAACGGATGTCAAAATACTTTCGTTGGTTCATGGGCAGGTTATACAGGGGCATTCTTAGAGACAGGTTCTAATAATACTTTAATTGGATATGCAACACAAGGCTGCGCTAGTAACGTAACAGGAGGTATTGCAATAGGTGCATATGCAAGTGCTCATCCATGCAAATTAAGTTTAGGATCATCTGCCGTTCCTTTAGCTCTTACTGGTTGTAAAGTAGCAACGTGTGCACTTTGCGTTTTCATTAATGGATCTGCTTACACTATACTACTTAGTACCCCTTAATTTCATGGAACAAATAATGTATTTCATCTATAACTATTAAAAGTTTATAGAATGGAATACATTGTTTTTCAAATCAGCGGGGGTGCAGGAAAGAACGTCATAGCAACTGCAGTTGTTAGAGCTATGAATATACAATACCCGCACAGAAAAATAGTAATTTTAACTGCTCATCCGGACATATGGATCAATAATCCAAGAATACATCGAGTTATCCAGTTTGGACAAACTGCTTATTTCTATGACGATTATATTAAGGATCGAGATACTCTGATTTTTACTCATGACCCTTATGGAAGTCCTGATGCGATTTACAGGAAAAAACATTTGTCACAGGTTTGGTGCGAGCTTTATAACTTAGAATTCGCTGGTGAAAAACCTGAGCTTTATTTCACTGTGCTGGAAAAAGATCATATTGCTTCTTTCTTAAACAAGACTAAACCCATTTTGCTCATTCAGCCATTTGGTGGTGCTCAAACCAACAACAAGTATTCTTGGATGAGGGATATTCCACCATTACTTGCACAAACAATAGTGGATGAATTTAAAAATGATTATAGAGTTATACAAATAAAAAGAGAGGATCAACTAGGACTAAATGGTGTTGAATATCTTTCTAATAATCCAAGAGTTTTAGCTTTGGCTTTATTGTTTAGCGATAAAAGAATTTTCATAGATTCATATATGCAACACGCAGCTGCTGCACTAGAATTGCCTTCTTATGTTTTTTGGATAGGTAATTCCCCTGCTACGTTTGGGTATCAAATACATAAAAATATAACTACACAATTCCAGACTGGAAGCACAAGAAATAGTTTATATGATCCTTTTGATATTACAGGAGATCCTATACAAGTTGCAACAGCTCCTAAGGATCTTTTTGATCCTGCATTGGTAATAAATATTCTTAAGGATCTTGATCGACCAGTACAAAATATTGAACAATCTTCTGTTACTCCGTCTGGTTATGAATCTCCAAAAGCTCCTTCTATTTCCGTACCTGACATTAAAGATATCATTCCGGGTATTCAAATTGGTGAATTTGTAGATTTAAACGAACAGAAGGATAGTCCTAAAGAAAATAAGAAGGACAAGAAAAAATAACGGGGATATATAAGAGGATGAAATGGATTAAAAAATTCACCCTCTTTGAAGAAGAACCTCAATCCTTCACTTTTGACGAGCTTTCGCCCGAAGCTAAAAAAAATGCAATCCAAAATGTAAGAGAGGAAATGTGGGAGGGTAGTTACGGTGCAGATGACATATCTAGCTGGGTAATAGATGACGATTATATTTTTGAGCCTACCCACGATGAAATGCTAGCTACCTTTGGCACTAATTATAATCATCCCCTTGATGGCAATCCAATGATTGCAAATGATAGAGATGATATTAGCTATATTTCTAAAGATGATCAGAATTATTTCTTGCATTGTAAAAAAGCTTTGAATGTAACTAACGATGGTATGTTCTTAGGATGGTTAGGAATTCCTCCTTATTTTTGGGATGAAATTAGTTATTATTTCGAGGACTATTCAACATATACTCGAATACAGTTCGAAATAGAAAACGAGGATGAAATGGATCAATCCCAATTATCTAGATTAATCGAATATTTAGATAAAGCTTCCGAGAAGTTTAAACAACATATGGATAGTGTTCTCACAAGAATTACGAGAGACATCGAAGATCAATATGAGGACGAGCAAATAAAGGATAGAATAGAATCGAATGATATTATTTTCGATTCTGAGGGAAACCCTCTATAATAATACCTCTATAATAATCCGAGAGAATTTTCTCGGATTTTTTTTGTATACTGAGGAATTTTTTTTTAGATTTGTAAACTTTAAATCCGTAAAAACATGGGGGAAGTTAAGGAAAAGAAAAATATTGTAGATATTTCTGTATTAAATAGTGATCAAAAAAACGCTTTTGAAGAGCTTAGAGATTTTATACAGGGTAAAAGTGACGACATTTATGTCATAAAAGGATGGGCAGGAACGGGGAAGACCTTTTGTGTTAGCCTGCTGGTTAAATACGTCCTTGAAGTAATGAAGCCGAATAATAGCTGGTATAAAATAGCTGTAACTGGGCCAACGAATAAATCAGTTAGAGTTATAAAAAGATCTACAGGTATTTTAAGCCATCGAGTTTCTTTTAACACTATACATAAAATGCTTGGTCTAACTGAAAGGATAACTTCAGATGGAAAGCAGGAATTTGTTAACCAGGGAGATTTTAGACCTCCTATAGAATCAACAAAGCTTTTAATTATAGATGAGGTTTCCATGCTAAGCGATGATCTTTTTCATGAGATTATCAAGTATAGGGATAAGATAAAAATAATCTGTATGGGAGATCCCGCACAGATACCACCTGTCGGAAGACCGGATTGTATTCCTTTTAGAGACGAACTTGCAGATCAGTATGGAATTAAGACTGTAGAGCTTAAAACTATAATGAGACAGAAGAAAGGAAATCCTATAATTGATACATCTGTAAAAATAAGAGAGAGTCTAGAAAATCCAACTATTGATACAGGGAAGGAATCAATCTTATCAGAATCTGGCGAAGGTATAGAATTTCTTAATCTGAGTTCTCCTGACATAAAAGAAAGCTTCCAGTCCATATTGGATGTATATTTCAATTCTGAAGATTTTAAAAGCGACCCAGAATACGCTAAGATTATTGCTTGGAGAAATAAAACAGTGGCCACTATGAATAATCTTGTAAGGAAGGTCATATATGGTGAAAAATCACAGGAATCAAAAATATTGATAGGAGAAAAGCTTATAGCGAATAATCCTATTATTGAAAATAACGAGATAATCTTCAATACTAATGACGAATTTACTGTAGAGGATTATAAGATAAAGGAAAGCAGGTTTAAGTTAGATGACGAGATCTTACATATAAAATATTACGAGACAGGAGTAATCTATCTAAACGACGAGGATAAAAATATTAAGATGTATATTGATATTCTCCACGAGAGCAGTCAATTTGATTTTGATAGAATTGCAAATAATCTGAAGAAGATCGCAATAGAAAAGAAAGGGAAGGAAAAATCCTGGGTAAAATACTATGATTTTTTAAGAAGGTATGCAGATGTAAGTTATGCCTATGCAATAACTGCTCATAAATCTCAAGGAAGCACCTATGTAACAACATTCGTTCTCGAGGATGACATAAACGTAAATCTGGATGTTATAGAGAGAAATAGAATAAAGTACACAGCATACACAAGATCTAGTAACAAACTTTATGTTCTTAAGAGATTCTAATTATTTGTTAATAATTTAATAAAGAATTTTTTACTGCTTAATACGCGCTCATCTAAATATATAATGGATGGGGATAAAAGATCTTTTGACTATAGTAGTTCCTTGTAAGAATGAAGAAAGAGGTATCTATTATTTTTTGGAGTCAATTGATTCTCAAAACAGTATAAATGGTACGAGGGTAATCATCTGCGATTCTAGCGATGATAATACAATAGACATAGTTCTTAATTCTGATTTAAAAAATATTGATGTATTTGTGACTAAAGGGGGATTACCCTCAGTTGCAAGAAATAATGGATTTTCTTTTTGTAGAACCCCGTATGTTCTTTTTTTAGATGCTGATATGATCTTAAAGGATAAAAATACAATTAAAAATTGTATTGATAGGATATCGGGAAAAGAATTACTTACCATTAGAACATATACAGATTTTCCGTATTCTGTCGTAATGTTTATTTTTTACATCTTACAGTTAATAAGCAAATACAAAAGTCCATTTGCTTTAGGTGGATTTCAATTATGGGATTCTAATGCTTTTAAAAAATATGGAATGTTTGATATTAATGCAAAAGTTGCAGAGGATTATAAATTAAGCAAACTTGTTAATCCGTCCAAATTCGTAATACTGTATTCTAAAATTTATACATCCCCTAGAAGATTCCATAACAAGGGTGTTTTTTATATGATAAAACTCCTGATAGGATTTTGGAAAAATAAAAATAACAATGAGTATTTTAAAGCAGATCACGGGTACTGGAAATAATAAAAGAACTCTAATAATAAGTGACGTCCACTTAGGATCTAAAGGATCTAGGACAGAAGATTTACTAAAGCTTTTAGCAAAAGAAAAATACGATAGGCTAATTTTAGTTGGCGATATAATAGATGGATGGTTAATTAAAAAATATCATTGGTTCCCTGAATCCCACATTAAAGTAATCAAGAAAATTTTAAAAATATCAAAAAAGAAAGAGGTCATATACATTACTGGCAATCATGACGAATTTCTTAGAGAATATGCTCCACATTCAATTGGAAATATATCGATTGTTAATGAATTTATAGAAGGCGATGTTTGGATAGTTCATGGAGATTTATATGATGGGGTAGTTAAATTAAGATGGCTTGGTATCTTAGGATCTGTTGGATACGATTTTGCTATAGGGATAGATCAATGGGCTAAAAAGATAGGTATTAAAACAAGTCTTAGTAAATTTTTAAAAAATAATGTAAAACAAGCCATTAAGTTTATTACCCAATTTGAATCTGAGTTAATAAGGCAGTGTATCAAAAGAGATTGCAATACCGTTATATGTGGTCATATACATACACCGTCTGATAAAGAGGCTGATGGGATAAGATATTTGAATACTGGTGACTGGATAGAAAATACTAGCTATATTATTTGGGAGGGGGATAAATTTATTCTTAAGAATTATCTACATTAATTGAAATTATTTCTTTCTTTTGCTCTAACAATGATAAAGGAAAGAATGAAAAAATACACTATTTTCTTACTCGTATTTGCGCTTTTATCTCTTACCGGATGTGCAGATAGTCAAGACGTTCACGAGTGCGTTAGCGGTCACGTATATGGTTTCTGGGGAGGTTTATGGCACGGTATGATAGCTCCTTTTGATTTTATAGGTATGCTAATATGGGACGATGTTGCCGTTTACGCTCCTAATAACAATGGCGGATGGTATGCTTTTGGTTTTTGTCTTGGAGTTGGAGCTTTTAGCTCGAGTGTTTCTCAAACATCAAAAAAGTATAAATAACTCACACATTAATTTTAATCATGGTAGACAGAATGAAGCAGATAACCGATATAAACATCTTGACACTCCAGGAAGGAGGTATGGTGATGAGATCAACATGGGTTTGTATGACTAAGGATCTTGGGGTTCATAATAATGCTTTCGGTGGAATATTATTGGCTCACGTGGATGAGATAAGTGCTTTTTTCGCTGCTGAGATCTGTGATACACCTATGATGGTAACTAGAAGTTTGGATTCCGAATTTCTTATCCCAATGAAAGTCGGTAATGTGATTAAAACATATTGCGGAATAGAAAGCATTGGAAACACTTCTATAACTATCCTGATAGAAATGAGAAAATACAATGTCAGAAACGATGCTGAAGTTGTTTGTCTTAAAGCTAGAGCAACCTTTGTTAGAATCGACGAGGAGGGATCTGCTATTCCTATAGGATTGACAGTAAAGAAAAAATACGAATCAAGAATTAAACAGAAATAATGGGAAAAACAGCATACGCGATTTTTCTTGCAATAGCTTCAGCTAAGGAGATTGCACAGATATTTTCTCTACCACCTAGGATTTATATAGAATTACCATACCTGGTTTTTTTTATCTATATTATAATAAGAATGTTCTCTAATTCCTTATCTCCGTGGATATGGAGAGGTGCATTTGGAATAGTTGGTTTATCAGCTTTAATGTACATAATACTTGTTTCCTTAGGACTTCCTGACCATCCACTTAAGGTAATAGATTCATCTATCTGTTTATTGATGTGGATCAAATCCCTAATCTATCTAAACAATTATAATGAAGATATCAGAGAAATATAGACACATTGGATACTCTTATCCAGGGGTTCCTAAAGGATGGGTTCCTATAGTTGAGGAAGCTATAATTAAAATAGAGAAGGAAATGTGGCCTTCTTGGATACCTATGTTTTTGAAAAGAAAAATTCATTATTTGGCCACTGATAACTCTGTTGTTAAGGTTAAAAGTAAGTTTTGGTATAAGATCAGAGAAAAATTAACCAAAGGCCAAATAATTACAGACATAAAGGATAAGTATGCTACTTTAAGGATTTATGGATTTTTTGGTCAGGATATAGGGAACGTGATATCGGAGGCCGAAAAAAAATGTAACAATACATGCGAGAAGTGCGGATCCAATCAATCAGTTAAGTCTGTAAATTATGGATGGGTCTATCAGCTTTGTAAAGAGTGTAGGGATAAAAACAATAAAAAAATTAAGCATGAAAAATAATGATGCTCTAAAGTACGCATTGAGATATGCTCAATTGGAATCTGAATTACGACATGGAGGATATCAGGGGGATCTAATGCACGAACAAATAATGGATGTTCTTGTAGACGAAATCATTGAAATCATCGGTGACGATAAGGAGAAACTAAAGAGTGCTTTAATGAATATAAGTATTCTTGGAAGAGTTCAAGGGGAGCAAAACTCAACTAATTCTATGAAGGATTGGGCACTTGCAACTGTTACTTCTATCTTCCATCACGGAAACTTTAAGGTGGAGACTGCAAATGAAAGAGTGCTTCTAAACATGCTAAAAGTTCTAGGATACTGGCCAACAACGGAGGATCAGATTATTAAAAGATCCATGCCTGAGCATCTATTTAAGAAATTAAACGTCGATATTTAATTTTTTATTTGGATTTTTCTATTAATTTTACGGAAAGATGAAAATGATATTAACACTGGGAGATATACACGGAAGAGATCGTTGGATGTTCCATACACATGGAAGTCCATATGAATTTAACCTGTGGAAGACTGCAGTGGAAAATGGTGCTCCTGGTGATGATACTTTTTGGGATGATTATCCCTATATGAAATATGACAAGATTATTTTCGTTGGTGATTATGCAGACAGCTATGATCTAAAAAACGATGTTATTTTAAATAATCTAAGAGATATAGTTTTCTTTAAAAAAATGGTTCCGAATAGAGTGGAGCTTCTTATTGGAAATCATGATGTTCAATATTTTATAGAAAATGAAATATGTAGCGGATTCAGGCCAGAGATGAAACATGATCTTCTTGATATCTATACGGATAAAGAAGCAGGTTTCAAATTAGCACACTATGAGGTTGGTGATGATGGACAGCAATGGTTATGGACACACGCAGGGGTTACAAGTGGATGGCTTACTGAGTTAAGAAAAGAAGTTTATAATCCAAACCACAGATTCTATGACATTCTAAAAGAACTAGATCTTTGTGATCTTCTTAATACAGCATTAGAAATGAGACTTGATATTCTTTTTAATGTTGATGCACAGAGTGGGGGATTTGACCTATGGGCTGGTCCGGTTTGGGTAAGACCTAGGGTTTTCAATGAATATCCATTAGAAGGGATAAATCAGGTTGTTGGTCATACACCTCAAAGAGGTATTAAAACAGATTGGTGTAAAGGAGTTAATCACTACTTTATTGATTGTCTTTGGGAAGATTATGACGAGGCTTTAAAAATAAAAATATGACAAGAAGATTTAGATTTTACAAAGAGACGAATGGAAATTGGTATGTAGATCTACCAGAGTGGGAAGGTACTAAAGCAGAACTTCAAATGGTTGCAGGAGCGGATTCTTTTTTAGATATACTAGCTGAGGGAGAAGCGGAAGTGCATGTAGTTCTTTCTGATGAGTATTTTGAAGGATCAGACAATCTGAAAATAAAAGAATTAGGTAGACTTGAGGGATGGGAACTCGGAGAAGGAGCTTGGTATAGATTAGACTCGTATAAGGGAATATCACACTTTAATCTAGATATGTGGCTTTGCGATGTGACTAAATTTGTATTTGGGGATTTTCCTAAAATAATTTATTTTTCAGTAAGTGCCTAAGAATATACACATAAAAAATAGAAAAGCTTCTTTCGATTATTTCTTTATCGAAGAATACACAGCTGGCATCCAATTATTTGGATCCGAAGTAAAATCGATAGCAGCAGGTAAAGTATCTATGGTGGATGCTTTTTGTTATTTAGAAAAAAACGAGCTTTACATAAAGGGATTAAACATATCTCCCATGGGAGATTTTTCACCTGATCCTTTAAGGGTAAGAAAGCTTTTACTTAAAAGAAAGGAACTTAACAAATTGGAAAGAGGATTAGATCAAGGAATTACGATAGTCCCAACACTGATATTTTCTAATGAAAGAGGTAAAATTAAATTGAAGGTTTCCCTTGCTAAAGGTAAAAAGAATTACGATAAAAGAAATTCAATAAAAGAAAGAGAATTATCTAAAGAAATTAAAAGTTTCACTTGATTACCTAGCATTATAGGAATATATATTTCTATAAACTTGTAATGCTAAAGAGATCTAATCTTCTATTTGGTCTTGCGCTAGCTATTATGCTAGTGTTTTTTTTAGTAAAGACCTCAGTACTATTTGAGATAGTACCGTCAACCCCAAATACTAGAGGGATAGAGTATCTGTGCTTCCTTTCATTTGTACCACTTTTCTGGCTGATAATGAAAGATTTTATCAAAAAAAGCAAGGAATCGATCAAGGAAAATAAATACACATTTGAATTAAATTCCTCCCTTATATGGCAGTCTAGAAGTGAATGCTTTTATGTTGGTGATATATCTGGTTCTGCAAAATTAATCACAAGGGAAATATCAATGGTTACTGAAACTGATAGGGTTTCAGTATGGCTTTATTCGGAAAATAAAGAATCTATTATCTGCGATCAACTTTATGTAAGAGGAGAGAATAAATTTTATAATGGGATTGAGATTTTTAAAAAAGATTTTTATCAATATTTCGAAGCATTAGAAAATGATCCAATAATCGTTGCAAATGATGCGGAAACTCATATTGCAACATCATGCTTTACTGATTCTTATCTTAGGCCCCTCGGTATAAAATCAATGCTTGATATCCCAATATATTATAAGGGATCTTTAATAGGTGTTATATGTATTGAAAATCTAACACAAAGAGAATGGAAAGTTCTAGAGATTTCTTATTTACAAATGATCTCTTCATTATATTCATTTGGATTTTCTGTTAAAGAATCTAATTTTTTATCTGAGCAAATGATAGAGAATGATAAATTCTTAGATGCTTCTTCTATTATTTCAGTTGCAGACAAAAATGGTAAAATAACTTATGTAAACCAAAGATTTACCGATGTTTCTGGGTATACATTAGAAGATGTTATTGGAAAGGATCATAACATAGTAAACTCGGGTACACACCCTAAAGAGTTTTGGACTAATATGTACAAAACTGTAATAAAAGATAAAAAAATCTGGAATTCAGTTTGTGTAAATAAAGCTAAAGACGGGAGTTTATATTACGTTGACACTTTTATAAAAGCTAAATTTAATAATGATAAACTTATTGGATTCTCTTCTATAAGACAAGACGTAACAGAATTAAAAAGAAAAGAGGTTGAAATATCTAACAGAATGAACGCCATTAATAGATCGAATGCTGTTATTGAATTTGATCTAGATGGTAATATAAAATTTGCAAATAATGCTTTTTTAGATACCTTGGGATATTCTCATGATGAAATTGTTGGAAAGCACCACAGCTTATTTGTAGAAAATTCATTAAAAGATAGCGATGAATATAAAGATTTTTGGAAATCCCTAAGAGAAGGAACATTCTTTAGAGGAGAAATCACAAGAAGGAAAAAAGATGGTACACTAATTTATCTTCAAGCAACTTACAATCCTATTATAGGAAATGACGGAAAACCTTATCGGATAATGAAAATTGCTACCGATATTACTGAAAATTTTAATCAACAAAAAGAGATAGAAAAGAAAAATACCTATCTTGAACATGCTGCTAAGATTCTTAGACATGACATGCACAGTGGGATTAATACTTATATGCCTCGTGGATTGAGCTCTTTGGATAGAAGATTATCAGATGACCAAGTAAAGGATCTTAAAATTGAAGCCCCTATAAAAATGATTAAGGAAGGACTTAGACATACGCAGAAGGTTTATAAAGGGGTATATGAATTTACCAATCTTGTAAAAAAAGACGTAGTTCTTAATAGATCTGAGTGTAAACTTAACGACATTCTCGAAGACTACTTATCTGCAACTGCATATAGACCACAGGTTAATCTATTAGAACTAGGGGAATTAAGCGTAAATGAAGCTCTTTTTTGTACAGCATTAGATAACTTAATTAGAAACGGTTTAAAATATAATGATAGTAATAATAAGATTGTAAAAATCTATAGGAATGATGATACATTATACATTGAGGATAATGGTAGAGGTCTAAGCTCAGAGGAATTTAAAATACTTTCACAACCATATACACGTAAAGAAGGGCAAAAAGAGTCTGGAACAGGTTTGGGATTAAACATATGTATAGCTATACTCGAAGAACACGGGTTCAGTGTTTCTTGCGATAAACTTCCAGATATTGGAAGTCAAATAAAAATAAACCTAAAAAATGATTGATTCTATTTTATTAGTGGATGACGAAAGTCTATTTCACCTCGTATTTGAAGATGCTTGTAGTCTTCTTGATATTTCACTTTCTCTTGAAAGCCTTGACAGCTCTGATGAGGCTGCTAAACTTTTTGAAGGGTGGCAAAAAAATTCAAACGGTAAACCCGAATGTGTATTTGTTGATTTGAATATAATAGGTTCTTCTTATGATGGGATAGAACTGGTTAGAAAAATAAATTTCGATTATGGTAATAATGTTGTTATTGGGATTATTTCTTCGTCTAACGAGCCGGAAGAACAAGCAAAAGCAGTTAAATCAGGAGCTCAATTTTGGATTATAAAATCTGATGATATTGAACCTAGATTAGAAGAATTCAGAAAAGATTTTCCTGGGTATAAAAATAGAACTAATCCTTTTAAAATTTACAAATAATGAAAGTTAGTAAAGAAGTCCGAGATTGCTTACTTGAGATCCAGAAAAATAAAAGAATAGGATTAGAGGGTAATATATTGAAGCTAATCGAAGCTGAAGATGGGGATAATGAATTTAAAGCATATCTTTCAACTTCCATAGAAAAGGATAAAGAAAGCAGAAAGAAAAGACTTGAAATTACAAAGCAAGTACAGGAAAGAAACCGTGAATTACAAGCTTCAGAAGATGAGAATTTAAGAATAAACGAAGAGCTTAAAGCCGCACTTCAAGAAGCGGAAGATTCTAAAAACGAAGCTTTAGCGGCAAAAGATATTGCATTAAACGATTTAGATATTATACAAAAAAAGACACAAACAGAATTAATAGGGACAATAGTAAAAGTTGCTCTTTTAGTAATATTGGGTGTTGGTGTTATTACTACTATTATGTATTCTATCGCAATGATAACAGGGAAGGATACACAAATAATAGGATCTACCTGGAGTAATATGTTTGGTATACTTTTAACAAATGCTTTTTCTATAGTCGGTACTATCATGGGGGTTAAATATGCCTCTGAGAGTAATAAAAAACCTGAATAATTTTTTTATCTGGAAAAATCTATTTAATCTTGTGAAAAAGATTAAATATGAGATGTCCATGTTGTGAAAAACCTTTAGAGGTAACCCACAGAGAAAGGTACCAGGATCTTAGTGAACATGTTTCAAATCCTAATGGAGATCCGTCAATGAAGGATGGATATCAATGTGTAAATAAATATTGTATAGCTAATAATCTAAGATGTACTTGGATAGAGGATGGTGATATCTTTACACATCCCCCTAAGGGGATAAATTTTGGGGTTGCTTCTGAGGTAATAGAAAAGTGCTCAGTATCAGGAACTCCTTATGCACTAGATTCTTGGCAACACTACTACCAGTTAGGTCAAATAAAGAAAAAGAAAAGATCAAAGAGCATCTATATTTTTAATTGGATGATTAAAATCGAGCCTAAAGATAAAGGCTGGAATTATCCAGAAGACGAAAGATACAATCCAAGCTGGAGAAGATATTCAATCAGTTACTATAGGAAGAAAAATGGTGATATTGGGTACAGCAGTGTAATTCCAATAACCAAGATGTTTAGATTTGTAATTAGTAAATTTCACTCAGATTATGAATCTTGGTCAAAAAATAAGGATGCAAATAAATCTAGCTTCGGAGAGTGTTTTACATTGATCTCGGGAAAGAATTATTGGGGTGAGGACGAAGATGCTCCTTTATATAAAAAAATGGCTAGAACCTGGATAGAAATTTTCTATCCAAATAAATGCAAGGATATTATAGAATACGCAAAAGAGAAACAATCATAGGATTTCTTGGTAAAATATTCATGACCTCAATAACCGACCCAAGAAGAAAGGAATTATATGATTCAATCAGAAAAAGCCACCCTAAAGGAAATCCAGAAGTCCAATTAAATTTTTGTCTTAGTATATCAGAAGAAAGAATAGAAGTTTATATGAGATGCTTTAAACCAACAATATGAAAAACGTAATTTTTTTAGGATCGATTTTATTAGTACTCTCCTCGTGTAACAATATGGAGAAGAATGTTACTGTAGTTAAATGTGCAATAGATTCATGCGAAGTGGTTCCTGTGATTTCTGTCCATGACGAGATAATGAGAAAAAGATGGCGAGTATATTCTTGTGGTAGAATATTTCCAGTTTACAGGGAATATAAAAAGGGAGATACGATAGAAATACAAATCGTAGAATATAGGTAAATACACCAAGATTAGGGGATATATATTTAAAAATATATCCCTATGCTATTAAAAATTGGTTCATCCGGAGAGGATGTAAAAAAACTTCAACAAAAATTAGGAATTGGAGCCGACGGAAGTTTCGGTCCAGGAACTGAAAAAGCAGTTAAACAGTGGCAGTCTGCAAATGGTCTAACCGCAGATGGTATTGTTGGTGCTGCAACTTGGGCTAAAATGTTTAGCTCACCCGCTCAAGGACAAAGTGTCTCTGAAAGTGTCTTCGACACATCAGTTTTCAAATTAGATAAACTCAAGGGTCACATCCCAGATGCAGTTATCGCTCAGATCCCTGACACTGCAAAAAAATTCAATATCACTAATACACTAAGACTAGCACACTTTTTAGCACAGTGTGGTCATGAATCAGGAGGTTTCAAAGCAATTAGTGAGAATCTTAATTATTCATCAGACGGATTAAAGAAGATATTCCCTAAATATTTTCCAGGTAATCTAAACGAATCGTATGCAAGACAGCCTGAGAAAATTGCTAATCGTGTTTATTCGTCCAGGATGGGTAATGGTGACGAGGCTTCAGGTGAAGGTTATAAATTCAGAGGTAGAGGCTATATCCAATTAACAGGAAAATCTAACTATTCTGCTTTTGATAAAATGGTAGATGAGGATATCTTAGCAAATCCTGATCTTGTTGCTACTAAATACCCTCTAATGTCAGCAGCTTTCTTTTTCAATAATAACGGACTTTGGTCTATTTGTGACAAGGGTGCAGACGAAGCAACCGTTACCGCAGTTACTAAGAGAGTTAACGGTGGTACTATAGGTTTACCTGACAGAATAAAGCACTTCAACGAGTATTATTCTTTACTTAAGTAATCAATATGAACTTTACAAGAGAACAAATAGAAAATGCAGTCAGAAAAAAAGGCTATGCGTGGTTTGATAGCCCATTAGATTATGATGTTAATATCGTAGGAATAAGAAACCATTCAACTGAAAAAAAGGTTACTAATGTTTTTGATGACTGGATGACGATTAGCTACAAGGTTAACAATATGTGGGAATCATATTGCTGGTCGTGCACTACAGATCCTGGAACTAAAGCTGTTAAAGAATTCCATAACCCCAATGGTGTTGCTAGATTAATCCCTGGGCAATATAGAGGGGTTTGGTCTATAGATCTACACCAAGGAAAATATGAAGCTCTTTGTCAAAGAAACGGAGAGGTAAAGGTTTGGAGAGACAGAAACAGAGATATGTTATTTGAAGAGGTTACGGTTGATCAGGGTATGTTTGGAATAAACATACATAGATCTAATCCAAAAACTGAATCAGAATATGTTGAAAATTGGAGTGAAGGGTGTCAGGTGTTCAAAAAGGTTAAGGACTTTAATGAATTCATGTCTATTTGTAAAAAAGCTAAAAAAATCCACGGGAACCATTTTAGTTATACATTATTATTATCATCAGACATAGCTTAAACTGAAACACTATCACTATATTTAAAAGCCGGGACACCCCGGCTTTTTTTGTTGGATTAGAAATTTTTCATGAATATGCTATAAAAATAAGGAAATATTTTTTTTATCAGATAGAAGTTTCTATCTTTGGGGAGTATTAATCAAAAAAACAAATCAAGGCAAATGGGATTTTTAGATTTTTTCATCGAACGTGACGAGACACCTACGGAATCAGTTCCAAAGAACGCTCCACCATCTCTCACAAAAACTACAACGGTACCTCCAGTACCTGGAGCTTCACCGTCTCCATATCAAGGCGCAGTATCTGTTTCACAGGACGACCTTCAGAAGTTCAATCAGCATTTTGATGAATTATTTGAAAAGGCAAATCTTCCTGGACCTGACTATTTTGAATTTTCTAAAATGTGTCAGGCAATGAACACTCTAACAGAGGAAATAAAATTTCCTGCAGCATTTGGAGGTTTACAGGTACAGGGATTAACCAAAGAAAAATTGGTAGAATCTGCAAACCACTACATTAATATTATTGATGAGGATGCTAGCAAATTCAATAATGCAATTGATCAAAAGATCTTAGCAGAAGTACAAAGTAAACGTTCTGCAGCAGAACAAAAAAGAAAATCAATTTCCGAAAGGGAGGAGATGATTAAGAACCTTCAGCAAGAGATTGCAAATGAATTTTCTGAGATTTCTAAATTGGAATCAGAGGCCTTAGATCAAGAACAAAAAGCAAATCAGAAATCGATGACTTATAAAGCAGCATGCGAAGCTCGTAAGGTTATCATCTCATCAGATCTACAAAAAATTAATAGTCTAATCAAATAAAGTAAAAGGATGAACACACAAGTATTTCCTACGGGAGACTCTAAAGACAACAAAATTAAATCCTACTGGAATCGACCAGGAGGTAAAATCGGGACAATCCTAGGATTGGGTATTCTTGGGGCAATAGGCTATTTCCTAATCCCGATCTTAACTACTATCGTTTGGAATACCGTTAATTTTGGTATTGCATGTGCGGTTGCTTTCGCCCTCTATATGATCTTATCAAACCGTAAATTGTGGATGAGCCTCTTCTACCTTTACGAAATTCTTTTGAAGAAATTGGTAGGTATTGTGATTGAATTGGATCCTTTTATTATAGCGGAGGATTACATCAAGGACATCGAAAAAGAGAGGGATAACCTCTATAATAAAACAATCGAGGTTGATGGCCAAAAAGAAGGGATCGATGCTAAGATCAAGGAAAAAGAAAAAGAGAAGCGTAAGCAACTTGATATAGCTGCTGCTGCAAAAGCAAACAACATGGGAATGGAACTTGCTAATGCTACACGTCAAGTTTCTAGATTGGATGGGTATATCCAACAATTAACACCAATACGAGACAACCTACAAAAGATAGGTGATTATCTCACACAGGTGCACAAGAATTCTAAGTACATGTTGGATGACATGAAAAATGACTTGGAGTTGAAAAAAGATCTTTACCACTCGGTAACCAAGGGTAACAATGCTCTTAAATCTGCAATGTCCATCTTCAACGGAGACGTGGAAAAACGCTTAATGGTAGAACAAAGCATGGACTATCTTAAGGATGACATCGCAGGTAAACTTGCTTCAATGAAAAAAGCAATCAGTTATTCTTCAGACTTTATGAAGTCTATTGATTTGGAAAATGCTTCTTATCAAGTTGAAGGATTAAGAATGCTTGAAGAATACAAGCCTGAATTATTCACGTACAATAATGAGGGTCAAACCGCTCAACCTGTTGTAGCAATACCTACACCTAAATCGAGCTCAGATTCGTACGACAGTCTTTTAAAGTAAAAAATCAGTAAAATCAGTAATAATTAAAAACAAAACAAAATGGCAAATGTAAAATTGAAAACAAGCGGTAAAGTCGTAATCGGACTATTCGCAGTAGCTTTAGCTTTCTCACTTAAAGTATTTTGGTGGGATAAACGACCTCATGATGTTGAGGATTCAAAAACCTTCGGTCAAGTGGCAATTCCAGACTCTCCTGAAGCTTCCCTTTCTGGAAACGCAGCTATCAAATTGAGTCTACCTTCAGAAGCTCCTGCAAACAACGGAGGTACTAAAATCAACTGGTACATCATGGCTTGGCAATCTCAAAACGGGATGGCTTATGCAAACGGAGGTAAACAAACAACTAAAGGATCATTATTTGATCGCTCTGGATTGGATATTAGCCTTATTCGCCAAGACGATTGCGCTCAATCTTGTGCAGAACTAGTTAAGTTCTGTAAAGAATACAAGGAAAATCCTAAAACTCCTGGCGTATTTATTACCTTCATGGGATCTGGTATTCCAGCTTATATTACAGGTATCTCTAATGCTGTTAAAGATTTAGGCCCTGAATATCAACCTGTAGCTTTCTTGACAACTGGTAAATCTTACGGAGAAGACCAAGTTATTGGAGACCGAAAATATAAGGACAATAAACAAAATCTCAAAGGAGCAACTATTGTTGGATATCGTATGGACGGTGACCTTGACTTAGCTCTTAAATTAGCAGGAGACAACGGGGTTAAGGTTAACGTAGACGAGACAACATATGACCCAGAGGCTCTTAACTTCATGTATTGTAAAGATTTCTTGGATGCGGTAGTTAAATATAACTCAGGCTATAAAGAATCACGTCACATTGTTAAGAACGGTAAAACAATTGGTCGTGATACTACTGTCACAGCAGATCTAGTTGCAACATGGACGCCTGGAGACGTTAATGCACATAATGGACGTGGCGGTGTAACAATTATTTCCACTAAGGAATATTCTTCAATTATGCCTAACATTACCATTACATGTCGTAAGTGGTTAAATGATCACCGCACAGAAGCTGAAGAAATTACAAAAGATGCTGCTATTGCAGGCGATCAAATTCGTTCTTTCGATGATGCTAAGAAATTTGCTTGTGAATTGAATGCTAAAATCTACGATGAGCAAAATGGGAAATACTGGTACGATTACTACAATGGTATCAAAGCTGACGAGGACACACACTTAGGAGGTTCAATGGTATTTAACTTAGGTGATATGGCTAATATGTTAGGTATCTATGTAGAGGGTAAAACTGATAACATTGACATCTACAAATCTATCTATAACACTTTTGGTACTCTACAATCTAAGTATTACTCTAAGGATTTACCTTCGTACTTGGACTACACTAAGGCTTTTGATAAATCTGTACTAATGTCAGTAGTTGCGAATAACCCGGATCTATTGAAAGGTAAAATCAATTTGACAGATTACTCTAATACTAAGATGACCAATAAAATTGGTAATAAATCTTACCATATAGAATTCGTTACTGGATCTGCACAAATCTCTGAATCTTCTAAAGATGTATTAGATCAAATTTTCCAAGATGCTGTAACTGCAGATGGTACTAAGATCCTTATTGGAGGTTATACTGATAATGTAGGTAACGAATCATCTAATATGAATCTATCAGAGCAAAGAGCTTTGTCAGTATTGAACTACCTAAAAGAAAAAGGATTGACCCCTACACGTCTAGAGTCTAAAGGATACGGATCTTCAAATCCGATTGCTGATAACTCGAGCGCATCAGGAAGAGCTCAAAACCGAAGAGTGGAAATCTCAATCTTAGGTCAATAATAAAATAATCTGAAGGACTATTCTTAACTGGATAGTCCTTCTTTTTAAAAAAGAAAATGAAAAAGATATTTTCACCTCTATTTTTAACAAACATAAGTGTAAGGACAATGCTGATTATTGCAGCAATCCAAATTACACTATTCGTATTCCTAGCTCAGATAAACGGGAATGAATTAGTTCCTAAGCCTCTCGGTATATTAAATTCATCTTGGAATATTATTACAGGAGCAGGATTCTTGGATAACTTCTTTGCAACTCTGGGACTAATTTTAAAGGGGATGCTAATATCCATATCAATTTCCCTTTTGCTAGTATACCTTTCATTAATACCTGCATTTAAAGGAATAACAGTATTTGTCTCTAAGCTTCGTTTTTTGACTTATACGGGACTTTTATTTGTATTCACTATACTTATCCAGGACGGAAGCGATATTAAGATTTCACTGCTCCTATTTGGTATTATACCATACTTTGTTACATCTCTATTATCTTACATAGAGGATATACCAAAAAAAGAATATGAGCTTTGCTATTCTCTTAAATTCAACACATGGAAAACACTTTATGAAGTGGTTATCCGAGGTAAGCTCCATTTAGTACTGGAAGTTATCAGACAGAATTTTGCTATCGCCTGGATGATGATAACCTCAGTAGAAGGGATTTGTATGTCTGAAGGAGGACTAGGTACAATGATGATCAAATCAAATAAGTATCTAAAGATCGACGATGTATTTGGAGTCTTGATAGTTATTCTCGCACTGGGTATTATATTCGATTACCTATTCGACGTAATGAAAGTTTGGATCTTCCCTTATACAGATACTAAGAGATACAATAATTTATGGATCAATAAAATTTTGAGAAAATGATCGATTACAAAAAAGAACAGTTGATCCTCTCTGTAAATAATGTAAGTCTTACTTACGATGAGAGACCAATCCTAAGGGATATCAATATGCAGGTCCATAACGTTACAAGACCTGGATTTACTCAAGGACAGATTATAGCAATATGTGGAAGAAGCGGATGTGGTAAAACATCCTTATTCAAATTGCTATCTGGTTACAATAAATCCACATCCGGAGAGATTAAGGTAGGTGAAGACCAGCACGATGTTAAAACCGGAGAGATGGGAGTGGTTCCTCAAGACTACCCTTTATTTAACCATCGAACTATTATGTCAAACCTTTCCCTAGCTTTAACCAGCCTTAAGGGTAAAGAAAAAACTGACATCATCAATCAATATGCAGAGCATTTTGAGCTATCCGATCAACTTGAAAAATACCCATGTGATCTTTCAGGAGGACAGAGACAGAGAGTTTCTATTCTACAGCAGGTTCTAGCAGGGAACAAGTTTATTCTTTTGGATGAACCATTTTCTGGATTAGATACGATAATGAAGGACAAGGTTGTTGATCTGCTAGTTAAGGTATCAAATCTAGATGAGATGAATACCTTAGTGGTTGTATCCCACGATATTGAATCCTCTTGTGCAATTGCGGACACTGTATTTGTATTGGCTAACAAGGACAACACAGGAAGTACTGTTGTAAAAACTTATGACCTCTTAGAAGAAGGTCTTGCATATAAGGAGGGGATTAAAGAAATTCCAAGGTTCAGAGAAATCTTATCTGAGATTAAATCGTTAATCTGATGAATAGGTAAGATTCTTTTCCTTTACAATCTTGAGCATCTCGCGGAGATAAACTGTTGAAAGATCGGGGTATTTTACATTTGCCGGTATCCTACTTTCTAACTCCTTCACTATTCCTAACTGATGGGCATGGTGTAGAATCTCTTCGAGGTGCTCTTCATTTGTCATGATATATTTATCTTATTTTTTACAGAAAACATTTTTTATCTTGAGTAGTAATTTCTATCTTTACTCCATGGAAACAAAAGAAATAATTTTAATTGTATGCGCTCTGATAACTTCAGTCAGCAGTGTACTTTGGGAGATTAATAATGGTGCTGCAAAAGCGATGAGGGCTTTAAATCTCGGAATAGGCCTTATTCTCTCTGTCATTTGTGTTGGATCTATCATAAAAGGAATGGAACCTCCATTTATGACCTATCCAGCTTTGGGATGTTCCGGGTTAATATCATTGATGATGTTGATGAGTAAAGGCCAATCACTTTTTGCAATAATTATTAGACTAGCTCATTTTGTAAATCTGATTGGTGTTGTTATGTATTTTATGTCTTAACTAAGATTAATCCTCGTGATTTTAATTTCAATATCACCGGTACCTTTTATCAATCTATGCCAAGTACCTGCATGTATGATGATTTTTCCAACTATTGGCTGTGGTAATAGGTTATCGAATTGAAATTCCCAATCAGTAGGATGTGTGCATTCGATGATTCGATCTTCGTTGTCCGTATGCCACTTTAGTTCTTCATCATCTAATTCAGAAGAAAACTTTCTAATGGATTGATTAGGGTTTATCCATTTTTCTTCAAATGGTAGCTCGTTCATATCTTATATATTGAAACTATATAAAATTCTTTAAGTAAAAACAAAGGGCAAGGTTTCACCCTATATTAATAAGAAACCAGTTTAAAAATAAAAAAAATGAACATTAACAAAAAGTTGATCGTATCTCTCTCAATTGTAGGGATTATCGCCATTTTATTCATGGTAACAATTGGATCTTTTCTTTCTTTCTCTAATGGAGAAATTGATTTATCAAACAGGTTTAAACAAAAGATGGACGAAAGAACAGCCTTCTACGATAAAATGTGGAAGACAATCTCTCAGAAATCACAAATCGCTCTTAAGAACGATTCCTCTTTTACAAAAAATGTAAACGCAATTATGGAGGGACGAAAAGACGCAGGGGATCTATTTATGAAATGGGTACAGGAATCAAATCCTAATGCAAATTATGACCAGGTCTCTGTATTGTATCAAGATCTTAGCCGTACGGTAGAGGGACAGAGAGATGGATTCTTCATGGAAGAAAAAATGATCCAGAATATAGTAATGGAGCACAATAATCTCATCGATAAATTCCCAGGAAGTCTTTGGAATGCTTTTCTAGGTCGTAAGCATCTAGAGTATAAGCCAATTACATCTGACCGAACTGATGAGGTTATAAGAACTGGTAAAGACAACGATGTTAAAGTGTTTTAATTGTGGAATCAATGTCATTCAATAACAAGCCTTCTTCTATCTTATTAGAGGAACTAAAACTAGAAGATGAAATTAAAAAAGAGCTTAGCGATGTCATAGTTTATTTTGACTATCAGGAAAACGACGACGAGACAGATCTTTCTCTTATTACAATTTCTAAAAATCACGGAGAGAGATTTCTTTTTCATAAATGCACCTCGAAAAACAAGATTGATTCTCTAAAATCAATGCTCACTTATATCAGGTCTGATTATAAAACTAATCGGATGAATTATGAGGTTTTATGGGCTAAGAAAGGTGAGGGAAAAAGTAATATCTCATGGTTCCATGGAATATCGTTCATAGAGATTATAGACAAATTCTACTTTATGAAGGATCCTGCGGATATCATCATTTACGAAGTAAAATTAAAGCCAATGGCTTAAAACAATTTAATCTATAAAGAATGGTAATCTGGCTGTCTCTTTTAATTCCATTGATTGGAGCTTTTATTATGCTAAGGTGGTTTAGATCACATTTGGCTTGGTGGGAAGTTTTAATTCCAATTCTTGCTTGTTTGATCTTTACCCTTATTTTTAAATTTAGTGTGGAGAAGATCGAAACTACAGATACTGAATATCATTCTGCATTAGTAGTAAAAGCTGAGTATTACGAGCCCTACACAACATGGGTTCATAAAACATGTAGTAGAACAGTCAAAGTTGGTAAAACCACAACTACAGTTTATTATGATTGTTCATACTGCGATGAAAATCCTCCACAATATAAGGTGGTTAATGATCTAGGAGAATCATTTTCTATCAATAGGGATTTCTATACGGAACTGCAAAAAAGATGGAAAGCAAGCCTTCAATTTGTAGAATTAAATAGAAGTATAAATTATAACGGATCTTGCGGACAAGACGGAGATAAGTATGAAATCTATTGGGATAAAAACCATCTTACTTCTGAACAAACAGTAACTTCACATTGGTACGAAAACAGAATACAAGCTGCTCATTCAGCATTTGATTTCCCGGAGGTTTCTGAAGACGATAAGAAAACATACAAACTGTACGATTACCCCGAATTGAACGAATTCAGACAAGACGTTTTACTTGGAGAGGATTCTATCCAATGGATTAGCGATAATGATAAATGGACATTCGATAGGTTATTGCAATATTCATCTGGGTATTGGGGACCGAAAAAACACGGGAAGATATGGGTACTTTTATTCCAGGATCAACCACAAACTGCAGCTTTAATGCAAGAATCTTACTGGGACGGAGGAAACGACAATGATCTTGTTGTCTGTATAGGTCTTTCATCTGCTACTAACCATATGCAATGGGTTAAGGCCTTTTCTTGGACACCTAATAGAGAGATCCTGGTTAATCTAAGAGAGGATATCGTGAACATTGATATGTTTAATCCAGAAAGAATAACAGCAGCTATCGATAAGAGCATGAAAGACTTTGAAAGAAAGGATTTCAAAGAGTTTAATTACGTTACTGTCGATCCCCCAACCTGGGCTATAATTACAACCTATATAATTACTATTCTCTTGACATTTGGTCTTTGTTACTGGGCAGTGGTTAATAATATAGTTACAGACGAGGAGGAACTTATAAAAAGAATCGATAACCGAATTCTTTCTGTAAAAGACTCTATAAAGAAAAAATGGAATAATTTAATTTCCAGTGTTAAACAAATATTTACAAAATGAAAGAAGAAAAAAAATTAGCACAGACTGAGATCGTTATGGTGCTAGACCGATCTGGGTCAATGAGAGGAATTGATAAAGCAACTGTAGAAGGGTTTAATAAATTCCTTGACGAACAAAAAAATGCAGAGGGCGAAGCATTTGTTACCCTTGTACAATTCGATGACAGATACGAGATGAACTATCAGAGCGTACCTGTTAAAAACGTGGATAACCTAGTGTTGAATGAGACATTTATTCCACGTGGATCTACTGCTCTTCTTGATGCAATTGGTAAAACAATTGAGGATCTAAAAACCGACCGTGACGTGATTTTTGTAATCATCACAGATGGAGAAGAAAATGCTAGCAGAACTTACAAGAGAGAGGCTATCATGAAAATGATTGAGACTCAAACCAACGAGGGATGGAAATTCTTATTCTTGGCTGCAAATCAGGACGCAATACAAGCAGGTGGTTCTATTGGTATTAAAGGATCTAACTCGATTAACTATTCGAGCAATGATCTTTCTACTTCTAATGTTTTCCAGAGCGTTTCTAGCAACATGAAGAAATACAGAAGCTCTAAACTTGCTTCTTTGAATCTATCAGATTTTGATCTAGATCAGATTTCAAAGGATCTTGATTTTAATGATAAGCAAAGAGACGAATCAAAATAATACTCATAAACATTTTTTTATCCCGCTAGAAGTTTCTATTCTAGCGGGATAATTTTTGAGATATGCCAGAGATATTTTTTGTAGGAGGATGCGTAAGAGATGAGATACTAGGTATCGAATCTAAGGATATTGACTTTACCTTTGTTCTTGATGATCTAAACAAGACTGTAGGTGAGGGATTCGATGAGATGACGCAATGGATGAAAGAAAGGGGATACGAAATATTCTTGTCTACTCCAGAAATGTTTACGATTAGAGCTAAGTTTCCAAAGGATCATAAATTCAATGGCCTAGTCGCTGACTTTGTTATGGCTAGGAAAGAGATAGGATACCAAGAAGGGACAAGAAACCCTATTCTTGTTCTAGGAACACTTGAAGACGATTTGATCCGAAGAGATTTTACTCTTAATGCCATGGCAAAAGATGTCGATGGTAATCTGATAGATCTATTCGGAGGGGTAAAGGATCTCGAGAGAAGAATTTTGAGAACCCCCCTGCCCGCATACAAAACTATGATGGACGATCCTTTGAGATTCTTAAGAGCTTTGAGATTCTCAATTACTAAGGGATTTGATATTCATCTTGACATCATGAATGCAATGAACCAGCCTGATATCCTTGAAAAATTAGAAAAGGTGGTTAGTGCTGAAAGAATCAGGGAGGAAGTTTACAAGATGATGAAAGCTGATACTGTTAGAACACTAGAGCTTTTCAGATCTGTAGAAGAAGTACTTCCAGGATTTACTAAACTAGTTTTTGGTAGGGGATTATGGTTAAAACCAACATTTGAAAAGCAATGAATACAGAAAGAAAATATAGAATGTATGGGTTAGTCCCATATAACATCAGTCCTATCCAACAAGGGATACAATTTGGACATGCAGTAGTTGAGTATGGGTTACTCTATGGAGAAACACCTGAATACCAAAGATGGGCTAAAGAGGATAAGACCTTTATCATCTTAAATGGAGGCACAACAAGTACAAATCCAATTTCTCCTGGTACTCTTAATCAACATGCTTCATTTTTAAGAATGCTGATTGGTGAAAAGAAGGTCGCTTTATTCTATGAGCCAGATCTAGGAGATCAATTAACAGCTGTTGTTTTCTTGGTAGAAGATAGAGTTTGGGATAAGGAAAACTGGACAGATTACGAAAAGATCGTTTCAGACTACGCCAAGGCCGGAGGCGGTGATTTTATCCCCCCTTATGATTCTTGGGTCGAGAATTTTTCATCAGATCCACAGGAAGCCGAAAAAATAGTTGCATTGAGAAAATTTTTATCACCCTTAAGACTTGCATAAAATGTTCTTTTCAAATTTTTTTAAAAAACAAAAACAATCTGGATACAAATCCCATCCGGAGGCTGTTATAATTTCTTGCTTCTTTAACCCTCAGAAATCTGAGTATCGAAGAAAAGCATTCATGAAATTCTATGAATCTATTAAGCACACAAATTTCAGGATTATTGAGTGTGTAATTGGTGAAGATTCACCGGAGTTTTCTCATCTCAAGAATGTATCTGTCATAAGAACAAAAAATCTCCTATGGCACAAGGAATCGCTTTTGAATAAAATAGTTTCAACACTTCCAGAGGAATATAAATTTGTTTTCTGGGTAGACGCGGATGTTATTTTTGACAACGAAAATTGGATAGTAGAAGGAGTTCAAGAACTTCATTCTAATAAGATTATTCAACCTTTTGAATGGTGCATTCATCTTCAAAAAGATATGGACAAACCCAATTTTGATTTTGAAAATCACAAGAAGTTTTCCATGGATAAAGATTTAAGGCATCCTGATATGTGGAGAAGCTTCTGCGCTAATTACGTTTACTCTAAACATCTATCTGCCAGAGAAAATTATGATATCCACGGTCATGTAGGATTTGCATGGGGTGCAAGAAGAGAAGTATTAGAGGAGGTTCCACTTTTCGATAAAGCCTTGGTCGGTGGAGCGGATCATATAATTGCACATGCAGCAGCAGGCCAAATTGGTCACTCATGTATAGCCAAATCTTTTTCTGATGATCTCGGAAATGTAAACGGATGGTCATCAAAATTCTATTGGGTTGTACAAGGAAAGATTGGATATGTTAAAGGAAATCTTTTTCATATATGGCACGGGGATTTAACCAAAAGAAGCTATCTGAAAAGAATCCAAGACTTTACGCCTAAAGCTAAGAGTATTACAGAAACTGACGAAAATGGTTTATATCTAACCAATAATTTAGATGATCAAAATTATATGATAAACTATTTCCTGTTAAGAGAAGTAGTTGGAGATGGTTCTACCCTATTTGAAGATAAACACGAAACACATTTTGGAGGGGGTCATTTTGGAGGTGCCGGAGCTGGCGGATCATTTGAAGATAATCAAATATCTGAAAACTTCTCATAATCCAATTAAAATATCCTATATGTGATATACCTTGAAATTATTCAGGGATATTAGTATCAAACCAGTCTATTACATATTTTGCTGTCATGTAATTAGTTGCTAAAGGAACAGTGTGAACATCACATATTCTCATTAACATCTGTATATCTGGTTCATGTGGGTGTGGATTCAAAGGATCTCTAAAAAAGAGCACAGCCTTTATTTTTCCTTCTGCAACCATAGCACCTATTTGTGCATCTCCACCGTTAGGCCCACTGAGCATAGGATGAACTTTTTGTATCCCGGCAAACTTCAAAAACTTACCAGTAGTACCTGTAGCGTAAATTTCTACGCTATTTCTGTTGAAAAAATCCAACCTTTTCGCTACAAAGCTAACCATGTCAGCTTTTTTTCCGTCGTGTGCTATTAAAGCTATATTTAAAATCTCTTTATTCATATCTTTTTTTGTCCGCTACAAGCTCCAAATACTCTTGTAATGTCATTTCATGATCATCGTGTCTTACGATGAAATTAAGTATCCCTTTGTCAATATTTTCAAATGTGGTTTTATCCAGTACTTCTACCCCAGAAAGAACGAATTCTAGATCACTAGCCATAGCTTTTCTAGTATCATCATCGTTAAAATCAAAAGCATATTTCGAAAGAACTGAAGTGATTCTATTTCTTAGGATCTCTGATTCTTTAGATGAGGGAAGAAGAAGGTTTAGAACATTCGAAGGGAATAGATGTTTCGCCAATTCTTCAACAGGTACCATCTTTAACATAAGAACAGGCTTAAAGGTATCTTCGTCAATCCATGATTCGAATGAAAAATCCTCTATTTTATCTCCGTGTTTTTCTAGATAATGCTCTATCTCCTCCAGACATTTTTCTGGATTTTCATGTAAGTCTTCAAGACTAAAAGAGAAGAACTTATTTATAGTAGGGACTTTAGTCTGTAGATCCCATATTTTGTCGAAAATTTTATTTCTCATTTTTTGTTATTTTGAATTTAGATTAATAAATTTTTTTAACCATTCTGACCTATCGTATTGATGGATTATAGAAGGAATTTTTCCGTTCACCTCTATTAAATTATTCTTTATTGTTATTTTATCTGGGAATTCTTTTACCGTTATTCCCACTGTCCCAAATAAATCCCCATTATTTTTCATAGAAGGATTTTCTAGCAAATCCCTCCTTTTGTAATAAATATAGGTATGAATTGCTGTGTCTAGCATATCATTAAAGAAAGGATTTTTCTCTTTATAGAATCTAATTATTTCATTAGTCATAAATTCTAGATATGCTGATATGTTTCTATATGATCCTATTACTGTTCCACAGCATGTTATTTTTTCATTATTTAGATCCTCTAAAATAATATCCCCATATGTTTGTCTAATCCATCTCGAGTTAAATCTATCATCATCCTTTATTGTCTTAGATTCATCCTCCTCAGCAAAGAATATTGAGTTTTTTTCCAATCCTTTAAATGGATCATTTTGAAAATAAACGTCTCTAACATCAGAGATCAATACGTTTTTATATTCATTTTCATGATCTTTGATAAATTCAAAAAACTTTAGGTATCTGATGTTATTTATTGGTGATTCTAAAAATGTACTGATTGATGTAAAAATAAGATTTACCCCCTCCTTTTTGATAGAAGATTTTTTAACTTCGTCTATATTATTTTCAACTATGATTGATATGCTACATTCTTTATTGTATTTTCTCAACGACCTAATAAATGTCATTATGGAATTTAGATCTATGTTTATAGCAGATCCTAGGACTAAATCTTTTTTAGCATAAAGTTCAGGAAAATACTCCTCTTCGTATTTTTCAAGTATTCTCCAATTTTTTGGTAGATAAGGATTAGATTCCGGGTTTATATTAACGAAGGATCTCCAATCATCTAAAAAATCCCTGTTAGATTTTATTTTATCTGATATCCTGTTTACATCCCTTATTACTTCATTATTGTATTCTTGATGAGAAAAACTTCCAATCTTTTTTGATATCTTTTCTGGACCTCCGAAATAAGAAAGATGCCATCCTCCTCTTTCCCACCATTGGCAATTGAAGTCGGATCTACAGTTATCTGGGGTTGAATTTTTAAGATGCCCCCAATTCATTATCTTAGGATGATACCATTTTTCCGGATTGGACATTTTATTTCTAAAAGAACCAAAATAATGATCCATCTCTAATTTATAAATTCCATTCAATGGATAAGTCTTAATGTATGAGATAGTATTGGGATCTGGGATTTCATCAACATCTGTTATCATAACCTTGTCAGAATCTGTCAATCCTAAAAAATACAGAGCTTGCATGAAAGAATTCCTTTGATACCTTTCATAGTCCCAAGGATTTGATCCTATATTAGGAAAATTTATCTTGATATGAATTATTTTATCACTCCATTTAGAGAATCTTTCTATGTTCTCATCCAGTAAAAAAGGCTTTTTTTCTCCTCCGAATGTTTTATCGGCTTCAACTATTATGAATTTATCGACAGTATCATATATCTCTCTAAATCTGAGCTCTAGCATATCTAGCTCATTATAGAATGTGAAGCAATCTATTAACTTATCCATTTTTTTATTTTTTTATTTTTAATGTCCTTGTGGGTCTACAAAATATTGATCAACCTGTACAGAATTCATTAGATTGTATGTGGTAGTTTTAAATTCACCATCATGTTTTTTTCTTAAAACCGTATAGATTAAATCTCCTTGTCCATCATAGAATATATTGGAGATTTCCATTATTATAAAATCATCCGACAGTGAATTAAAACTAACTTCGTCATAATAGTATTTACAATGGTTTGGCCAATTATTTTTTCTTGGTATCTCGCTAATGACTAAGCCATCAGGTTTTAGCATATCAAAAATATTTTTCCAACATGTGTGCTGATTTGAAACATGTTCTGTTGTTCCAAAATTAGTGACTATGTCATACTGATTTTTGTATTCTTCGCCTATAGGAATGGAAAGATCTACTTTTATTGCTCCATTCTCTCCATTGTAATCAAATGATGTTATGTCAAGATGTTTGAAAACATCTTTAAAATATGGAGGACCATAAGATCCCCATTCTTCACCGACAACAAATTGTGATCCCAATTCAGCTATTTTTTTACCAGAGACGAAATAATTTTCGCAAATTCTAAATGTTTTTCTGGAAACCGCCATAATTTTTTATTTTTTTAAGATTGAGGTTAAACTATTAGAACCAACCCCGTGATTTTTTCTAAATATTTCAATAGAAGATGTTTCTTCCATGATAGGAGAAATAGATTGTATAGATTTCTCCCCATTTATTATTTCATATGCTGTTATTTCAGTATCAACATACTCCTTAGAAAATGATGTATGTAAATCCTCTAATATGTAAAATCCTGGAGATTTTACTTTTTTCCATAATATCTCTAAAGATTTTATCTGATGTGATGTCATATGACTACCATCATCTATAATTAAGTCGAAAAAAGAATCTGGAAAAATATTATCTAAAATAGGATTATCCTGTGATATCTTAATATAGTGAAATCTTTCGTGAGTAAAAGAGCAATCTATAATATCTAAGCAATATATTCTAGCATTTGTAAAGTAATCTAGCCACATTTTTATAGAATTCCCGTGCAGAAATCCTATTTCCATAATATTAATCCTTTCGTTTTTTAAATGACCTATATTATTTTCGTAAAAATTAAGATAATCGTGATATGTTGCCTTGTCAGTTCCATATCTTATCCCTAGACTGTGAAGCTCTCCTATTCCCATTCTTTTATTGCTATATTGTGTTCTTTGAATATTCTTTCGTATGATTTTTTCTTCTCACTATAAGCTTCAACATCTTCAAAAAATCTTTCGTGATATTCTACATAAATCTGGCTTATAAGTTTGAATGTTCCAGTTTCAATTAGTGAATCCATAACATCAAATTCAGATCCCTCTATGTCCATTTTAATTACAACAAAATCTCCTTCATTTACAGTTTGTTTTAGAAAGTCTGAGAATATTAATCCTCTAACATAAAAAGAATCGCTGTTATAATTAAAAACACCCCCATATACTATGTCTCTATCTGGCGGGGAATCTAATATATTTGATCCTTGATTTGTAAAAGATCCTGAATCTAATGCACAGTTTATTTTGATTTCTGTGTTTTTATTAGTAACTGCTAAATTGAAATAATCTATATTGTGCCCCACACCTATTAATTCTTTCATCTTTTTTATTGACATCGAATAAGTGATAGGATTAGCTTCGAAACAATAGCATTTCCATTTATCATCAATATTATACATTTTAGCGAATTTCTCAAATCCTTCAAAAAAGTGAGTTCCGCAATCAAAAAATTTCTTCCCTGTATAATATTTTTTGTCCTCCATGTATTTAAGAGCTTTTGGCCATTCTTTATTAGATAAGTACAGTTGGAAAATTCCTGGATTTTTTAAAAAACATTTTAGGTATACATGCTGATCGTCGTCAGCTATATTTTGCTCCATCATTTCATCTAAAGATTCATGATATAAACTATGAAGAGCATTTATATTTTTTGTATTTCCACCCCAAAATGATCCAGTAAATTTCTCTGGTGAATTTATTAGAGTGTAGATAGTATCTGCATCTACCTCCTCTATTTTGTTTCTAAGAAAAAAACTTATCTTGTCGTAATTAAATTTCTTGTTGCTTAAAATAGATTTAGGATAGTAATCATTATTATTTTGGAGTATTGCATTGAAGTATCCAAAATCAGTCCAGCAGAAAAAATCAGATTCTGATAATCTGTTATCTATACAATACTTTAAAAAATCTATCTTTGAATGATTTATAATGTTATACTCTGGTGATATATTTTCTGGAGACCCTGATGTTATCCTATGCCCTACAATTCCTTTATAGTAATCTGATGACATTATGTTATTATAGGAATTTAACTTTTTCCACGAATCTAAATTTTCATTGCACCAATCCTTATTAATTGGGATTATCGTTTTATTTTTATACTTAGATTCATTGTAATACCCGACTATTTCACTATGGTATCTCTCGTCTATGAATATTATCATCTCATACTCATAATCTAGATAATTCAAAAAAGATCTTATATAGGTATCTGCATTTCTTGAATAATCCTTCCAGTTTCCTCTCCCTATATCTAAAAAAGAAGTAACTAAAACTATTCTCCCTGGGAATTCTTTAAATTCTAATGGATCATTAATATCCATGTCGATATATTTAATATCTCCTAAGATAGCCATGGATTTTTTTAAATATTAAAAAGTTTTTTCCAGAATGGTTTTTTACCCACTGTGAAGTGTATTTTTGAAAATGATTTTTCTGCCCCGTGGGTATCAACTATTGCAGCTCTTTGTGTTATACCAAATTTATTTTTTGATGGATCTATATCCGCTAGTTGAATTTTTTCTCTGTCCTCATAAATAAAATAGACACCAGTTTCATGTGTGTTTGTTTTTCTGCCTATAATTACCCATCCATCACTAAACTTTTCATTTGCATTAACATAAACAGCTATTCTTCCTGCAATGTTTCCAACATAGTCTATGCTAGGTGTTTTCATAGAGATCGAGTTATTTAATGACTCGAATGAAAATCCTGGGTGATCCTGTAATAAAGACCCTACTAGTGAACCACATACAATAAAATCTCCTGGTTTTATTCTTGTTCTAGATGCTATCTTATTAGCTTCTACCACAATCTTATTATAGAGCATTTCAGATCCATTTCTATCCTCTTTAATATAATTGGTAAAAATCATTTTAGGGGAGATTTTAAGAATGAACTTTTGCCATTTTGTATATTGGGATACCCTTGTTATTTCTCCAATCTCACTGTATTTTTTGTATAGATTTTTAATGAGAGATTGATCCATCTCATTATTCAATGCCTCATCAATCATAGAATTACCATCTACTCCGTGGTAATAATTAAGATCAGATATAAGTTCTGAAGGGTATGTCGACTTTACCTGAAATCTTTGAAGCTCAAAAAATTTAGATCTAGTAACCATTCTAAGTTCGTGTGGGGCTTCCCCTGCTTCTGTAAGTCCCCAGGTTTCAACCCTGTCGGAAGATGGTGACATTTCTAAATCCATATAGGTAATAGTTCCGTTCCCACCTGTTTTACTGTCCTTTTTTATTACGAAGGCAGTATTCAAAAATTTTAAATCATTCATTTTATATTGTTTTAGAGCTTATTAGCGTGATTAAAGCATCCTTTGCATGGTTTATATCGTTGTATAAAGGAATACCGTGTCTAGCACAAGTTATTTCAACGTTTCCCTTTCTCCAAAATCCATCGGGACAACAAACTATCATTTTTCCACTGTCAGCATGAAGTCCTAATTCATGTAGTGAAATAGGGGATTTAGTTTCCGGAGAAAGATAAAGAAATATTATATCGGAAGATTCTAGCATGTTCATCTCCCAGTTTACCTGGTATCTGAACTCTGGATTAGACATTCTTTGCTCCCATGAAGAATCCCAAGAATCTCTTCTTGGGTTAAAAAGTGTTACCGGGATGTCTTGTAAATCGTTGGCTAATTTTGTTTGCCAATCTTCTGCAGCACCCATCTCAATAGATCCTGCAAGAAAAACGGTGACTCTGTTTTTTACAGAGTCACCGTCAGTTGGTTTAAGGACTTGTAATTTCATCCTTTATTCTATCACCTTACCCTCATTAATGTTTCCAGATTTTTCTTTCTTTTCTTGAATTTGCTTAAGAAGTTCCATCCCTAAAAGTCCATTAATCGGAGATGAATCTCCGTTGCCAGAGATTAGAATCTCAGGAATGATCTTGATTCCGTTTGTACCTATCATCTCAGTAACTTTTAATTTACCGAAGTTATCTGCACCCATTGCTTTAACCTGTTTCTCGTAAGCTTCCGCTGTAGATTTACCAATTGCTGCAATTTTTGATGCTTCAGCTTCACCTGTTAATTTAATCTGAGCAGCATCAGCTTCAGCCATTAGCTTTTTAGCTTTTGCCTGAGCACCAGCTTTAAGTTCTAATGCTTTCGCTTCCCCTTCTGATTTCTTAACTGCTGCTTCTGCTTCACGTTGTGAGATTTCAACTGATTGTTGTGCAGCTACCATTTTACCTTGCATATCAGCAAGAGCCTTAGCAGACTCTAGTGTCTTACGTTGGTCTTGTGCTTTACGCTGTGTTTCGAAAGTTACCTCTTCTTCCTGTGCAATCTTACGGTCGGTTAAGGTCTTCATTAGAGAATCAGGTGGAACTATATCACCTATAAGTGTATCAACCGCATGAACGTTGTATTCCTCTAAAACCTTACTGATAGCTTCTTTAGCTGCATTTTGACGATCTTGTCGGGTAGCTAAGAAAGCAATAACATCTGAGCCTTGAGCAGAGTTACGGAAGTAGTTACCGATAGTTGGCTCTAATACTTGAGATACCAAGTTTTGCATAGATCCAAATCGTGCAATCACCTTCGGAGCTTCCGTAGAAGGAATGTGAATAATTTGGGATACATCAAGATTAAACGGGAAGCCGTCTTTTGAACGAACAGTGATCGTACTTAAACTCTTATCTAAGTTATGCGATTCTGTTCTTGCGTTTGCCCAGTTCAATACAAGGTTTGTTGTTGGGACTCTTTCAATTTTATGTGTGTAAGGGTTAACCGCATATTTACCAGGATCGAAAGGAGTAATACATACACCTTTTTGTCCTTCTCTAACAATATTACCATGCTTGAAGCCAGATCCAGTTAAATCTTCGCCTTTGTCCCCAACATATGAAATTACCACACCTACGTGTCCAATAGCGATTTCTGTCATTGGAACTTTTTCAACCTCAACTGCCCAAGGATTAAGAGAATAGTTACCAGCTTGAATTACTTGTTCTTGTAGACCACGTTGTCCGCCACTGCTTAAGAATTTATCAAAATCCTGGAAATTGTTGTGTCCTGGAATAACTTTACCAGCAATGTTTCCTTGATCTAATGGTGTTCCATCCAATGTAGTTACAACACCAACCATTCCGTCTTCTATATAAGTGATATCCGCAATTGCTATATCAAATAGGAATGTATTAATACGGTAAACCCCGTTGTTTAGATAACCGACCTGTTTACCTCTTTGTCCCTTGTTGTTTAGGAAAGCAACTGTATCCTGGAAGTTGTCACATTCTACGTGACGTGCAAGGATAGCACCAGTAGGAAGTTGCGTTCCGTCCTTTGCTGACAACAAACCAATTTTCCCTTTAGGAATGACTGTAAGATCCGCTTGATCTACAGAGAACTGCCAAACCCAGTAACCCCAGTATAAACCAGGAGCTAAAGCATTTGCTTGATAACCTGCTTCTCCGTTGAGAGCAATAATTTTTCCGTCTGGTAATTGTTTGTTTGCTCCGAAGAGAACGAATTTTTTGGTTACCAAACCGATTTTATCTTCCGGGATAATTACCATCCCGAAAAATACACGCAATGTAAACTTGTAGAATACAATTGCTAACAGTGGAATAATTGTCCACCAATACTGAATTACTGTTTCTAACATTTTTGTTTATTTGAAAAAAATTAAACCCCTTTAAAATAAACCCTCTGCCGTTGGGGATTTACAGCAGAGGATTCAATACTTATTAAATTTCTGTTTCAAGAACTTTTTCGTTACAAAGCTCATTGATTTTTGCTCTAATCTCAGTTAATGAAGATTGGTTATAAAAATTACCATTTTCATAGATAACTTGTAGTAATCCTGTTTCCTCTTCTTCCTGTGTACATTGAATCTTAACATAATGGTCTCCGTCATTTTCAAATACAGCAACCATACCTTTTAGAGATTTTTTAGTACCATCATCTGTTACAGGATCCTTAAAAATATCAAATCCAGTGTATTTGTAAATTGGCTGTAATGTATCAACTGTTTGACCAATCTCTTCTTTAACCTCGAACCAAGCTCCTTTAGCTGCAAAACCAAAAGTATCTCTAGTGTTCATTTGGTACGTAAAAGATCCTACTCCTAAAACAATGTTAGTTGCAGCAAAACCTTTAGCTTCCAATCTTTCATAGATTTGAATTTGACGATCCAAATTAATTGAATCCCCATAGATTGCTCCGATATGAGGATCTAGTACTTTGTAACCCTGTTCATTGGTTGTGCCACCGAAGATGTCCCAAAGTAATTCAATTACTCCTTTGTATTCAGGAGTACCAGCTAATTTAACGTAACGATTATCAGGATCATTCCTTGTATTGATTCCACAAATAATATCAACAGGATCACCAGAATCGGGACGAATAACTAACTTACCGTCACGAGCCATGATAGCTTCTTTATTTGCTGGTAAGTACTCGGTGATTAACTTCCAAAGGTCAAAAGTATCAGATACAATTGATAAGATACCTTTAGGAAAATCTACCAACCAATCCGCTATCATTTGTTGTTCACCAACTGTAAAAATCTTAGTTGTCGATACGGAGTGTTCAGAAGCATTTACAGAGTAGATTGCAACTTGGTCATTAGGCTCGTTATAGAAGTAACGTGCTCCTGGGATACAAATGATTGTATCAGATCCTAGAAATGATGTAGCGTGTCCTAGACCGCTTGATAACATATCCCAAGGACTTAATCCCCTAGCAGAAAAATCATGGCAAAGAAAAGGAATGAGGAAAGAATTTGCTGGATCCGTTTTCATTACCCATTCAACCACGTTTCTTTTGTATTGTAATGCAATGGTTGCCGAAGTTGAAGGCTTCCAAGAAAGTGAAGAAATGATAGTTTCAAGATAAAGAGTAAGCCAAGCAAATCCATCAAGAGTGTTAATGAATGTCATATGAGGGATATTTGGTAAAGTCTCGATCCCCTCTGGTAAAGATTTTACACGAATTGGAAGATATCCTAGATCATGAAGAGCTTCAAAGTGCGAAGCATCATAATCCATACCAAGATACAATGACATATCATTTCCGAATTGCATTGCATCTTCTTTGGATAGTTTAAAAAAGTTTTCTGAAAATTCATCATGAAGCCATTTCATTGCAAGTTGTTGTCCGAATGAAAGGATTTTCTTAACACCTTTAGGAGCATGCTTAATGCTTCTAGGAATCCATGTACCATAAAGACGAGAAGTTCCTTTAGCAAGCATTTTTTTGTGGCCAATCTTATAGCCGTCGCTGTAGAATAAACTGTTTGGTTTGAACATTTTGTTTTGTTTTTATTGATTATTAATTATGTCATCTCTTAAGTCGGTAAGAACTTCACCTAGCCAATTCAATCCATTCCAATTAGCAGGATCGTGTATTGCTGGATCGTCTTCTCCAAGACCTATACCCCAGATTCTATCATATGGAGAAGCCTCTACTAGAAAAGTTCCTTTTGTATCAAGTAATACTTTTAGTAACTTTTCATTTTGTTCAAATTTAAGCTTACATCCTTCATAAACTATTCTTTTCGCATTATCGTTCCATATCTTAGAATCGAACCCTTTAACCTTCCTTCCCAATTCTTTTTGAAATTTTGGATCCGGTTCGTCCATGATTTCTTCAAATATTTCTTTATCTCCAAAGAGTAAAGCTTTCTGAGCCATCATGTATTGCTCTGAGCAAGTGTATTGATTTCCTTCTTTGTCTTCAAATGAACATGGATGCCAATTGGAAAATGGATGCCTTGTTTTATAGAAGAAATAGTATTTGCTATTTTTTTCCATTTTATTTCTTGTTATTTCTTGTTTCGTATTCTTTTTCGAGTATTCCTTTTTTGACAAGGACATTTTCTAAAGTTTTTTCGGATTTTATATTTTGAATCCCCCACTCTATATTTTGCATTTCTGTATGAAGGTCTTCGAGCCTTAGCCTCTTTACCCAATAGATGTACTCAGATTCTAATTTTTTATCCATTATCCACTCCAGTGTAAATAGTATTGATTAATATTTTCTTGTTTTTACCATGAAATTTTCCAATACCCATCTCTCCCCATGTCATGCCAATTAACACCATATCCAAGAGATTCCAAAACCTTTTTTTGACCTTTTGAAACGTAGTCCATTGTTAAATGGTCATTTCCACCAGCAGCACCTTCTCTGATATTTTTTAGAATATCGTCCATTCCCGCTTCGGAATAAGCATCAGTTATTTCTCTAGCTTCTTTAGCTGTTATAGGTTTCATGTTGTTACTTTTTTAATGATCTCCATTACAACTTTAGAATCTGCTTGACCTGAATAAGCTTTGTTGAAAGCACCCATTGTTTTTCCTTGAAGAGCATTAGCATTGGTAGCAACTTCTGGCATATTTGCAATGATTTCTCTTACGGCCTTTTCAATCTCGTCCTCTGTCATTTGCTTAGGAAGGAATGTTTCCAATACTATAATCTCGCCTTTTTCTTTATTGGCTAGATCAGTTCTTCCAGCTTGCTCAAAAGCATCAACAGATTGCTTTCTTTGTTTGATTGCGGAGCTTACGACTTTAACAACCTCTGGATCTCCAAGGGATACGTTTCCGTTAGCCTTTTCAGCCTCTGTAATTTTTGCCTTTAATCCGCTAAGGGCAGATTTAGCAACATCGTTTTTAGCTTTCATAGCTTCAACGAATTCTTTTTGAATTTTGTCTTTTAGTGTCATACTAATTTGTTGTAAATGACTACAGTGACTTTGCAGTCAACTAGTTCTGTTTGAATAATGTTTTTAATTCTGTTCCAATTTCCTCCTGCTAATCCTGCACCTATTTGTGGAAGACCTATATGTTTGCCTGTAAAAATTTTATTCATTTTTCTCATGCAAAGGGTAAGTGCTTCATAATCTATAGGTTTTAAATCCCCATCCGAGTGATTTCTTCCATAGTTATATTGGGTGTAGGCATTAACTACTGCTAGTTCAGGATCACCTTCTTTGTTGTCTGCATCAGCTAAACTCCAAATTGAATTTTTTCCTAATACCAATGTTTCAAAATCTATACATCCAAGTTTTTCAATAGTGGATCCCCAAGATTCCATTTCGAATTTATCACATCCAAAAGCTTTAGCCATTTGAGGTGCTAAACCAGCTCCCATTTGTGAATGACAATTGCATCCGTGAGCTATAACATCAAATTTAGCTTCTTTGGCTAATTTGATTAGATCCCCCTGTATTTCTTCGTATCTCATTTGTGATTAACAATTTCAAAATTTCCACCATTTTCAGTCTTTAGGTAGTTTACCCATGCTGACATTTCTTCATTGGATCTAAATGTTTTTTGTACCTCGTACTCGTGTTCCAAATAGACTGTAGCATATGGTCTGTAAAATACCTTCTTTCCACTTACGTTATAACCTCTTTTTATTAGGTCCAGATCCGTATACCTCGTATTGTACCCAATCTCTCCAAATCCTTCTGATACTTTTTCAGATTTGAACATTCCAAAAAATGTAGATTTACTTGGAATTTCATCAAACCATTGAAATGACGTATTTTCTCTCTCATTAATGGTTTTTATACCGACTATAGATGAGATTTTAAATTCTGTTTTCATAATTAGACAACTTCAAATTGGATTACAAAATCTTTTGATACAGTGTAATCTGAAAAATCCTCGACCTCAAGATCCCTTACACTGTTTGTTGTAAATACATTGTCGAAGTTTCTACTCAAATCTAAAAGACCAGCAGAGAAAATACCATGGGTAATAATCAAATAGATCTTACCTCTGAAATATTCGTCCCTCGGCCAGACATGAGATTTGATTACTTTAGATATTTCAGTAAATGTTCTACCTCCATCGCAGATGTCATCTATAATGACAAAGTTTGAATCTGGTGAATATTTATTGAGATCTGGTACTTCCGTGTGAGTAATCTTTCCAGATTTCAAATCCCTGTGTTTAGCAGCGATAACAATTTTGTCTAACGAGAATGCTTCTGCAACCTGATAGATCTTTTTCATTGCTCCTGCATCAGGTGAAATGATAACCATTTTTTCTCTAGCATCATTTGTATTATCGATCTTTGTAAGAGCTTTTCTTACAAATTCAATATTGGTTTCTTTTCTGAAATTTTTAAGACAAGCTTCTAAAACATCAGAGTGAGGATCTAAAACCGTAACCGTTTCGAAATTCTGCATGTTGATGATAGGACAGATGACATCTTTTAGGTAGTTAGATCCTCCGTCTACGAATTTACGATCTGATCTTGCTCCTAAAAAATAAGGTACAAAGAGATGGATTTCTTTAGTTCCTATTTCTTTTAATGCGACATTAGCACAGATGATAAGCTCAAGATCTCGGAACGAGTTCATTCTAGAGATTATTGTTATAGGTTCTGTTGATGCTAAGAACGGAGAATTTATAGTCACTGATTGCTGACCATCTGGGAATTTAGAAATTTGAAATTCTATCCCACTTTTTTCTGGATTTGCTAAGTTAAGCTTCCTCATTATCTTGTTTTTTTAATTGTTCTTCAATATAATCTGCTATTATTATAACAGCTTCGTCTTGTATCCACCAGTGCTCTTCGTTGCCATTTACTGTAACTGAAAAATCACCGTCTGTGGGGTCAAGGATAACCTCGTTAAATTCCCTTATGGGATTATGCTTTAGCTTGTTTTTCTCATCAATTTCTTTTAACAGATTTGAATAAGCCCCTTCCTTTATTTTATGGTCGTTGTTAATTTCTCTAGGAACATAATTATAGTATTCCGTCATTTTTCCAGAAGGACCATGTACTATAACCACATCTAATTCGCTCCAATCCTTGACCTTCGCCCAATTTTTAAGAATGTATATCTTCGCACATTCAGATACATGAGACATTGCAGCTATGTGCTTTCTATACTCTGACATGAAATCCTTATCTGTCCAAAATATAGATTCTTTGTATCCTTTTTCGAATTCATCCTCTGTCATAAAAACAGGTGTAAATACTTCTCCAAGGATTTGTTGTTTATATTCCTCTTTTTTCTTCATGCTCTTTAATTTTTTCTTCTGCTTTTTCGAAATACTCATCTGAGTCGCTGTACCATAGATTGACTAAATCTAAAGCTAATACATCATTTACCCCTTGTATTTTTCTAGCCTCCTCTATTACAAATTCTCTCTCTTCTGGTGTTATTTCTTTTCTTTGTCTTTCTACAAGGAATGAATATTTTTTAGAATCACCACCCCCGGAGCAATACATCCTTTTTTTAACAATAAGGTCGATAAATGAATCGATTATGAAAAAGTCTTTGTCTTCCCCACAATAAAGATAAATGAGAAATCCGTTCTCTGTAAATTCGCCCAGTCTCTTCTTTTTCCTTATTCTCCTGCTATATTTGCTTCTTATCATGGCTATATTACTGAAGACCTCATTGTTTGTTTCTTGGGCCAAAGATAGAAACTTCTAACATATAAAAAAAATCTTTTCTGAAATTTTCAGAGATACATATAGAAATAAATGTAGTCTAGTGAAACTTCCAAAAAAATACCTCACAAAAAATCCCAACATAATGAAGAGGGAGATCAAAAAACACGGACATAAAGCCGATGATGACTCCTCTGCTTATGGACCATGGGACGCTGATTATAAGTCGGGAAAAGCAGGAAAAGGTAAACCTGTAGATACAAAATCTAGTAAATACACTAAAAAATACAAGCAAATGTTTGGCGAAAATTTAATGACAGATCCTTACCAGTTTATGGAAGTAATGGAGGAAATTGAAAATGAATTTATTCAAGAGCTGAACAATATGTCAGAGTCTGAAATATTAGAGATTGAGGGGTTTTTAATGGAGGGAGCTAGCTCACCAAGCAGTCCTGTAAGAAAAGCGTTAAAAAATAAATCAGATAAAACAGGGTTTCCTCAGGGTATTCTAACTCAGGTATGGAAAAGAGGATATGCTGCTTGGAAAACAGGTCATATTCCAGGAACAACCCCACAGCAATGGGCTATGGCAAGAGTTAATTCTTTTGTAACCGGCGGTAAAACTACCAAGATGAGTGATAAGAAATTATATCAACAAGCTAAAAAGAATAGGAAGGAAAAGAAATGATAAAGAATTTTAGCGAATATAAATTAAACGAGGAGGAAGTATCTAACGATTACATTCAAAAACTGTTGGACCAGATAGAATCTTTAGAGGATAAAAATTCTGATCTCGTGGATAGAATAGACGAGCTAGAAGAGGATATTAGGGATCTGGAAAAAACTGTCGAGAAAAAAGACGACGAGATCTATGGATTAGAAGATTCATATTCAAAACTAGAAAAAGAAAATTCCAAATTTGAATCCGAAATAGAAAGTTGGGGTAAACAGGAGGAAAAATGGATAGACGAAAAACAAGATCTAGAAGCTCAGCTTAAAATCTTCCAAGAATCCTATACTATTTTTGGTAAAGGCACTGAGGATGAGAAAACAAAAGTTATAGAAGCATTCTTAGATATGCTTGATATTATGGAAGATCGTCCAATAGAATTTGGTTCTATGCTAAGAAAAGAAATGAAAACAAGAACTAGATTTGTAAGGCTAATTAATGCGATGTTAAATCAAGAATGGGTTGATGCTTATGCTGGATCTGGCGGATCTCTTTTAAATAACTTTGGAATAAAAGATTAGATCTATTTAAAATACGGGTTATTCTCAAGCATATAGCTTATAATTTTATCTATTTTTTTACAGTCATCTATAAAGTTTGCTACTTGATCATCTGTTAGGTTAAAAAATTCATTCATAGATATTGTTCTTTGTCCTGAATACTTTCTATGTAGCCATTTTTCTATTTTCCTATAATTGTAACTTTCATATTTCCTTATTACAAAAAGTTCGTTGGAATTTCCAGTTCTTAATTTCTTAACCCTTTCCTCTGGGTTCTTTTTAGTCACCCCAATTTTATATTTTTCGTTCCCGTTTTGGTCTGACTCGACTATTAGATAAACATAACCTAGACACATATTGTATGTATCTTTTAGGATTTTTCTATATTTGGGCTATGAAACATAAGCTCGAACAATAATAAAAATGACATGATACAATTCAAAACAACTTTAGCAAAATTAGTTCCTTGTAGATTTTTCCCTGAATTTTTAAAAGAAGGAGTATTCCTAATAAGTTCAGGTAACAATCAAATATTTAGGATCAAAGAAAAAAACGATTCCTATACTTTATTAGAGGATCAGTCTGAAAAAACTAGAAGAATAGATGACATTGAAAAATCCAATGAAATGCTTCTTTTATTCTTTGTAAACGGAAAAATCGAATATGTCGACCCGGAGGTTCTTTTTAAAATAAACTCAGAGTATGTTTTAGCAGGCCCTTTAGATATGATGGGAGACCAAATAGAAGAGGCATTTATAGTTGATGCTAACCCACTTCAGATTGGCAATAAGATTAGAAAATATGGGGACTATAGAGAATGGATTTCTGATTATGGATTAACTGCACATCAGGCTTATTATTGGGTAGATCGAATCATGGTATTGGACGAATCTAAGATGAGAGAGGACGAAGCACCTATAAGAAGTTACGTAAGAGAATATACCAAAGGCGAGTTTGAATCTGAGCCTGGATATCCAGGATGGAAAGAGAAATTTAACTCTTTAGATTTTTCAGATATACAAAAAATAATAGCAGACGAAAAGGTTGAGATAGAAACTGAAACTGTAGTGGTTGACGGCGAGATCCCTTTTAAATTTGAATCCCCCTCAACTAGAGAAGGAAAATGCTCAGTGTGTCTGGGGTAACTGAAACTTAATGATTTAAAGGTGTAAAAAATAAAAAAAATATATGAATCCTATTATAGAATCTCTCTCTGAGAAATTTAATGCTCTAGATCCTGATAAGATCGAAAAAGAATGGAAGGAAATTGAAAAATTAGGTGAAGAAGCAGATCCTAAGAAAGTAGAAGATGTTCTTAAAATGACCCCTGGATTTACTGCTGTTGATATGATCAATTTTGGTGAATATTGCAGAAATGGATTCACCCAATACGAGTGGGAAGAAAAAGAAATCTACGAGCACCTAAACGATTGGCTTAACAAGATTAAATAAAAATTCCAAGTTATGGAATACAAATTTAACATGGTATGATTGGATTTTTAGGAATCTGTAAATTTGGCTCAATCTCCAAAAAAAGAAACCTCTATTGGGAGGTACAACTATTTGCTAAAGTTAGAGATTATTCCGATGGAGTAGATTTCTTTAACTTTAAAATAAACTTGGACCGGTATGAGAGTGATCATTCACCTCGTTTTGAAATGGAATTAGACTTTTTAAATATCCATAACCATCTATGGATATACAAAACAAACCCACATTAATACTTACTGGAATGAATAAGATAGACAAAGAAAAACTTTTTAGCTACACAAAAAGTGGGTTTTTAACTGTTGGTGCACTTAAAAAATTCATAGAGGAAAACAATCTTCCCGACGATGCTCCTGTGATTGTTGAAAGAGTAGAAGATCGATATTACGAGGGAAATGATATTTCAGGAATGGCCGGATGCCCAGACACTGAAGATGGAATATATCCTCCCGGATCTAAATCTGATGGTTGGGGAGTATACCTTAAGAAAGGAGATTCATATTACGATGTTGAAACAATGAACATTCGTATGAAGGATGAAATAAGCAGGAGAAAAAATGGAGAACCTGGTAAATTTCCTAAAATAGAAGATCCTCAAAAATACATAATGGAACTAGATGATAATTTAAAGACCCAATATCATCCTGTCTGGTGTCCAGTTTTCTATAAAGATGACCCAGATGTTCTTTTTCTAGACCTTCATTATTAAGAAACATTTTTTTATTTAACTGGAAATTTCTATCTTTACGGTATGGAAAGAATAGCAAAGCAGGTTATTGTCATGCGCAAAGACCTGAATATGAGAAAAGGCAAGATGGTAGCTCAAGGTGCACACGCATCAATGGCAGCAGTACTAGATCGAATGGTTATATTGTCGCACAGAAAAGAAATTCAAGAAAAAACACTCATACTTGAAAGTGGAACCCCAATGGAGTCTTGGATCAATGGGTTATTTACTAAGGTTTGTGTTTCAGTAGATTCCGAATCTGAATTAATAGAGATATACGAAAAGGCTAAGGATGCGGGACTTATTGCATCTATAATCACTGATGCGGGTCTTACTGAATTTAGTGGTGTACCTACAAAAACATGTATTGCCATTGGACCAAATTGGGCGGATGAAATAGATCCTGTTACTAATCATTTAAAATTGCTATAATGTTACAAGAATTTTTGGACTTGATAGAAAGCAAGTCCCCTGGGGCTCAGCCCTTACTTATTGTTAAAAGAGGATCACAGGCTTATGGTACTGCTTTACCTACCTCTGATATAGACTATGCTGGTGTTTATATACAAAAGATAGACGACATCTTAGGCTTCCATTATAAAGAGCAGATCAATGACGACAAGAACGACACAGTTTTTTATGAGGTCAAAAGATTTCTAGAATTAGTTGCTTCTAATAATCCAACTATTTTAGAGCTCTTAAACACACCAGAAGACTGTATTCTATACAAACACCCATTGATAGGGGAAATAATTGAGCTACGGGACCAATTTATCACTAAAAAGTGCTCTAATTCGTTTGGTGGATATGCTATCCAACAGATCAAGAAGGCAAAAGGACAGGATAAGAAGCAAAACTGGGAAAAAGAAAAGGTTACCAGAAAGGATGTTCTTGATTTCTGCTATGTTATTGAAGGTGAAAAATCAATCCCATGGAAGATATGGAACGAGAAGGAAGGATTTGAAGAAAAATTCTGTGGGGTTTCTAATGTTCCTAACGCCAGAGACCTATATGCAGTTTTCTTTGATAGTATTGCTTATTGTTGTTTTAGTGAATCTATCCCAGGAGAATTACGTAGATTCCAAAAGGATTCTCAAAATATAAAGGGGGAACCTTTCGGATTTGGATATAAAGGTCTTGTGAAAACTGGGGAGGGATCTAACCTAGCAGAATCGAACCAATTACGTTTATCTTCTATTCCTAAAGGAGAAAAACCGATCTGTAATATCATTTACAATAAAGATGGATACACTCAACATTGTAAAGATTACAACGAATACCAAGAATGGCTAGATAAAAGAAACTTACAAAGATGGGTTGATGTTGAAACTCACGGTCAAAAGATCGATGGTAAAAACATGATGCACTGTCGTAGGCTACTTGAAATGGCTAAAGAAATTGCTCAGGGTAAAGGTATCTTAGTTAGAAGAGAAAATGCTCAAGAACTGTTGGCCATTCGTAGAGGTGAAGTTGATTTGCAAAGCTTAATCGATCGTGCTGAAAATGACATTCTAGAAATCGATCGTTTATTTAATGAATCAGATCTACCAGATACTGTTGATCCAGATTTAACTTCCTCTATGTTGATCAATATAAGAAGGAAGTTCTATTCATTAGATTAAAATCTGGATATATAGTCTATATGAGAAATATAGACGAATTTGATAATTTTGGAGATCATTCAATATCAGAGAATCTTTCGTACCATTTTGACCAAAATATAGGTCTTTTTGAGAGCGTTTTCAGAGTGGACTCTGAAGCATGGCTAGGACTTGTTTGTGAGGCAAGAAATTTATACAATGATGGAAAGATAGGCCTTACAGATGATGAGATCTGGTTAATAGGTACTGATGCTGGTAAAACTGCTATCTTCGAAAACAAAATAGTTTTTCTAGACATCCCGTTTGAAGATATTGAGGATGTTAACGAAGCAGAGTATAGAGGAAAAAAAGTTAATCTTAACAGACCTTTTAGAACACCATCAGGTCCAAGAAAATTTGCGGTCTATACTAAAAACGAGAAAGGAAACGTAGTTAAGGTTGGATTCGGAGAGCCGGGGATGAGAGTTAATAATAATGACCCTGCTAAAGCTAGATCCTTCAGAAAAAGAATGGGTTGTGATAGTCCAGGACCTAAATGGAAAGCTAGGTATTGGGCTTGTAACGTAGCGAGGTATCGCAAATTACTCGGAATAAAATCAAGCAGACCTTGGTAATGAAAAATTTAGAACTATACGAAAACTTTAATCAAAGAACAATGATGCTCAGACATAAAATGGCTGGAGAAATCACTGTAGAATTGCAAGGAAGCCAAATAAAAGAGGTTGTTAACGGAACAAATATAAGATTCCCTTTCAATGAGGGATCAATCTGGAACAGATCAATTGAGACTTGGGCTTGCAACAATAATTTTAAAACCATTGAGACGTGGATTAATGGAAGATTACAAAATTCATTAGATCCTTGTCCGGAGGAAAAGATATTTGGTATAAGAAAAAAAGATATACCAATGGGGCATGAATTAAGAATGCTCTACCCACATAAGTTCAGAAATTGAAAAAACTATTAATTCTATCATTATTAATACTATCATTCTTTTTATTATCCCTTACAACTGATGATAGACAACCAAGAAAAGTAGATGCAGGGATTTATACAGTGATCTATTCGGAAGATCTTGAGCAGCCATTAGAGGTTTGGTACAACGTTCAGTGTCCAGGAGGTAAAGCTTCTAGAGCAGGATTAGATTTTTACACAAACGATAGCATTCATACCTCATCTAAGGAGGATTACGAAAATAATATTTACGATAAAGGACATATGGCTCCTGCTGCGGATTTTTCTTGCGACAGAGCTACAATACAAAAAACATTCTCTTATCTAAATTGTGCCCTACAAGATCAATACCTAAATAGAGGGGCATGGAGATTATTGGAAATACACGAAAGGGAGATTGCTTTAAAAACGAAAGTTAGCGTTCATATCATCCTTAAATTTGATGAGAAATCTATAAAACTACCTACTGGAGCAACTGTACCTAGTGGATTTACTAAAGAAATAAAATACGGGGAAGTAACAGAGGTATACTACTTCGCCAACGAAAAGCCTAAAACTAGTTCGTATAAGGATTATATTATTAAGTGATTTATTAAAATCCTATACAAGAGCAATAATCTGTAGTCTTCCTTGGATAGTATACATCACCATTAGATAGCTCATATTTGTCTACACAGAAAGTAACTAAGATATGGTTGACATTGTCATAGTAATCATAGCATCCTGTTATAACTCCTATTTTGGAGTTTATTTCTATCTGTCTAGTGATCGTATCCTTTTCAAATCTTTCGACCAGAGAGTCTGCTATCTCGTACTCGATATTATATCTTGCACCAAATACGCTTATAAAAACATCTTTTTCCTCTCTGTCTATCCAGTAAATTATTCCGTCTTTATCTTCTCTTGGTTTAAATGAGGAAAGGACAACTAAAGAAAGGATTATTAAAAAACATATTTTTTTCATTTTCATTTTTATTTGTGACCTAATTTACCGTCTGGCTTATCCCTCCTGTAAATTGGTTTATTCTTTTTTATAGATTTTAGATTTAGTCTATAATTTCCTTCAGTGATTATAAAAAGTTCAACCAATGCAACACCCATGAAAACTGGAACCCATAATCCTGTTAAAACACCTATACCTATACCAGCTCCTACTAACATTTCAGATCCTGCTATTTTCATCCAGATCTTCCTCTTTTCGTTTTGCTTAAGCATAACTATTTTTGAGGACTGTAAATAAAAATCCAGTGAATCTATCGATAGCTGCTGCTGTTCTATCTTTATTTCAAGCTCTCTTATATAAGAATCCTTAGTAGATTGAGAATAAGATACGCTTGAAATAAAGACGAACAATAGAATAATGAAATTCTTAGATATCATTTATTTTGCTCTTTTTATCACTCTAGTTTCATCTGGATAAATCTCTTTTACTAGATAGATCCCGCTAGGTAATTCATCCCATCTTGCTTTATCTAAAAGACTGCCTGTAACTGTGTATATTTCAACGTATGTTGGATCTACACTGTAGAGATCAACAGATCCTTCTGCAGGAAGAGGTCTTGAAAAGTTAATATCCCTTATGTTATTTAAAGAATTATAATCTCCAGTTGATCCATTCACTGAAACAATCGTTGTCCTGTATGTGTTAGATCCACCTAAAGGAACAAAACAAACTGTCGAGGAAGGATTAGATAGCTGTGGGCAAGTATTTGATGAAATCCAAGAATTCTGTCCTGGAAGAACTACTGATTGACCAGGTAAAAGATTTCCGCTCCATGACGAATTTGAGTAACAGCTAAAAATAAAACTTCCTGTGCAATTTACCCATTTTTTCTCATATGAGAAGGATGTAATAGGAACTGTCCCTGTGTTTGTAAATCTCCATCTAAAATTGACAGAGATCTGATTAGGAGTTAAAACAATTTCAGAAGTTGTAGGAAGTAAATATTCCACCGACAAATCAGCAAGAGCTATATTAGGATCTATAGGTATAAAATTAGCCACACCTAGATTATTGCTATAATTAGATTCTATTATAGATCCATCAAAATTAGACTTAATTAGAATGTATTTAGTTCCGGACTGGCTTGGAACTATAAAGGAAATATTTTCAGTCCCAGATATAACACCTCCACCAAGAACCGTTGTGTCAGTTCCTATTATAATGTCGTCAGCATCACCCCATGTTGTATTGGAAGAATATCTATATTGTATAATACTATTTACACTTCCCAATGAAGGATTCATTGTTAATTGTGTACATGATATAGAAATTGTAGATCCATATAATCCAGTCTGTGGAGAAACTGATGGGTTTATTAGAACAATATCATGATTTGTAACAGGAGGAGGTGTTCCCCCTCCGTTGTCTGGGGTCATTAATATTGCATTCTTCAGATTAATTCTTCCGTATCCTAATTCATTAGATCTAGTCGAATATGGAAAATTTGGATTATTTGTGTATGAATATCCTCCAACTTTATCGCAAGTCTGGGATAGTATAGACATAATCTGATCGGCAGTTAATGTACTATTTCTATAAGCAACCAATGCTGATGCTGCAGCTGTCATTGGACAACTAAAAGAAGTTCCTGATACTGTTGCATAATTCGAAGTGGAGCTATATCCTTCTGAACCTATTCTATCAGTTGTTACTATTGAAGATCCTGGAGCTGATATGTCACATATTTGACCAAAATTGGAGAAAGATGCTTTTGTATCTGATTGACCTGTAGCTCCAACACCCCATACTGAAGGGTACCAAGCTGGATAATTTGTTGCAGTTCCTGAATATCCATTACCAGAACTTGCAAAACATAGTATTCCTTTTCCACCTCTAGCTGTTGTACTAGCGGTCAAAAAGGCATCATTTAGTGCTTGGCTAAAAGAAGATCCGCTGTATGACATAGATATAGCAACACAAGTTGGATTAGCCATTGCAGCATTTATAGCATTAATTTGAATCGAAGAAGATGTATTAAAAGATCCTCCACTATAAACACCCGACATTATATTGATTGGCATAACCTGAACCAGATTATTTCCCACGCTTGATACACCAATTCCATTATTGGTAACAGCAGCTATAACTCCAGAACAAGCAACCCCATGTCTATCAAATGAATTTGCAAAAGCTCCATTATAAGGAAGATTTGTAACAGCATTAAAAATGTTATTGTAGTTACCTACTAGATCCTCGTGCAATGGCTCGAATCCACCATCAAAAACTGCAACTGTTGTGTAGCCACCATTATTAGATACTAAATCCCAAGCCTCGTCTGCATCTATATCTGCATCTGATGCTTGTTTTAAGTGCCAGGATAGATTAAAATTAGGATCGTTTGGAATATAATCCCTGTTGTATTCCATAACCTCATCCTTATAAAATGCTTTTATGAAATTTTTACCCTTACAATATGAAAGATATTCGTCCTGGGAAACTTCGTCTGGTATTTTTATCAAATACCAATTTAGTTCCTTAAAGTGTAATACAATCTCAGAATTACTTTCAGATACAAAATTTACCAGAGACGTTTCTTGTCCTGGTGTTGGAACAAGCATTACCTGCTTGTTTACGTCCTTAAATAGATTTTGCGAAAATCCCACGTGTGCTATAAAGCACAACAATAAAACCAAAAAGTTTTTCATTTAAAAAATTATTTTATTTGTGGGGATAAAAAATAAGAAAGACTTTAAGCTTTCAATAGCAGCCTTCCCCTATAGGATTCCATTTCGATCAATGGAACACGAGTCAAAAAGTTAACTTATTATATATCAAGCCATGGATGCAGTTCCTGACTGATCCACGTTAAAGTTAGCAGCGTATTGTTGAGCTCTTGTAAATCCTTCATCGTTCGTTACATCGTTGCCCCATCCTGCGTTTGCGTTAGTCATAGCTTTAGTTGCAGTAAATTGGTCTTTAAATCCATTTATATCGGATACACCGAACTTTTGAGCCATTTGAGGACTTGCTGCTCTTGATATAAAATATAGCGTTGCAATTTCTGCAGCAACCTCTGGATCGTCTAAAAGATCTGGATTAGTTACAATGTTAGCAGATTTATTCAATTTAGTTTTAGCATCCAAGAGCTTTTGCATCTTTTCGTAAGATCCTTTAAAGGTTAATTGATTGAATCCTCTACCTCTGTATTTCCATCCGTCACCAACAGAAGAATTTCCATATTTTTGAGATTTTCCAGTCTTGTCACCTGGACCATAAACAAGATCAAAAAACTTAGCGTCGTCTTTTTTAATTTGGTCTAATTGTGCATCACTTAAATCGCTAACTCTTGATCCAAATATTTTTCTGATTCTTTGATTTGATGTATTTCCGTATCCTTTTTCAATCTTTGGAATGTAGTTACTTTCCTTACCTATAACTCCTAAAATTGCAATTTGTGTGTAAGGATTAGTGATGCCGTGTTTTTTCATGGTATCAATTAGTATCTGTATATTTTTTGCTTTATCTCCAGACTGGTTAAACTTAACTTCCCCGTTAACCACTGATGCCTTAGGTTCTTTTATATCTTTAGGATCTCCTATTCCTAAAAGATCTAATAATTGCCCGTAGGCGTTACCAAATAGCTGTTCGTTTAAAAATTGATTTCTTGTCTTGATGTGTTTCATCATGTATGTTTTATTCTTGTATTTATCCTGATTTAAAAAAGAAACCTTTGTGTGGTGAATAAATAAGATTGATATGGAAGTAAAATTTAAAGACACATTTTTCGAAAGCTTCGAAAAAATGATTGCCCGAGAAAGATGGTACTGGAAGACCTGGGATTTTTTAAGATATGATCTCCCAAGATTTTTCAGAAATATATGGATTTTCAGAAAAGCCCTCTACAATCACCGATGGTGGTCTGGTCACCATACGGTTTTTAACTTTATTGAAACCTCTATTTCTGACATTGCAAAAAATGTGGATGAAAGAGGTAATGAGGTAAGAGAAACATCAGAAAAGAAAATTCAAAAAATGCGAAGAGTAGTTGAGATACTTGGTCATTTTAGAAAAGAGGATTTTATAGACCTTGCTGAAAAAGATCTAGGAATAAGCATTATTCATAGAGATTGGGAATTTGAAGATTCTGGTGAAGGAAATGGAACCGTATCACTTGTGGATAATGAAACTGAGGAGGAGAAGGATAACAACAGAAGAATATTTGATAGAGCCAGAGAGATCGAGGAAAGTATGTTTAAAGAATTATGGACTACACTAGAAGGCCAAGATTATAGCAAATTTCAACAATCACCTGAGGGAACTGATCATAACGAATCATATGATAATTGGTTAAGACAATTTGATGGATCAGGGATAAGAGGATGGTGGGACTAAAAAATTCTAAGCCATCTACCGATAAAAACTAAAGGCCAAGCTAAAACAAAAATTGGTATAGCTATCGGATTCATTTCTTTTTCTCCGTTTAGATATATTAGCAATAAACCAATAGATTGGTATAAGATTATTATTAGTATTATAGATGCTAGTGACATAATACATTTAAACCTATATATGTTAAAAAGTTTCTTTGGTCAAAAAGAAAATTTGTATTAAATTGACCTTATTAAAAGTGTAAGCAATGAAATTATTTTTTTTAAAATTGGATTATTTAATTGATTCTAAATTTGGGTGGTTTTTCACCAATGGAAGAAAGATGGATTCTTATGATGAGAGAATAAAAAAGAAAGAGATTGAATTATTGAAACGAATAAATGGAGACAAAAAGTAAAAAAGTGTATATTATAATGGGGTACTATTCTATCAAAGGTGATACTCCAAGAGAATGGATACAAGGAATTTCTCTCTCCTTAAAAAAAGCTAAGGAAGAAAAGGATAGACTTAATAGGCAGTTAATAGATCTTATAGAGAAAGGATCTGATGTAGCGATGAAGTATCTTAAAACTGACCCGGCTAAAGGAGAATGGAGCGAAAGAATATACGATACCTCTTCTATGAACGAAGACGAATACGCTCTTTTTTATTTTTACCGATACAAAAACCAATTACCGTTTAAGATACAAGAGACAGATATTATCTAAAAGGTAATTCTATTTTTTTCCTTCTTGCTATTACCATCATTCTCTTAATTGCTTTTCTGAGAGATAATCTAACCCATTCACTGGATCTTTCGAAGTACATGCCTATTTCCGAATAGGATCTTTCACCCTTGTCATCTAAACCGTATTTCATTTTAACGATCTTCCTGTCTATATCATTTAAGTAAGGAAGTATTTGATCAACAATTTCTTTTTCGTCAGTTCTAAAAATAGTAACGTCTATATCATCTTCCGATTTTAGCCAGTCTATAGGGGAAAGAGCTTCATTCTCACTAGAATTACCAGAATCTAAAGCTATCGTAACTGGCTTATTTTCTATGATGTCTAATATTCTATCTGATGGTATTCCCATACCATTTTCTTCCATCAATTCAATTATCTCTTTATAATTCCCTTCCCTTCCATAATTTCTTACAAAGTAATCCTGTACTTTTTCTACCTTCTTCATCTCGCTTAAAACATTCTGAGGAAGTCTTACCATTCGGGAATGATTATTAAGATATACGAATATATTTTTTCTTATGTGCCAAACAGCATAGCTTATAAATTTGAATCCTGTTGTTGGGTCAAAGATTTCTATAGCTTCTACTAATCCTTTATTTCCCTCTGATATCAAATCTTCCAGTGGAGAATTTTTTGAAGCGTATGATTTTGCAACTGTAATTACAAATCTGAGGTTGGACTTTATTATTTTATCCTTAGCAATTGGATCCCCTTCTTTTGCTTTAAATGCTAATTCTGCCTCTTCATCTGGGCTCAGAATCTTGTGTTTACTAACTTCTGAGAAATATCTTGAAAGGTTTTCAGATGTGTCCGTGTACCTAATATTTATCTTGAAATCCTTCATCTAGTTTGGTCTTAAGATTTCAATATTCTACAAGTAGAAATGGATTTAGTTACGGATTATAGATTATTTTTCTCTTGATCTTTTTTCTGTTGTAAATATCTTTGAGCTCCTGCTCCTATCATGTCAAAGATTTCATTAGAAGGCATTGAATTATTTGCATGTGCTCTCTCTATTTTTGCAGCATTTGGATCGAATCCTGCTGCTTTATTCATAGCATCAAGTTTCTTCTTGATCTGCTCCATGTAGTCATTATAATTCTGTATCATATAGAATTGTTGGATATTGTTTGTGTAGTTTTCTTCCTAGATCTATTCTTTGTTCTAAAAGTGGTATTGAAAAATTAACTATTTCCTCTACAACCTCTATCTCTTTAGTTGTAGGTTTGGCTTCAATCATTTTTATTCCCTCCATTGATAGAAGTAAAGATTTCTTTGTTATTCCCTTTTGAAAGCTGCGAAGATATTCTAAAGATATTCTCATATCGTCGCACAATTTTTCAGTATGTAAAAGCCACGGGGAAAAATTTCTTTCATAAAAAGCATTATCTACCTTCTGCAGATATGAAAAAAGAACCCATTGCTTATGCTCGAAATCTATAGGGTTTTCATAATACCAAGAAAAATCTAGTAAGATCGAATTCATGATTTATATATTAAAACCGGGTTGTGAATATTTTTATCCTTAAAAGTTTTTTTATATGGTAAGAATTTTCTAAAATTGCATTATTAAATTAGGAAAAAATGAAAATGGGAACAAGCCACTATGATTGGAAGATTACGGGTAATGTCCTTCATATAGTAGATCTAAATATTGGAGGAAAATCTGTAACTAACGATATTACTAACGTGATAAATGAAATTACTGAGACCGTCGGTAATAAAATACGTACTTTAGATATAATTTATAGGGACTCTGAAGGAATATGGGACGGGGTAAAACCTGTTTGGGGTGTTGGTACCTGTGTGGAAGCAGATTTTTATTACATAGGTGAAATTAATTTAGAACGTGCAAAACAAAATATAAGATGAGAAAACTAGCAAGTATACAAAAGATAAAAGATATTCTTCCTATCGAAGGTGCAGATGCTATAGAGTTAGCAATTGTAAACGGATGGAAAGTGGTCGTAGCAAAAAATGTAGGACATAAAGTTGGAGATCTAGCAGTTTATTGCGAGATTGATTCATTTCTTCCTATAAAGGAGCAGTTCGAATTTCTACGTAAGTCATCCTATAAAAAAATGGCTGATGGGTCTGAGGGATTCAGATTAAAGACAATCAAACTTAGAGGGCAGGTTTCTCAAGGATTGATAATACCACTAAAGGATGCTATCAACTCTGCAAATTATAGGCTCTCTGAAACTGCATTGGTTTTAGAAGAAGGTACTTTTTTTGCTATAGAGCCAAACGGAGTTTTGATAACACCTAAAGACATGGTTCCTGTAAGAGAAGGAGAGGATCTTACGGAAGTACTTGGTATCGTTAAATACGAGCCACCTATGCCAGCAGAATTAGCTGGACTTGCTAAAGGTCTTTTTCCTTCTTTCATACCAAAAACCGACGAGGAGAGAATACAAAATCTAAGCTCTGAGGTAGAAAAATGGAGAGAAGAGTTTTCTGATGGATTTTACGTTTCTGAAAAACTTGATGGATCATCTTCAACCTTCTACTATAATGACGGTGTATTTGGTGTTTGCTCTAGAAATTTAGAACTTTTGGAAACAGAAGGAAATACATTCTGGAGAGTAGCAAGGGAAATGAATCTAGAAAATAAGATGAAATCTCTAGGGTACAATGTATCTTTCCAAGGTGAATTAGTGGGAGAGGGAATACAAGGAAATCCTTATAAAATTAAGGGACAAAAAGTATACTTCTTCAACGTATTTAATATTGATAATCATGAGTATGCAGGTCTAAATGAATTCGAGGAAACTATTAATGTGTTAGGCTTAGAAACAGTTCCAAAAATAGAAACAAATTATATTCTCCCTTCTACAATAGAAGAGATTTTAAAATATGCTGATGGAAAATCAATTCTTAATCAGCATTTCGATCGTGAGGGAGTTGTTATGAGGAGCAAGAACAGAAAAATCTCGTTCAAGGCTATAAGTAACAAGTTTCTATTGAATGAAAAATAAGAGAGGGATGAGGCAGTCAGGTATAAACCGCTTAATTAAAAATATGAGAAATAACCACATTATAGACGACTATATAATGGACCAGGAAGGATTAGATAACATAGATATCCAATCTCCAACTGAATGGTCTATACTTCAAAATGAGACATTTGCCCCTTCTTACGTTTCGATACCGAAAGTTCCATCTGGTCTCTATGAGATCATATGGAATTCTAACCTTCAGACCCATGTCATGGTTAAACAAAAATTGAAGGTAGATGAACTTTACGAATTGCCATCACCAGAGATACAAAGTATCCTTAGCGATATACAGCTATTTTGGGACAAAAAAGATGTTTACAGAAAATACAACTTCGTACACAAAAGAGGTATACTTTTATGGGGAGAACCTGGGTGTGGAAAATCAGGGATAATACAGCTTTGTATAAAGAAATTAATCGATAGAGAGAACGGAATTGTAATAAACATTAAGGAGGAAGACGATTTTAAATCTTTCGTTGAATTTATTCCAACCATTCGTAAGATCGAGCCAGAAAGACCTTTAATTGTTATTCTTGAGGATATTGATGCTCTTGCTGGTGAAGACCGTTATTCGACAACCAAGCTTTTAAATATCCTTGATGGAGTTAAGCAAATCGAAAATGTTGTTTATATAGCAACCACTAACTATCCGGAAAAACTACAAGAAAGAATAACTAACAGACCTTCAAGATTTGATAGAAGATATCAAGTTGAAATGCCTTCTAAAGAAATTAGAGAAGCATACATAAAAAATAAGCTATCTGAAGAGGATCTTAGTAATGTAGATATGCCTGTTTGGATAGAATCAACCGAGGGTATGTCATTATCTCATCTTAAAGAATTAATCATATCTGTTATTGTAATGGGAAAAGATTTTTCAGAAGCTCTAGGAAATCTTACAGATATGAAAAAGGCTCCTAAAATAAAAAGAGGCGGTAATTTAGGCTTCCTTGGTCCTAGATAATAATTGAGGGGATATATAATCTAGAATGAAAAGTTTTAGAGAAAAATATCCAGGGCTTACAGAAGAACAGCTTAGAATTAAGTACAAAATCTGGGAAAAAGAGAAGGAAAGAGAGCAACAGATTTATGAAGCTCTCAAGAAAAAAATACCATTCTCTTATGAAGAAGGAGATAGCGATACTGGCGATTATTTTGTAGGTGTTTTTGGAAATGGCGGGTTTTCTGGGGTAGCTTCAGATGCTACTCTTTCAGGAGCACAGGTCATTTTTTTATATTCTGACGGATCTATTAAAAACTCTACTACTGATTCTTTTGGTGTATTCCAAACTCCTTCTGATTTTTCAGAAGGTGATATAATAATAAAAGGTGGAATTGATACTGTAACTGGACTCGCTTATAACGGTGAGTTAAAAATAGATGCGGAATTCTTTTTCAAATACAGAGCAATAACTCCATTTACTCATGTTGCCAACCATATATGGCTAAATACCACAACTAAAACTCCGGATCAAGCTATGAGTGTGGTTCTTGATTATATGTCAGAATTCATAGGGATTGATCTTCCAAACATCGATCCTGATAAGATCTTTAATGACGATCATGTAAAATTATCGATTGAAGGAATACACGGTGCTAAAGAGGTTCAAGCTATAAACACCATGTTAGAAATTCATTCAGATCTTATTTGTCACACAGAAGCTAAAAACGAATCTGAAATCTCGGATCTGAAGCAGAAGGCATTAACAGAAATAGGAAATGCTCTTTTAATAAAGATAAACGGGCAAACTAGTAAAAATTATAAATCCAGTATATTTGAATTCCACGACTTAACGGTGGATAAAAATCATAAAGACTGTTGCTTAAATCTAATAGGAGAAGCCTCTAAGATAATACTTGAATCTTTATCTAAAGAAAGTTTAGAAGCTACATCACATATACAGGCTTTAAATCTTGCTGTAAAAAGCGAGTGGGCTGGAAAAGCTTTAACCATGACTAATGATTCTACTGCCACAGCACCATCTGTTTGGTCGGAAATAGAAAATAAAGTTCCTGATGGATTATTGCAGAGTATTAGTCTTCCTCAGATCTAAAAGGCTTATGGTTGTCTAGTCCGTCAGGATGCTTAGTTAATTTCAACATCATTTTCTCGAGAACTTCAAAAGACCAAGGTTTATAATCGTTGGTGTCCATCCCCACGTCCATTGTTCTTCTTCTTTCCTGCGGTTTTGATTTAGTCCACCATTCATCAGGTCTAAGATGATCGTGACAGTGACCATGTAATTGCCAAGAACCTCGATGTGATTTATGCCACACCTTCATTGGCCAATGACTTAATACTATTTTATTTCCACCAACACTTATTTCTTTATAGTGTGAAATACTGCTAAAAAGATGTATAAAGTTTTCAGGATTAGCTTCAATATGCTGATCGTGGTTTCCTAAAATCAAATGGACATCAAAGCAGTTGATTCTTCTTCTGAAAATTTCTATGTTTTCGATCCCACCAAAACTCCAATCACCTAGATGATAAAGGGTATCTTCCTGTCCTACTAAAGAATTTATAGAATTAACTATTAAATCGTCATGCTCCTTTAGAGATTTAAAATCCCTACATCGTGAAGTATCCTCCCATCTTGAAGTTCCTTTAACAAGATTCTTGTGGCTGTAATGTGTATCTGATGTAAAATATATCATGCTTATTTTATGATTGCTAATAGCTTAAGTTCCGGAACTTTCTTTGTTTTTGCACCTAAAAATAAGTAATTATGGAGTACGAAAAGCTTGAAAAATACATTAACCTTCTTTCGGAACAGGATAAAAAAGTAAAAAAAGCATACTCTGTTGGGGTTGACATTCTAGATTTTACTGACCAGTATCATACCCTTTTTAGAATGTTATGGGAAGAAATATTAACACCAGAAGGACTTGACTGGTTAGAGTGGTTCCTGTGGGAAAAAGATGCTATTTCGGGTGAGCCAAGAAAAGATATGAATGCTTGGGACGAAAATAAAAATCCTATTTGTGAGGATTTAAAAGGACTTTATGAGTATCTGTGTGTTAATAATTATTTCAGAATAAAATCATAAGAAAACTTACATTTACTATATGCCACTATATAAGCTAAAGTACAAACACATAGATCCAGATACTGGGGACACAACAGAAACAAGAGTTATTTCTATTCTTTTCTGTTCTGAGGAAAATATTAAACTTATACATCATTGCATTAGCTTTTGTGGAGAAGAGGAAGATCCAAACAACGAATATTTCTATGAAGAAATAGATGATAATTTTTATAATATGGAAAAATCAAAATCAATGGAACTTCTGAATAGTGAAGGCCCTATCCTAACTGCTGTTCTTAGAGATCACGGATACGAAATTATAGATCAATACAAAAAACATGTTGGTGTTTTATCTGTGATGGAAATTCAGAACTTTGTTCATGGAGAACTTATTATTACTGACAGCAAAGGAGAAACAATCAATTACTCAAAATATCCAGGTTCAATGAAACCTGATTTGAAAAAACTTGACGAATTTATAGGCATCAACACAGAAGGAAAAACATACTAAAATGGAAAATACAAAATTCAAAGTAGGAGATAAAGCTTACAAGTCTAAGGGATATAAATTTCCTTGTACAATAGTAAGTGTATTCAAAACGGTAGGAGGAAATATTCGCGTAGTTGGCGAAATGGACGAATATGGATTACTACATATTTTTAATGAGGATCAATTAGAACACTACAATACGGAGAAATCATGACAGTAAGCATGGATGGTTTAAGAAACCACCTATTATCTAGCTATAATTCATTAACTAGAAAATTGAATAAGAATACCAGGGATAAAGACTCAGATCCTACAATTGTAATAGGTGTAGATTCTATTGAAAATGAAATGGAAGGTTTAAGAAATTGCATAGTAACACTCGCCTACATGTACGATGATAGCGAAGGGGGATTTAAGCAATTAGAGAATCCACATTTCGAGAATTTTAACCCGCAGCCTGAGGAGGATGGAGTATAACGAAAATACCTATTTACCATACTGTAAAGAGTGTGATGCTTGTGGAGAAGAAGGATGCTGTTCTGCTTTAGTTTGCAAGCAATCCGAAAAAGGCGATTACTGCAAAGGATATCTAAGAGATCTTAGATTTGGCTATCAAATGTATAGGGATCTAATGGAAATTGTTTCAGAAGATCCTAAGTACAAAGAACAGATAGACAAAATATTCGATGAAAACTACGAGAGATTTTATAAAAAAAATTGATAGAAATGAGCAGATTATTAGGAGGATTTAAACACAGGTATCCGCAAAGTTTTTTAGATAAACTAGCAAAGGCTTGGGGTTTTAAATGGACCAAGGTAGAATTTAAACAAGTAGATGCCAAAGACGTAGAGGTTTCTCCAATGCCACCTCCGAGTGGGCAACTTTACTATATTGAAATGAAATACGATAATAAGGATAATGAACAACCTAGATAAAACATACATAGCACTCCTTCAAGATATCCTTGATAATGGTGTAGAAAAGAAAGACAGAACAGGGACTGGTACACTATCAGTATTCGGAAGACAAATCCGTCATAAGATGTCAGAAGGATTCCCACTCCTTACAACCAAAAAGATGCCATTTAAGACAGTTGTAACTGAATTGATTTGGTTCTTACGTGGCGATACTAATATCAAATACCTTGTTGATAATAATTGTCATATTTGGGATGGTGATGCTTATAAGAATTATGAAAAAAAAGCATTAGATGTAATTGGTGAAACTGAAAAAGATAAGTTATTGTCACAAGAAGAATTCATTGAGAAGATCAAAATAGATGATGAGTTTGCCAAGAAGTGGGGTGAATTAGGTCCAATTTATGGTAAGCAATGGAGAAGTTGGAATACACCAGAAAAGTGTAAATCTGGTGATTTAGTGGAATGGCCAAATGATGATAGATTACAATGGCCAAAGATTGTTTATAAACCAATAGACCAAATTCAAAATCTAATCAACGACCTTAAAACAAATCCAGACTCAAGACGATTAATGGTTAATGCTTGGAATGTTGGAGAATTAGACCAAATGGTACTTCCACCTTGTCATTATGGATTTCAAGTTTATACAAGAGAGTTGAGTAATGAAGAAAGATTGGATTGGATGAAGAAAAATAGACCTAAAATTGGTTTACCTATGAGAGAATTCGATGTTGAATTTTCTATGGATGAGTTTTTTAGACCTTATGGTGTTCCTAAACGAGCAATCTCTCTAATGTGGAATCAACGTTCAGTAGATACATTCTTAGGTTTACCATTTAACATTGCATCTTACGGATTGTTATTGATGATGATTGCAGACGAGGTTAATATGATTCCTGATGAATTGATTGGTAACTTGGGTGATGTTCATCTTTATTCAAATCATATTGAACAAGCAAAGGAGCAGATTGGCAGAAACTACACTCACGAAGAAAGACATGATATGTTAAAGACTGCTATGGGAGATTTTTATAGCACAGCAGTTTCTGAAATGGTTCCTTTTGGAGGAGGATTAAGCGAGTATTATGATTCGTATAAAATACCTAAGAAAACAAGAGAGCCTTTCCCTTTACCTACAGTTCATGTTAGAGATGGGATATTTTCTAGTTCTATTAATGATTTTATTCTAAGTGACTATCAATCACACGAAACAATTAAAGCACCGCTAAGTAATTAATATGAAAATAATAGTTGAAACTGAAGAACAAAAGCAAGATCTTCTTAAGCAAAGTGAATATATCCACAATTTTTTAATCAATAAAGATGATATTAAAGGTCTCGGTAGAAATTGGTTAATCGGATTGGATTCAGATAAAGCCGGGACACTTATGCACTTATACATGGCACCTGAAATAATCGAGGTTGATCCAGAAATTAAACTTAAAAAATGAAAGTACAAATAAACGAAGTTTGTTATCAATTCTATTTAATTCCCTATATAAAGGTGACATATTCAAGGGTATTAAACGGAGACTATGAATTGATTATTGGATGGTTAAAATTTGAATTATCTTTTTGCTTCTAGATATGACATACAATAAAACTAATATGGTTAGAAAGTTCTGTGAATTTATCCAAGTAGAAATAAAACAAGAAAAGAAGACTAAAAAGAATACGAATCCTCTACCACAAGACACAATATTCAAATGAAATTCCCAATAGTAAAAAAGATATTCTCAAAAACAATAGCTGATGAAATCATCCCAGTTACACCCTCATTGGAAGGTCCAGAAATCAAAGAAACCTACAAAGATCATATGGGAAACACTGTTACAGTATATGAAAACGGTGGGAGATCGATCAACTCGTATGAGTCGACACACCTCTATGGGGATTATGGCCATTCCTTTGGTAGGGGTTTCTTTATTATTAACGAAAGCGGCCAGATGGTTTTTTCAGGTTCTGAGGAGTACAACTCTCTGGCAAAAAAATGCAGACCTTATTGGCAAGTTCTCAAAGGGCTACAAGAAAAATTCAAAGAATATAGAGTCGAGCCAAGCAGAGGAGATCGTCTTTCTGTCAACGATAAAATCATCAAAGGTATCTTGTTCTACCCAGGAATGAGAATGATAGGTTCGGTTGAATCGGAGATTGAAGCAATCGCAAATTTTATACAATCTGATATTGATAGCAGAAGAATCATAAAAGGAAAATACGGAATATGAAAATCGAAAAGCGAAAATTAGAATCCATCGGATTCAATCCAGAATTAGATCTTTCATCTATTGAAGATCCTATGGCAAAAAATAGAAGATTGGTCTCTAGAATTTTATCCGGGTCATTTAGTTTTAATAACATTACAAAAAAAGGATATGCAAACTATGTAAAGGTTGATAAATCCCTACTAGATGAATTTCACCAGGATTACGTTGGAGATTTAAAAGTGATTGATAACAAGGAGGATTCTTCTGCTTTAGTTGGTAGAAATGACTGCGAAGAATTCCTGGAAATAAAAATACTATGAAGATAAAGACTGTACTACTAAAAATCGGTGAAAAAAATCTAAATGGAAGAATCTATACAGAAGAAGCCGTAAATGAAATTGTAAATCAATTTATGGAGAAAAAAAACACCAACGGCGTTTTCTTTGGACAAATGGGATTCCCGGAAGATATGGATGTTAACCTTTCTAAGGTGTCACACAACGTTGAAAGAATATGGGTAGAGAATAACACTCTATACGGGGAAATGAATATTCTTGATACACCAAAAGGTAATGAATTAAAAAATATAATGTCAGAGATTGATAATTCTATTGTTTTTAGATCAAGATCTATTGGGACAGTAAACGAAGACGGAACGGTAAATATCGAAAAAATTCTATCTTTCGATGCTATTCCAAAAGATCAAGACTCATTCAAAGACATATTATAACTCTGAAAAAAATTATGCTTTCTACCAAACAAAAAACCGACATCTGTAACTTTGCATATATTTGGTGTATAGCAAATTTAAAAACGTCAAAATACCACGAAGGTATACCTAGGATTTTTATTAGATCTAAAAAGACCGATTCTTTTTTAAAGGGATATTACAAAGAGGGTAAAAATCTTATAACAGTATACCTACAGAATCATATATCAAGTCTTGATCTATGTGAAACGATAATACATGAATGGAAGCATTATCAGCAAAACATAGCTTCTATGTACGACAAATACGAGGTTGTTTATAGGAGAAAGGGTAGAAATCATCCGTATGAAATAACCGCTGAAAATTATGCTAAAAAGCATGGAAAAAAATGTAATAATTGGGTTAGACTAATGACAGATAAATAGAGGCATGGAAAACATTTACTTAGACGATATACGAACACCAATTGAAAGCGGATGGATCATTTGTAGAAACTATCACGAGTTTGTAAAAACAGTCAGCAAAATTGGGATGGAAAATATAGAAAAAATCTCGCTCGATCATGACCTTGGGGATTCTGCAATAAAAGAATATTTCGGTAATGTATCTAAGAACTATGTTCTAGACTACGATAACATTACTGAAAAAACCGGATACGATTGTGCAAAATGGCTTGTTGATCAAAGCATATCGACAGGTAAAAAATTACCTCTGACTGTTACACACAGTGCTAATCCTATAGGATCAGCAAACATTATGGGATACATCAATAACTATCTAAAAAATTGCAGACTTCCGCAAACTTGTATTAGAGTATTGATCCCACACACAGTAGAGAATACATAAGACATGGAATTAATAAAAAGAATAACCTCTGCAATATTTTTAGCAGTATTAATAGCTTTACCTCTAGCTCTTTTGGAAGCACTAGTGGTCTATGTAATAGTTAAAGTTTATGAAATTCCTTATCTTTCATCTTTTCAATACTATCAAATAATAGGACTTAGTTTTATCCTTATGATGACAAGAAATAGGATAAGGATATCAGAAAAAGATAAACCTATTAAGGATTTTTTACCGGAGATAATTCTTCCTAGTATGAATAGACTTTTTAGAATATTATTTGTAGGTGCTGTGGCTCTTACTATCCATCAATTATTTTTTAAATAAAGCGATTTGATTAATACCCTAGTTACCATATTGATTCCTTCAAATAACACGCTAGAAGGACTAAAATCGACCTTAAACAGCATTTTATTACAGACCAAGATAAGGGGAGTTAGCGTAATAATTTTAGATTATGGATCTAACGATGGATCCGTGCAATATGCAGCCCAGGCGTCTTCAGATTTTTACAGAACAATAAAAATAGAGTGTTTGGATTTTAAGGAAAAAAATCCGCAATTTGGTGTTTATACCCCATATTGTTTTTGGGTTTCACCTGGGGTAGTGTTAGAAGATAGAGATTTTTTAATGGACGAGATCAACAGAAATATCATAACCAATAAAAGCTGTGCTTATACTATAGATAACACAAAGACGTTTTTTAAGAGCTTTTTTCCACACTATTATATCAACAAAGGACAAATGGAAATAACTAGTGTTTTATGTAAAAACACAGAAAGGTCCATGGTCAAGAATGTTAAAAATGGAGATTTCTTTAATTTTTTAATCGATAATCGAATTTCCCGCAAAAATTACAGGATTTCAAAAGCCAGAATTAAAAAATCTTCGATTTTCTTTTACTAATTGCCTTAAGAAAAGATTGCGGATTGGTTTTTAATCCTACATCTTGTCTCCGCCATTTTAATTTCCCCTTCGAAACTTTTCCATAGAATATCAGCTGGCTTGTTAATATCACCGCCGCTTTTGTAAACGGATGCGATAAACTTTATCCAAAGCTTAAATTCTTTCTCGTCTCTTACGTTGATTTTACCTTTCTCAGTAGGAGTAATCTTGGAACCCATGTCTTTAAGTATTTGTTTGTATCTTTTTAATTACACTGCTAAATTAACAATAAGATGTTAACAAAAAAAATATTTAGGCAAAAAATCGTAAATATTTAGATTTTTCTACTATTTCAAAGCGCATCCGTGAGATTTTTTATCTCCTGAGCTTTTTCAAACATCTCTTCCGAAACGAAATATTTAAGAGCTTTTTCCATGGCTGTTTTTATATCTTTTCTTGCCATGAAAATTTTAGAATATACAGCATCTCCCCAGTAAAATTCGAAAAGTATCTCCTCGTTTAAATCCTTATTATCTACCATCTGTTTAGCAGTCTCTATAGACCTTGTATAAACTAATTCACGGTTATCGATGAACCAGTTCTCTAATTTTTCTGGATCTACTTTATTCTTAATCGAAGTCATGTATGTTTTATCACTTTTTATTTTTTTGTTCCGAAACAATATTTTATTACACAAATAGAAATATTAAACAAATAATTAGAGATGGAAAATTTATATGACCTAGCGGAATCTATGAGTAAGATAGATCCAGATTTTAGAATTGAAACATTAGAGGACGAAATGAAGATGGAACTTCTTATAGTTGCATTTAAAAAATTTACTCTCGAGCAGCTTGAAGAAAAATTAGGAGGCAATAAATACAGTTTGTAGATTTTTTGTGATAAATAATATGTGAAATTTTTTCATAGCAATATTTTATCTTCGTTACGAAGTAAGCTTCCTTTATTTCCGTTTATAAAGAAGAAGATACATGGATTTTCATTTGTACCTTTTAAAGGATTCTCACCTTGGAAATTTAAAAAAGAAAGAATATTAATCTACTCTGTTAATTTTTTATTCACAGGCAACAGTTTAAAGTTCTACATAGTTAAAAAGAATGAAGAGGAATTAAGATTGCAGGTAGAAATAATAAAGGAAGGTGTTTTATTTGCTAGCCATTTTTTCGAAATTCCTATCATACGAAGAAATTATGAGATCAACATAATTATAACAAGATCAATATTACAGTTTACCATGTACAAGGGAAAAAACATAGAGTCAGTACAGTTCAATATGGAAGATAATTTTTCAATTGGATTGGTTTATGGCCCAGATCTTGGATTTAGAGGAGATTTTATAATAAAAATGGAATATAAATGAAACTAGTTTTTATATCAGATACTCATAATAAGCACAGCAAAATATCAGTACCAGATGGAGATTTTATAATCCATTGTGGTGATGTTTCAGGAAGAGGATACAAAGAAGAAATTATCAGTTTTGCAGATTGGTTTTCATCTTTACCGCATAAACATAAAATTATGATCCCAGGTAATCACGATTTTATGTTTGAAAAAGATTTCGATTCTGCTAAAAATATAACAGATTCCAGGAATATACATCTTCTTATAGATAGTTTAGTAGAGATAGAGGGGATAAAATTCTGGGGATCTCCAATTACTCCGTGGTTTCATGATTGGGCTTTCAATAGATACAGAGGTTCTACAATAGAACATCACTGGAATAAAATACCAGAGGGTATAGATGTTTTAATTACACACGGTCCTCCTGCATATATGGAAAACTCACTCTCACTTGTTTTAGAAGGCGAGGATGTAGGGTGCAGTGATTTATATAATGCTATTAAAAGAAGAGTAAAGCCTAAGATAAGCGCATTCGGGCACATACACGAGGGTTACGGAACACACCATGACGGTGAAACACTTTTTATAAATTGTAGTATTTTAGATAGAAGATATGCACCAAAAAATAAACCCATCGAAGTTACCTATTCAGGGGGAGAATTCTCTTTACATAAGTGATATACAGAAGGGAAGTAATAATTCACACATTTTTAGAAATGTATTGGTAGAGTATGGTTATACCAAATTTGATGGAAAGCCTCTTAAAGGAGATAACTGCTACGATGCTTATTACAAGTACTTTAAAACCGAAGAAGATTTAAAGTATACTATCTACTGTTATTGCTACGATTTTAAAAATGTTATAGAGGATCCAGAACTTTTTGAATTTGTTTTTGAATCTCAAATAGAATCAGAAAGAGGAATAATAGGAATAGAATCTATTCAATGGGATT